ATATTATCCGTCGCACACAGTACACAGAGGCGACGTGTTCGCCGAAGCCTTGATTCTTGCGGGCGTACCGCAACCGAAGAAAAGGAAGACTCGATGAGAAAGAACTTCACCTTGTACCCACTCAAAGAAGCGGTGAGCGTCCGCACCTACGTTCACGAAAGCGGTGATGCCGCCAAGTTCCACGAAAAGGGCGTCAAGCTCATCCAAAGTTTTCTGGCAGCGATCTCGAAACCGGGCCAGCAGATGATGAGTGCCTTCCACAGTTTCAAGAAGGCAATGAGCGAACCGCAGCACCTCGGCCAACAGAGGAGCGGCGGCGGTGACGTTACGTCCACACTGAGAAACGTGCTTCGCGAAATCTACGGCCCGAAGCGGTTCGACAAGATTGACGAAACGCTCACCCGCGTTGAAAAGAGCCTTTCCGAACTCGAACACGAACTTGGCGAGATTAGCGAAGAAGACGTGTCTCAGTCGCTCGCCGACATGGGCAAGTCCCGTCGTCAACTGAGCCGCGAAACGCCGCCCGGCGTTGCGACACCACCAGCGGAAAAGATGGACGAGCCGCACACTCCACTCCAAGACGCGGAACACGATGAGTGGAAGAATAAACTGCCCGTCGAGGGTACGCCCGACTGGACCCGGTGGGTCGCGAGCCGCGCCGAACACATTCGCAAGCAGAAGGAAGCCGCACACGGCAGGGGTGACACGTCGAAAGGCGACGATCTTCACGGTAACGACTGGTGGGATAAGAAGGCCCACTGGAAGCAGGCCGAGGACGAGATCAAGCGTTACATCAATTCGGGTAAAGACAACAAGAACTTCGTCTGGTCCAAGCACTTCCATGACTGGAGAGCTTGTATCGGTGACGCCTTGAACGAGTACCACAACATTCAGAAGCGTCAAGACGACGAGTTCTTCAAGAGCATCATTCCGCCGAAACCGAAGGCCGGATACATGTGATCGCCTTTGAGATGGCTTCACATGCGGTGTTGGCGTCCGATAACGAAAAAGTCAGGTGCGGTCTGAGTCGGATCGACTTCGGGCCGCACTTCAAAGCGAGCAGGTAGTTCTTTTCCATTGCTTCGAGCATCGCGTCCCTTTGGGCCGCGTCTTCCATATCGAAAGCGACCATCAGTCCCAGTCCACGGACGTTTTTGATCAGCGGCATTTCTTTCAGTCGAGAACGCAGGTGTTCTCCAACCTTGTTGACCGATTCGAGCATGTTTTCTTGTTCTATGGCGTATTTGATCGCCGAGAACCTCACCATGTCTACGATGTTGCCGCCCCAAGTGCTGTTGATCCGGCTACTCGCCTTGAAGACGTGGTTCACGTCTTCGATGCGTCCCGTGGCCGCAATCCCACAGACTTGTGTCTTCTTGCCGAACGAAATGATGTCGGGAACTACGCCGTAGTGCTGGTACGCCCACATCTTTCCGGTGATGCCGACGCCTGTTTGCACCTCGTCAAAAATCAGCAACACTTCCAGTTCGTCGCACATCTCTCGCAGCATCTTGAAGAATCGCGGGGTGAAGTAGTTGTCGCCGCCTTCACCCTGGATCGGTTCCATGATGAACGCGGCGACCGTTCGAGAAGTCATCGCGTGCCAGATCTCCCTCAGCACCCGTTCCTCGACAGCCAACTGTTCGTCCGGGTCCGGGTACAGGTTGACGGCCGGCGGATCGACGCGGGTCCACTTGAACGTCGGGAACCACATCGTTTTGTCGGGAGTCGTGTTCGTCAAAGACAGGGTGTAGCCGCTCCGACCGTGGAATGCGTGCTTCAGGTGAACCACGTCGAAGTCTGGAGTAATTGTCGGCGGGCAACCGATCTTCTGGGCCTTCCAGTCGAACGCGACCTTCAGTGCGTTTTCGACCGCGAGGCTGCCGCCCTCTACGAAGAAGAAGTATTTGAAGTCCGGCAGTACGTCGGCGATGTCGCGAACGAACCGGGCCTTCTCTTTCGTGTAGAAGTCTGGATTCGCTATTTTGTGTTTGATGAGTTTGGGTGCGTCCTTGTCAAGCACCCCCAGTGCCGGGTGGTTCCAGCCGAGAGGTTGACTGGCGTATTGCGAAACGCAGTCGATGTACCAGACATTGTTCTTTTCATCAATGAGCCTGCTCATGTGGCTGTCGAGCGATACGACGAACGGGTATCCGTCGCCGATGGTGTGACGCCGGATGATTTCAACTGCATCTTCGGTCGCGATTTGGTCGAGCATTAGATCCACCCGGTCTGAATGGCGTTTTTGATTTCGGCGATACTCACGAATCTGCCGAGGACTTCTCCGACAGATTTGGTGAAGTGTTGTGCAATGCTCTTTTGTATTTCGAGTTTGTACTTCAATCCCATTCTATGGGCGTCAACGAACGAAGCGATGTCGATTGACCAGTCCAGTTTTTCGCCGTCGATGTAGACTTCTTTTTGAAGCCCGCCCCCGACGAGATTTAACCGCACCTCGAACCGCTTCTTCGGTTTGCCGTCCACCCCCATCGGTGCGGGCGGAAGGTCGAATGGTACACCCTGTGCATCAACAAGTTGGCTCATACTCTACCTTAGTTTCACTAGATAGGTTTGTGAAACACTCCATGAATTTCAGCCGGTGGCTCGCCGAAAGCACCCAAGCCGAACTCCACGACAGTAGCGTCAGGGCGTTCCCGAAAACCCGCTACCGCCAGCACGTCGTTGATCAAATCGAGATCGACCAACTGGAGTGGACACCATATCTAGGAGTAAAGACCCTCTTCATTTCCGCACAGGCACACAATACGGTCAAGGGAACGGACTACCGCCCCATGATCTTGTTCAAGGGCGTCAACTACGGTCGCCCCGGAACCGGGCTGTTCGAGATCGTCGCAGACGACAAGCGGTACGCATTCGAGCGGTTCGAGTCGGGCGGAACGGATTTGATGCTGAGGTGCAATTGCCCGGACTTCCAGTGGCGGTTCAACTACTACGACTGGGTTGACGGTTCACTTTTTGGAAACAAGAGAAAGAAATACGACGGGAGCGGCGCGGCTGTGAATCCGGCAGAGATGTCGGGCATGTGCAAACACCTGATGGCCCTTTTCAAAACCCTCGGCGAGTCCGGGGCGATTTTCTGATCAACTCAGGTACATAGGGTGTCCAAAAAAACAAACCACGGGCGTGAACCCGTGGTTTGCCGAAGGATGAGACGTTTCCACGCTTTGCGTCGATGTAAAGCGTACCCTTCTGACCGACGAGGCACGCCCTCGTCGGTTGTTTCATTTAGTTCGGCACGTCGCTCTCGGACAGACCGTTCTTGAACAGCGACCAGTAGATCGTCTGGCCGGAAGCACCGTTGATGGTGAAGCCATCAACGGTGAAATCCGTAACGAAGACAGCCGTCGAGTTGGAAGCGGTCAGTTGAACGCTGTAGTCGCCGACCACGCCCGACAGTGTCGGGAAGTCAACGTCTTTGGTCGAAGCCGACATCGTCACCACACCGGCATTGACGACGCGCGGGCCGATCAAGTGGTCAACACCCAAAGTTGACCGCGAACTGCCCTTATTCATTCCGTCTGCACTGCCGTTACCACGGCCGGTTACAGATGTTGCACCCATTTGATCCTCCTTGTAAGAGACGCGAATTTCTCGCTTGTATAGTAGATAATCACCAACTCCGTTCTTTGAGTGACTGCTTGCGGGAATTACGCCGAAGTTGACTACATAGGGGCATGCGTTCATTTCAGCTATACGAATACCAGCGACAGGTCGTGATGGGAACCATCTTGGGAACTTCGTGTGTGCGAAAGCACCCGAAGGGCAAGAACTATTCGTTGTACATGAGGTCCACGGACGACTTCAACTGGTTCAAAGTCAAGTGTAAGCACCTCGAACAATACGCGCGTGATCCTTGCGGTTTTGAGAACAAGACTTGGGAGTCTTGTTCTCACGAGATCTGGAACGAGTTCCGCGATCTCTGTTACGCCGATGGCCGCAAGGCGGTCACCATGAAGTGGCTCGACGTGTTGAAGTGCGACGGGATCGCCACTTGGTTTTTGGACAAGGGCGGGATCTGCGGCAACCGCGTTTACATTCGACTCGCCAATCTGGTCGATCATCAAGTCGCGATCCGGTATTTCAACGAGGTGGGGTATCCGTGTTACGAGAAGAAGAAGATCGCGGTGTTCGAGGGCGAGTCGGCCAAGAAATTGTTGAAGATGGTTACCCCGTGTTTCCCCAAGTACCTGCTGGACAAGGCGAATCCCTATCGCATCAGGAAGTACATCTGAGCGTATAATGAAGGCAGAAAAAGGGATATGTTTTCTTTGAAGTGTCGTTGACGGGGGCGGGTTCCTCCAATATCATCCGACATGACGGGCCGACTGGCCGATTTAGACTACATACAGTACGATCCTGCGTCTCTTGCGGGATCTCAACAACAGAGGCAGCAATGAACACCGACAACGTGTGGTTGCAGCAGAAGTCGCGCCGAGAACACTCGGACGTTCTGCATCGCGCCGCGAAGAAAATCGCAAAGAGCTTTTTCCCCAAGCCCGCTCGAAAAGACATCTACTACACATGCCTGTCCCTCGCCCCGAACATCATGGCGAAGTATGACAAGGATGCTCACGGCCCGGTCTGGCCGTGGGTCTTCCTCAACATGCTCTCGGTGGTGGACGCTAAAATGTGTGCGGCGATGATCATCGTCGTATGCGAAAGCGAGATCCCGTGGCAACAGCGTCTGGCAAAACAGTGTCTTCTGGGGCGTTCAAAGGAATTCTTGCAGGCGTCACAGCCGACGACCTCCGAGACTGCGGCTACTTCTATGCACCGCAAGTACCGTTGACTCAAACCCCTGTGGTACTCGACCCCGGCCCGTCACAGCCGGTCGAACCCGCAGTGGTTATTGAACCGCCACCCCGGTTCCGCGATCTCGATGACGATTGGAACTGGTGAAAACAGCACGCAGCAATGCGTGCTGTTTTCATAGATACTGTCATGGGAGAGTTCAAAGAGTGGCTGAAGAACGAAGAGTCGTGCGGCACGATGGGATGTCCAGGCCACCCGTTCAAATCCGATGACACGCCGGCCGGTCGCGCGGCCAAGATCTACCCGAAGTACAAGCTCAACAACAAGGGCTGTTCGGGAACGACTGGTCCGTGTGCAACAGACCCGCCCGGTGGCGGCACCGCCGGGGCCAGCGCTCCCGTGACGGCCGCATCTCCCGCCGCGAAAATGAAGAAAAAGTAATGGACGTACCGGCGTTGACGGCCGATGTTGAAGGTGGTAAACTACCTTCAAACGGAGGCTTCACATGGACCTGTCAAGCTGGCTTCTCGATCAACGCCACGCCGTCCGCAACGACGTTTCTCGCGCCGAATTGACCGACTATTGGGAGGACTGTCGTGAACGGGGTGTCTACCCCTACAAGGCTTTCGACCTCCGTCCGTGGGCGGAAGAAATTGCCCCTCTCGTTCCCGCCAAAGGCTACAAGATCCAACTCTCCCGGTTCGAGATCGCCTCGTGCATGGTCATCGGCCCCAAACGGACTCAGGCGGCTCGGTCGGCCGGCGTCAAGAACATGATCCAAGACGGCGCACCGGGTTCTGAACGTGAGCGGTTCATCGAACAGAACGGCATTGCGGGGGAACTCGCTTTCGGCAAACTGTTCAACCTCTTCCCGACCAGTCAAATCTCCGTCGCGGCCCGCAAAGTCAAAGACGATGACGGCGACTTCATCTTGGACGGCTTGACCGTTGACGTGAAAACCACCGAGTATGCGACCGGGAAGCTTACGCTCGCTTCGTGGAAGAACAACGAGACGTTCTTCGACCGCGTTCAGGCGATGTCCCTGATGACCGGCGACATTCGCGACGTGGACAATCGGCGGGACGCGAACTTGCCTCGCGCCCAATACGTCTGGCACGGGTTCATGAGTTCGAGGGATCTGTGTACAGGTCAGCGGTTCAAGTGCTTGCCCGGACGCGACAAACGCGAATACATCGCGTTGCAAGACGAACTGACGGCCACTCTGGGCGACTGGCCTCACCACGCATCGTCGCTCTGAGAGTACGGGTCGCGGCCGAGGTTACAACAGGCCAGCCACTCCCCGGTTCGATCCGAGAACCACGGGTCGTTGTCGTAAGGCTTCTCTTCCTCGCGGTCGTAGAACTCAATCTTCGCTCGAACGGCCGCGAAGTCCATCTTGTTGAAGAATTCCAACGTCTCTTGCCAGCCCTTGACCTCTTCTTCGGTCGGCTCGTCCGTCAGACGGAAGCCGCGACAAGAGCCGGTCGGGTGTTCGGCAGCCCATTGGTACTCGCGGAGTTCTTCCGGGGTGAAGTCGGGCGTTTGTATCTTGCCGCGTGCGAAGTGGCCGGCGGCGTCCATGTTCTCGGACATCCAGGTGTAGTATTCGAGTTCTTCCGGCTCGAAATCGACGGTCTTGGTGATACGGAGCAGCTTGGACATGATCAGGAAGTCCTGATCCGCTTCAGTGCTGATTGCTACGGCGTGATCTCCGTAGCCCATTGTGTTCAATTCGGCCTGTAGATTCTTGTTCATTGCACTCCGAGAGGTTGGGGCGACATCCTTAAAAGCTGTCAAACCACAAGTTTCTGGAATTGCGCTAAGAATTATTGCATTCTTTGATTCTGATCAATTCGATCAGTTCCGCGATGGCCGTTTCGTAGTACGTTTTAGCGTATTCGATGGCGTCGGCCTCCGAACATAGTTCGTCCTCGTTGAAGATCGCGTTGAAGGTGTCCCGGTACAGGAACTTGAAGTGCATGTAGTTCCCGTTCCGCATGAACGGTTCGACTTCCTTCACCGTGTGAGGCTCCAGAACGCCTTTTTTCGCTTTGGGGACGAAGTAGACGACCGACCCGACCGAGAAGTTGTAGTAGAAGTAGCGGGTCGCCGAGGTCGCGGCACAGCCGCGAATGTTGATGTCGCTCACGACACCGCCTTGACCCGCACGGCCAACAGTCCGGGGGTCGGGTCGGGTTTGGGAACCATCTGTTCGAGTCGCGCCAACGCATTGAGGTAACGTTCGAGCTTCGCCTTCAGTGCGTCAACGGAGGTTCGGTCTTCGTGCATGCTTTATTTATGTCGGGACGACGCACATACCATCTAAATAGTTCGGTGAGAAACTGCTCGGCCTTTTCGCCGATGCCCGACGAGGTGTTCTCGCTGTTGCCGGCCACGTTCAGGGTCTTGCCCTCGGTCCAAGACAGCCACGCCAACCCCTCTTCGAGTTTCTCGATCAAGTTGTCGTCAACGTGGACCTTGAAGAAGGGTTTTTGAAACTTGGAGATCGCCCTGAACGTACATATTTCTCCGGGGGACTTGAAATCCGCCGCGAAGATCAGGGTGGCGTCCCCGTCGATGACGTTTGCCTCGGTTCTGGCCCTGTACCCGGCGTAGCACTCCTTCATCCCGTACAGTTCCTCGAACTCCGGGCGGGGTCCGTCCAAAGTCATCCATCTGTTGGGCATCCAGCCGCCGGTCGGAATTTCGAGGAACTTGGCGGCTCGGAGCGCGGCCTGATCGACGCCGTTCTGCCCGCCGCTGATGACCTTTTCGAGTTTCATGGAAAATTCCCCCTTCACCGTATGATACCAGAAATTCTTCTTCTTGCTAGGCGTATACTCATTAAGGGACACGTCAGAAAGCGACCAAAATGAACAAAAAACAACGCCTCCACGCCATAGGCGACCGACAGGCGGATCTGTTAATGGGAACGCTACTTGGCGATGCGTTCTTCCCCAAAATGGCAGTTCGACAAAAAAATAGATCCATCAGGTGGGAGCATGGTGCTGAACAAAAAGACTACGCGGTTTGGAAGGCAGAACAGGTCGGACTTGATTGGACGCCATTTGAGAGGTCGCGATTTGACAAGAGAACAGGCAAGACATACTCCTCTTTCACCGCCTGTCTGAAGGCGCATCCTGGCTTCAATGCTTTGTATGAACAATTTTGCAAAGAAGACAAGAAAATAGTGACGATGGAGCTACTGACAGCACTGACGCCTGAAGCTATCGCCATCTGGTACTGTGACGACGGCAACCTGTATTGGACTTCTGACACAAAGCATCTGACCATATCTACTCAGTGTTTCTCGGACGCAGAACGTCAGACCATGATCAGGTTTTTTAAGGATAAGTTCGATCTCGACTTCAGGATAAATCAGAAGGCGATCCGACTGGTGTCGATGACAGAGATAGAGAAGTTCCTTCCTTTAGTTGAACCGTTTGTGCCTAAGTGTATGAGGTATAAGATAGAAAGGTGCGCATGAAGACAAAAAAATTGTTCGGGATCGGCGACATCCACGGCATGCTCGGCGAAATGATGCTCAACCTCGAAGACAAGGGTGTCGTTGACTCCAACGGCGACTGGGCTTCCGAGGACGGCACACTCGTTCTCACCGGCGATCTCACCGACCGTGGGCCGCACGGCTACGAAACCATCGAGAAAGCCTACAACCTCCACAAGCAGGCCGAAGCCGCCGGTGGCGACCTCGTTGTCACGATGGGCAACCACGACATCGGCTTCCTCAACTGCGCCATATTCTTGGTCCGGCGACCGAAGCTCAGGGAGTTGATCTCCAAGATCAACAACGGCTCACGCGAGGACACGTTCAAGGAGTCCAACGACGGCGGCACCCTGTACCGCGAGAAGAAGCACTGGCGGATGGGTGCCGTCATGAACGCCTGCGCGAACTACGCCGCCAACCCCGACACCCCCGAAGGTATTGACGAGTCCGATCTCCCCGATGAAGCCGGCGAACTCCGCGTCTTCAAGGATCAGATCGCCGACATGCTCGCGAACGGCATGAACCTTGAAGACCTCGTCAAGTTCATGGAGTCGCCCGACTTGATGATGTGGGCGGTCGGCTGGCCCGCCATGTACCTCAAGGACGGCGTCCTGTTTCAACACTGTGATTCGCACCGCGTGTACAAGTTCTTCGAGTCCATTGATGACAGCGACAAGACGGACCCGATCCAGAAGGCGAACAACGCCCTGACCCTCGGACTGCTCTCGTCTTCGATCTCTCCGGGCTACAAGTTCTGGGGCGTGACGACTTCGGGCCGCTACTGGGATTCCGGTGAAGAGATCATCCCGCACCATCTGGAGTATTTCGGCGGGGCGAAGAAGGTCTGCCACGGACATACTCGTCTGTTCGGCGAACACCTGCCGATGGAATACTGCGACGGCCGCGCCGTCAACTTGGACGTGGGGTTGGCTTACAGCCCGCACCACTGCGGCAAAAAGGGTCGGATGGTCGATCTGACCGAGGACGCAGCCAAGTACAAAAAATAAGCCCCCGAAGTTTCGGGGGCCATTTCCCTGTCGTGTTTCTCTCAAGGGGAAGGCACTCTGCCCTCCCCTGCGTCCACACCAGCACTTTCTCGGAGTGCTTGCAGGTATTTACTTCAGTTCGTACTTGACACCATCGACTATAAGTGATTTGAGCGTCCGGTGGTCCACGAGTCGCGTGCGGCCCTTCGGATCTTTCGCGTCGATGTCCAGATCTTCGACCAGCGACCGGCCGAGGAGTGCTTCGTGGCTGATCAGTCGGCCTCGCAATTTCCTCTCTTTGTCCTTCCCGTCTTTGCTCTCCTGCTTGTCGAACACGACCGTGAACGGCCGGTTGTGCGACTCGATCAGGAGTTGAGCCAGTTGCGTCCTGTTCACCTTCACGGTTTCTTGGAACTGGTCGGCCGACAGTGCGGTTTCGATCAGACTTTTGCCGTTGATGTCGATCTTTCCGGTATCGCCCACCACGTCCTTCACGGTCAACCGCTCGCCGTTGTAGGCGGTGTTTTCGACCGTGACGTAGTAGATGATCGCCATCAGGTGACCGGCCTGCACTTTGGCCGGTTCGGTCTTGTTCGTCTTGCGGATGTCTTCGGTTGTCTTGCTCATGTCATTCCTCCTTCTTACCTCTTATATCGTCCGTTCTGGGGCCGGTGTCAATAGATAACCGTATAGAAGGCTTCAGAAACTGGCTGGAAAAATCCGAGGTTGACTTGGGAGCCGCGACGGTCGATTATGTGCCGCCTCGTTCGCAAGATCACGCTATGGTAAAAACGCCGTCTAGCGACAACAGCCCCACCGTTTCCAAAACGATGCACGGCCAGGACGACAACGACGATTTCGTTGTCGGGCAGGGGGATCTTCGTGGACTAATGGTCCGCGTCCTTAACGGCGTAGACCCCACACTCAAAAATCGGCGCAAAGACGGCAAAAGTATCGAGAACTTTTCAGGCACGCCGAAGTACACTTCGCCTGAGCAAGCTTCCAGAGCTTTTAACGCTCACTGGCACTATGACCAAGACAATTTCGAGGACATGATATGCGATGTCGCCAAGCTTTATCCCGACAAGCAAAAAGTTTGCTCGAATCTACTTGAACTTTGGCAGACTTTCAGACAATTCCTTCACAATCAGAATGAATGGTGGTGGAGCAAACCACAAGAGAAGCCACAGGCCAAGAAACGACCGCACGTCGTCAACTTCCAAGTCAACATTATGCGGTTCAAAGAGTGTTACAAAGGATTCAAAGCCGCACAACAGTTGGTCAAAGAGTTCATACAGCCGGAAGATTTCGTGGATTTGATCCGTGCCTGGAAGAACTTCTACGCCGAATGGCTCCGTGCCGCACAGCCGATCATTGAGCAACTCGTCGCGGACGACAAGGAAGGCCGAGATGCACAAGCCCAAGAATACAGATCGAGTTTGAAAAAGTGATGTAGAACGGCGAGTCGGCAGGCCGGCGTCCCTACCTAGCTATAATTCGAGTAGACCCCAGGAAAGGATCAAATGCCAATCCACGACAAGCCAGCGGCCTACGTCAAGACGGCCTTCCCGACGTACCACACAACACCAGAATCCCCATTCATCTGGGAACCAAGCAAACTTCACGTCATCGTTCCCCTCACGAACGCATGCCGCTACGCCACCCGCTACCACCTTTTCGAGAAATTCGAGAAGATGGTCAACGACGCCGGCGCACAGCTTTGGGTCGCCGAAGCCGCGTTCGGCAACCGTCCGCACGTCGTCACACACAAGGACAACCCAAGACACATCCAGCTAAGGACTTGGAGCGAGGTCTGGCACAAAGAGAATCTGATCAACATTGCGTTTTCCCGTCTGCCGTCCGACTGGGAGTACGTCGCGTGGATCGATCCCGACATCAGCTTCGCGCGACCGGACTGGGTGAACGAGACTCTGAACCAACTGCAACACTTCCACATCGTGCAGATGTTCTCGCACACGCACGATCTGGGACCGGACTTCTCGGTAATCAAGAACCACACCGGCTTCGCCAACAGGTACAAGAACGGCGGGTTCGACCTCCCGCAGCACGCTCCGGGCGAACTGACGATGTCCTGCTACGAAGGACGGAATCTCAAGCTCCAGCCGCAACCGCGTCCGTATTACGCGCACCCAGGCTACGCATGGGCCGCTCGCCGCGAAGCGATTAACGCCCTCGGCGGGTTGATCGACTGGGCCGTTCTCGGTTCGGCCGACTGGTACATGGCCTACGGCTTGATCGGCCGGATTAAAGAGACGATTGGGCCGGGTTGGTCCAAGTCTTTTGTCGATTACATGTTGGAGTGGGAACAGCGGGCAGAGAGGCACATTCGTCGGAACATCGGTTACGTTCCGGGGAGCATCCTCCACCACTGGCACGGTCGGAAGAAGGACCGCCGCTACAAGGAACGCTCGAAGATTCTGCTCGACAACAACTACGATCCGAACTTGGACCTCAAACGCGACAGCCAGGGGCTGTGGCAGTTGACCGATAGGTCGATTGGCCTTCGCGATCAAATGCGGGACTACTTCCGCTCACGCAACGAAGACAGCACGGAGGTCGCATGAAGCACTACCCGATGATCACCGCTCTGATGGTGACCACGGGAAGGATTCCGCTGGTCAAGCAGAGCTACAAATACTTCAAGAAGCAGGACTACCCCAATAAGCATTTGCTCATCGTCAACGACGGGGATGTCAAAGAGCATGAGGCTTTGAAGAAACTCATGGGTGACGACCGTGAAGTTTCCGTGCTTCACTCGGCCCGGAAACGGAAACTCGGAGAACTTCGGAATCTCGCTCTGGAGTATTCACCGAGCGACTTGACGATCCAGTGGGACGATGACGACTGGTACGGGCCGACGCGGATCAGTGAGCAGTACAAGGGCCATCACGACGGCGAATACCCGGCCGTCGTCCTGAAGGAACAACTGCACTATTTCTGCGATACGAACGAAGTGGCGTGGGTCGCGGACCCGAACGGGATCGAGGGGACGTTGTTCCTTGATCGTCGCGCCGGCAAGTTCTACCCGCCCGCGTCAAAGGGTGAGGACACGGTGTTGAAGAAGGAATTGAAGTTGCAGAACATGCTGCACATTGTGGAGGGCGGGACGTGTTACTGCCGCACGTTCCACGGCAGTAACACTTGGGACCGAGATCACCACGTCGAACGAATCCGCGTTATGGGTAAGAAGCGGATCGACATGGACGCTCTCAAGAAGGCGGCGAAGATTTACCGCTGGCCCGCCGGCTGGAAACCGCTTTTCGGCTGATCCCCGGCCAAGAATTGCTTTACTAACGACCCAACCTTTCGTTCATCGCAATCATGCAGCCAAGCCAACCGCTTGGCTGTTTCCGCTTTCCCGAACCTTTCGATCATTCGTTCAAGGGTTTTCTTTTCCTTGAAGTGCGTTTTCAAAGTGCTTTCTTTCATTTCAGGCTCACTTTCTCGCAGATCCCGGTGCGGCTGCTGTAGCTGTGGATCGGAATCCAACAGGTGCCTTCGACGGCCAACCGCACGAATTTGTCTTCGATCACTGGCTCGGACAGCGGCTTGCCCTGTTTGGCTTCCGCGTTTGCGACCAATGCTTTGCGTCGTTCCAATTGGGTCATGTCGCATGACGGGTGGAACAGTTCGTTGATCTCCGCAGCGAAGTGCTTGAGCGCGGCCTGGACGACCGCCGCGAGCTTTTCGTTGTGGGTCATGTTGTACTTCTCGATCTCGACTTCGAGCGAACTGGTCGTTTCGGCTACGGGATTTCGGAAGCTGACTTTGGTAGTCCTCTTCACCTTCTTGAGCCACAGGTTGTTTTTCACGTCTCATCCTTTCGGCAAACCGCCGAGGTTGTTATCTGATTCCAAAACTTCTTGTTGTCGAGGACAGTCTGTCGGCCGAATCGATTGTGATCCTTACTTTGTCCATCAGCGCGTCGTGGCGAATGGAAAGTGTGATCGAATCTTCAGGCTGAAACTGTGCCAACATCTTTTCAAGTTCTTCTTTCAAAGTTCTCGGTGTCGTACCTTGAATCATGAACTCCGCTCCCGTCATCATCTGCTTCCTGATGGCGGTCACATCCGATTCTTTGTATCGTCTGTGTTTGCCCTCGGTTCTCAAAGCTTTGAGTTTGCCGTTTTTGTCCCAGTTTCGCAAAGTCGCGGTCGTCACACCTAAGAGTTGTGCCACCTGATCGATGGTCATTACTCGTTCGGCTTGTGCCTCTTCTGCGCGATAGTTCGCAAGCTCCAGTAACTTCCGGCACTCCTTAACCGCTGGCGTTTGCTTTCTGGACTTCTTGGCAATCTCCTTGACTTCTTCTTTTAGATCCATCGGGACTTCAGTGATCCTGGCATTATTCTCGATATAGTCCAAGATTGCTTTGTCGGGTTTGAACCATTCTCCTTTGATTCGATACGGCTCGAACATCATGTGCAACTCTTGCTCTTTGGCAAAATCGCCAGACATCATTCCTATTATCTGCAAGTTGTGCGGCATGCTGTTCTCAAGTTGGGCTATTCGTTTTCTCACGTTATGTGAAATTCCAATCTTGATGGCCTTATCGTATGGCTCCTGAGCGAAGTAAACGTATGGCATCCATCCTCCTGTTTTATATAGGCTTGAACTTGCAAAAATTTGCAAGTTTCGGCAATTTCTTTTACCTGAGTGTGAGTAAGCGAAAAAACCCGGCGATTTGCCGGGTTTTTCTTACACCGTTGTAGGTTTCATCCTTTGAAGCCGGTGATGTAATGTGCGGTCCACAGGTCGTCTGTAAGATCGGGGTCTTGGACGTAGGAATAGGGCATCTTGAAGTGTCCTTTCCATCCCCATTTCGGTCCCCACGAGTTGCGTACCTTGATGAGTTTGGTGGTGTCATCGTACCCGACCGCGACGACGGCGTGACCACCCAGTAGTTGTTCCCCGTCTCTGGGCATTGACAACAATCCGGTCTTGCCGACCTCTTCGCTCTCGAACGAGTCGTAGACGACGAAGCCGAACATGATTGGGTATCCGGCCGCGAGACACGCCCGGATGTCGTCCATGTTCTGCTTGACCTTGAGCGGCTTGGTGACGATGTGCTGCTTGCCGTTCGCTACCACGCTCTCAGGCGGCGCGACGGCGAACTTGTCGATCTTGTACGGCCAGAGTGTTTCGTTGGGTGCGCCGTTGGTAGCGAGAACGTGTGCGGCCGACGTGAGCGAGGCTCCAGCGTCTTCGTGAACCGTCCGCTCGATGACTCGTTCCCAGTAGTAGATGGCGAGCCGCGACGGGGTGTAGGGCTTGTAACCTTCCCTCATGTTCAGGAACTGGGCGAGGGCGGCAGCGGCGTTGGCCGTGCATGAGCCGAGTTCGCCCTGGTCGTAGACCGGGGGCATTTGGGACGTGAGATCAACGTACTTGGGGAGCGGCCCGGCGGTCATCGGGGCTTCAAACCTCGGAACGCCGTATTTCGGGAGTCCGCGTTTCCAACCGTATCGCTTGATTTTGTGCATGGTTCCCCACTGAGGTGTTTGTGGGTATCTATCCAGCACAGATGATTTCAGCGTTTGGAAGTGGCTTTCAGGACTTCGTGAGCTTCGCCGAGCAGGGCGCGGCGTCTCTTCACCATCCGGTGGACCTTCTTGTGGCACTTCCGACAGAGGGGCTTCACGTCTTTTTGAAGTTCGCTTCCGAGGTGTTCGTAGGTCGTGTGGTGAAGGTCGCGTGCGTCTTCACCACAACAGAAGCAGACCTTTTCGTGCTTGTCGAAATACTTCTTCTTGAAATCCGTCCAGTGGTCGGATCTGAGGTACGCGGTGTAGGTGTTGAAGCCGAGCGATTCGAGAGTCAGTTGGAACTTCGTCTTCTTACGCTTGTGCTTTTTCCGCTTCTTCGGGGTGCGTTTCGACAAGCCACTCCTTGAATTTCTTGAGACGGGCCTTCTCGATCTTATCTTTGTGTTCTTTGGACTCGCCCTTCTCGCCGTCGCCGTCGAGGTCGATGCCGGTGCGTTCCTCTTCTTTTTCGATCTCTTTGTGTGATTTCTTGCTCATGTTACCTCCGAGTTATTTACTCTTCTGGTTATCATTTTAGGCAGTGTAAATACCGTATGGGACATCATGACGTACTGGGTGTGGCAACGAACGCCACACCCGAACAGATCAAGGCTGCATACCGCAAGAAGGCAAAGGAGTTTCACCCGGATCGCAATCCAGGCGATGCCGACGCCGCACGTCGTTTCTGTGAGGTTCAGGATGCGTATGATGCGTTGACCGACCCGAACTACCGCCAGCCCCGCCACCGGCCATCTGCGGCTCCTACGCCCACCTACAGCCCTCCAAAGCCCAATCCAGACAGTTGGATCAAAGACGCCCCGCCGCCCACGCACGACATCTGGGGCAATCCTATTGGCCCTAACGTTCCCCCGCCGCGACCCAAGCCTCGGCCGCGTCCACGGCCGGCACCTATTGCGAAGATCGAGCCAGAAGTCGATCTATGGGCAGGCATGGAGACGAAGGAGAGCAAGTTCAACAAGAGGTACTGGAAAGAGTACAACCGCTTGAAGCACGCGATGGCTTATGAGGAGCCGGACAAGTTCTGGGAAGCTCTGGACGAGTGGGTGCGGAAGAACAAGTGATCTGTTCGACGCGGCGGTTGAGTGCGACCCATCCGTGCGGGTCGCGGTAGAACCACGCACAAATCTTCTCCCAACGCCTCTTCGGGTTTTCCATTTTTTTGATCTGCCGGCAGTTCCACAGCCAAAGTAGCGTACAGATGCCGCCGGCAATTCCCATTCGGTCTTGCTTATTCATGATCTAGGTGAGTGCAAAAACGCAGAAAACCCCGGCTTTTGGCCGGGGTTTCTTTTTGTTGCTGTTGGTTCGCCGAACCCGTGATCAGATCACGAAGTTTGCGATGCTCATACGTCCGTAGAACTTTGAGCCTTCGCGGAGCAATTTCTTGCCATAACGTGTGAGGATTCCCTTACGCGGGCAGAAGCTCTCTGGGTCCAACACGACCGGGGTCTGCGTCAAGGGTACATATGGACAGTAGAAGTAACCCGAATCCATGTACGAATCTCCCTTGTACCCAAGCAAAATTTGATTCGTCGGAAAGAGCGGATCTTTGTACAAACGCCAACGGTTGTTGACCGTACCAACGTACTGGATACCCAGTGACGAGGTGAATGTTTCACTTGGTGCCGGTGCGAAACCTGCCGTCGCCGTCTCGAAGATCGACGCCACTTCTGGCGAGGTCACGAGCCAGTTGGCACCACCACGCAGGGTTTTCCTGTGGATGACTGCCGAGATCTCAACGATCTTGACGTACAGAGATTCGTACTTTTCCTTGATCGTTTCACCAAGCGCGGTGTTGAAGTCCCACGCGGCGATTGTACCAGCGTTGTTACGAAGGTCAGTAAGAACTTCGCGGTCAATCTCAAGGTTGATTTCTTGCGCCAGAACCGCCGTCAGTTCCGCTTCCGCGTCGAGGTTGTGCTGCGAGCGGAGGTCTTGTTGAGCTTCGTAGCTCCACACGGCCTTGAGCTTGCGGGTCTTCGCCGCGATCTCTTCCGACTCGATCACCAAGTTGATCTCAGGGAGGTCTTGGTTGCACTCCATGTTATACTCGTATGACAATACGAGGTGGTTGCTCGAAGGAGCGGAGTTGAATACGACCGTCATTTCACCCGTGGTGACGTTCAGGGTCGTACCAGCCACGCCAGTACCAGTGGCCGTGCCACCAGTGGTGTTCGCGAACACGGTCGGCGAGCCGATTGCCGTGAAGGTGAACACGCCAGTCGAGGACACGACGTAGGTCTGAACGGCGGTCGAGCCGACGTAGACCGTACCCGTCATGGTGCCTGCGAGGACCGGGGTGTGTTCCAGCGGGGCGTAGGTCGCAGTTGTCACCGCACCGGCGTCAGTCGAGGTAGACTCGTTCTGAACGAACTGGTGAGTGAAAAATATGTCGAGGTTCGCCGTACCGTCAGCCCGCTGCATCAGCGAGTTGGCGTCGTCGCCGGGGAAGCCGCCGTTGTTGTCCGCACCACGGATCGCGCCCTTGTTGGACGAGTAGCGGAAGCGGAGGTAGTACACCAGACCAGTCGGGCCGAGCAGCGGCTGCACGGACACGATCTTGTTGGCAATCAGTTGCGGGTAGATTCTGCGTACCAGCGGAATCGAGATTCTCTTGAACTGAGCGATGTCTGAGGTGTCGGTCGAAACCTCGTTCATGAGTCTTTGGTTCTCAAGCAATACTGCCGTGGCAGAGCGGACGTACCTGTCCTCGATGCCATTGAGAAGTCCAGTGCGACCCCAACGAGATTCCAACTCCCGCGCTTCGTTCAGGAACTTTGCGTTTGCGTTCATCTAACTCCTGTTAACAGGTGGGTTGTTGGTAAGTTACTTGCCGTTCTTCGCGCCCTGAGTTACACCACTCAGAACAAGAAGTTCGTTGATTTCAGAAGAGTTACTGTTGTTCGCATATTCTGCGATCACAACGCCCTCTTCCGTATGGGTTTGGCCTCTCCCCGACGCATTGCGTGAACGTTCAACTCTTTCAGTTCTCTCATTCTTTGCCGTCTCACGGCGGCGACTTTCGGTAACAACCTTGCGGCTCTCGGTCAGTGCCGAAGCTGCTTGGCGGTTTTGCTCCGTCAGTTTCGTGTTGTCGGTGCTGAGGCGGATGTTGCGGGCTTCCATGATGCGAAGCTGACCGCGTGCTTCCTCAAGAGACTTCTGCGTTTCTTCCAGCTTGGCGGAAGTAGCGAATGTGTACTCTTCGTCCGACATGTAGTTGCTGGCGATCTCAACGATCTTGTCCAGAGCAACCTTGTGTTCTGCCATACGCGGGTCTTTCAACACGTCACGCTTGGCTTGTTCGTAGATCTCCGCGCCCTTGAACTGGAGGAACTGATCGAGCTTCTCGACCATGTAGTCCTTCACGTCCGCGAGCTTCTTGTCGTATTCCTCGTACATCTCGATTTCGAGATTGCGGTTCTTCTCACGCTCGCCGAGCAACATCTGGTAGGCTTCCTCGAAGCCCTCGTCCAGAGCCGTCTTGAACTCGTCGCGTTGCGTTTCGAGACGGTTGCGAAGCTCGTTGATGATGCCGTATGCTTCCTGATAGCCGGCATACGCCGTCTTCTCAGCCGTCTGCAACTCTTCGGAAAGGTCTTCGTATGCCTTCTCCAAATTCGAGTTGTATTCGGACTCAAGTTGCTTACGAGCCGCTCCGAGTTCGGCCTTGATCGCGCCTGCTACTTCGTTGAGTTGATCCTCTGGGAGCAGCTTCCGAAGTGCTTCAAGAATTCTGTCCATTAGTTTAACCTCGCTCTAATCTTGGAAGTCTGGTGCCTGACGAATCCGCCCAAGCAGGCGATCAGCGCGTCTTTGTTGATCGTAGAGTTATGTATGCCGCTGCTTGTCTTTTTCGTAACAGTTTCCACGGGTTGATATTCAAAAGCCTCACTTTTGCCGACGACCTTCTCTTGGAAGGCTGCAAAAGTTGACGGATCGGCGACGGCGTCGAAGGTGATGAGCTTATAGGACTCCCCAATAACGAGGATGCCGTTCTCGTCTACCGTGCCGTTGCCAACACCACGACTACTAATGCCGATGCGAACACCGTCACTGATAAGGCTTCTGAGGATGTTGCCGTGGGGCGTGTTGAGGATCTCGCCCTCGCCCATGAGGACTTTACCTTCCCACCACAACTTCGTGATGACGTGGGACGCCTTCTCGAAGTGAATGATGCTGTCGGTCGGGTGATCCAACTCACCAATAAGACCGCGAGCCTTCACACACTCAACGAGTTTCTTCACGTTCTCGTCCAGCACCCTGAACGGATACGACCTTTTGTTTTTGTTGACCGCGTCGGCTTCCTGAAACTTACCCTTGAAGCGAGTCAGCCCACCCGTGCGGGTGGTTGACTCGTTCAAGTTAAGAGTGAAGAGATGGCCGTTGGTGCAGCAGTCGATCAGCAAGCGATCTTCCATTAGTCTCCTGTAGTGGGTCACTTGTCTTGAACGAGGTTGTCACTCTTCATCGGAGGACGAACCGAGTCCGGTACATACGGGTTCTGAAGGCCCGGCCATGTGTCCTTGCTACCCCATTCGCCGGTCGCGTCATCGTCGCCCACAAACTTCTCGCCCTTGATCTTGTAATCACCGAACGGTTGCGGGACGTATGGGTTCTTCAACTCCGGTGCGGTATCGCTACCACCGATGTTGGCCCAAGAGTTTTTCATCTTCTCGACTTCGGCCGCGTTGCGCGGGTTCTTACCGTCCGAAACCGGCATCTCCGAACCCCAGTCACCGGAGAAGTCCTTCGACGGCGTGTATCCCCAACTGGCAAGTTGAGCCATGCGCGGGTGGTCGCCGTTGATGCTGATGTGTGTGCTGTTGGAGACGTTCCACTCTTCGCCGTCGATGTTCGTCTCGACCAGCGACTGGAGGAACGTCGCGATGTTCTCGGCCAGATCCAAGTCCGGCTCGTCCTGACGGTTCAGGACGCTCTCGCAGTCCTTCATGTAGGCGAACACTTCCTGCTTCGTGGCCTCGTCGCCTTCTTTCTGAACGACTTCGTAGAACTCGTTCAACGCCTTGTAGAGATCCGCGAACACGCGGTACTGGGCGTTCTCGGCTTCGTCCACTTGCGGGAGGAACTTGTCGGCCACACTGCGGAACGCGGAGTAGGCGTCGTCGCCCTCGCCCTTCATCCGGCTGATCTTCACGATCTTGTCGGCGCGGTCGGTGTAGGCGTGGTGAGCCATGCGGAGGATGCCCTCTGCCATGAAGTCACACATCTGGTCGTCGTACTTCTGAACGCCGGCCGTATCCAACGCCTGTGCGATACGCTCGCTCAACTCTTGGTGGGTCAGGTACAGAAGCTGCGGCCAAGCTGCGACAATGTTTTCCAAAGTCGTCTCAAGACCGGCGTTGTCGGAGATCGCGTTGTAACGCTTCAGGTCCGAAATCGCACGGGCGAATGCCGCCTCGTTCTGAATGTTCTTGGCACCGTTGCGGCTGTACTTGATCTCGTGGTCGAGAACCTTCCAGTTGAAGCTCAACAGTTTGCCCTCGTTCCGAACCTGTGCGGTCGGCACTGCGACGGCAACCACGTTGCCCTTCTCGTCGTGACGCAACTTCGTTTCACGAAGCACCCCGCCCAACTGCTGGAACTTGACGTACTGCAACACGTTCTCGGAGAGCGTATTCCACTCGTTGACCTTGCTCTTTTTCACCTTGCGGGCGTAGAGACGTGCGCGTGGGTTGCCACCAGTACCCTTCTTGAATGCTTCGGAAGCCTTCTTGTGGGACTTCTTCTCGGAGTCGCTCATGTGGCTCTTGGTGAACAGGCCGGACTTGATCCGCTTCTTGGTCGTCGCCGGATCTTCCTTCTTGCCCTTGTTCCACGCCTTCTTGCCGGACGGGTTCGACTTGCCGAAGGCGAACTTGCCCTCGCTCATCGTCGCTTCCTTCAAGTTCTTGCGGGTGTGAGGCAGAGCCATGTAGCGGTCGAACAGACCAGCGGCCTTGCCTTCGTTTTCCTCGAACAAGCTCTCGACCAAGTCGGTCAGGATCTTGCGGGCTTCGCCCCTCTCGCTCTCGTCATCGATCACCAATTGCTCGATGTTCTCGAACACCAAGTTGTCTTTGCTCAATGAATAGCTGGCGTGGACGAACTCGCCGTCTGGGGTTTCGTATGTTACATCGGTTTCACCGAAGCAGTGTAGGTTAAGACCGTCAACACCCAGAGCAGTTGACAATACTTCCTGTGCCTCTGCGAGTTCGACCTCAGCCGCCGACAGCGAATCGTTTTCGATGTGGCGGAATGCGTCGTACTTGATCAGTTTTCTCTTCATACCTCGTTACTCCGGTGCTTGGGTTTGTTGTGCCTACCTGTTCGGCACGAAGTATTCTCTGCCACAATTCCAAGTGTGACTCGTTCTCGTATATAGAGTGCGTTTAAGAATTTGCTCTTGGCAAATAGCCTAGATCAATCTGCTATTACGAGTCCTAGATACCGATATGTATGCAGTCGCCGCCAAAAACAAGGAACCTGTGAGAACATTCAAGGAATACGTTCGTCGCCGCGAACACGCTGAAACGGTTACTGACAACGACAACGACAAGAGCGACCGCGAAGCCACCAGACAGAAACTGGTTCAGATCGCGAAGGTCGCCTGTCACAAACATCCGAAAATTATGATCGGCCTGCTGGACCGGATCGGTCAGCAGGACTCGGAGATCAAGTCGGCACTCGAAGACTTGAAGAAAAACCTGAAGGGGTCTTCACTTGGAACCGAACAGGGTCTGGGTGACATGAACGGGCGCGACGAGGTCGTTCCGAACGCGGCCGATTCTATGGGCGGCGATTCCGAAGGTGGGGATAACTGAAAGTGACGGATCACCCAACTACATTATTGGGCCTTTGAACCGTGAACGAGGATGCAATGGAATCAAGACGAATAGTGACCAGACTTATACTCCCTCCCGAAGCGATCTTCGCCTTCGCTGGAGACGGCCTGAGCGGACGCAACGGCGAGCTATCCATAGACGCCGGTGCCGGATTCGGATTTAGCGAATGGGGCAGACTCATTCTCAAGCTGCTCGACGGCGGCGGTCTTGGCTTCAAAGAAGATGCGTTGTGCATCAACCCGTGTGAGGTCTCGTCCAGAATCGCCGGCAAAGGCTTGAGCGTCCGGCACTGCAAATTGAACGTGGACTTCGGCGAAGTCACCGGCGTCGGCCTCACCGTTACCGAGGACGGCGATTTCGCACTCGACTTGGTCGGCATCGCCGGCACCGGGTTTGTTGTTGACCAAGACAAGCTCAACATCGACACGGGCTGGTTCGCCAACGCCGTCCAGTCCCAGATCAACAACAACGCGGTCATCGACCCGGCGCAAACCGTCGTCATGCCGTACACCATCGACGTAGACTTCCGCTACAAGCCGAACGGATATGGCTACAATTCCGGTATCGAAGTGATCAAGAAGACATCGTCGCTCGTGATCACCAAGAACGCCGCCGGGGTTGTAATGGGCGTGACTCAGGGTCCGGTCGAAACTAGCACTCAGGATTTCGACTTCGACAACAACTTCGCCCAGAACGCGGCGGAACGAGAAGAGACACCCGCAACACCTAACTTCTACGCCAAGTGATGCAGATACACGTCGTCGGGTATTACGACATGAAGAACGTGGGGGACGAAGCCTTTCGTCCCGCCATCGCAAACTTCTTCAAGGCACACGAAGTGCGGTTCTTCAACATTGATCTTTACCGCAAATCGCCGCCGCCCACACCGGACGTGATCGTTCTAGGCGGCGGCGATGTCGTCACCCCCTACTACCTACCCACCATCACGGCCTCGGCCTCGCCCGTCAAGATTGCCCTCGGCGTCGGCTTGGGCTACGAGTCGGAAAGCGATCTCGCCGCCCAAGCCGGATTCTCTGCTTGGTTCTTACGGAACCAAAGAGATGTCGATCTGGTTCGCAACAAAACAAACTGCGTTGTCGAGTACACACCTGATTTGGCTTTCGCTATCAAACCCAGTGGGGAAGACGTTCTGTCTCGTTACGCACCAAAAGACAAGCCGGTGGTGGCGGTCTTCTTGACGGATTACATGATGCCATCCAGAGTGCGGTCAGACGATACGTTCTGGCGTCGGAGCCAGAAGTTCTTGGAAAGCTTTGGTCGCTTTTGCACCAGCCTCCAGAAACGCGGCTATCAAGTGGTTTGCGTGCCGTGTTCGGGGGATGCCCACGCCGACGACCGACGTGTTCATTTGTCCTTGAGGTCTTACGTCAACAACGATTTGGTCTGCGTGAACGACTTGCTCTCACCACAAGAGGTCGTGGACTTGCTCGCGGATTCGGACGCCGCCGTCTGTCAGCGTTTCCATTCGCACGTTTTCGCGATGTCGGCCAACACGCCGATCATGAGCGTCGGGTTCACTCGAAAGGTCAGGAAGCTTGTCGAAGCGGCCGGTCACGGAGTTTTGACCGAATGTTTCTCCGATGGCGGCGAATACATTGATGTTGATTTTGATTCCGCGTTCGACCAAATAGAAAGCGAAGCCGGCACGCAATCCGCCGGCTTCGCTTCGTTCGTTTCTAACAACCGCGAGTTGCTAGAAGTCGTCAGGCGTAAAGTGAATCAATTGATTCCTGAATCACGTTCATGAACTTGTGCGGGTCGCAGTCCCGCTTGATCAGTTCGTACCCGTGATGCCTCGTGTCCTGCCAGATCTTGCGGTTGTGGTAAAGCTCGCGACTCTTCTCGAAGTAATCGTCCCGGTTGTCGCAAACCATCGCGTCCCGATCCGGCACCAGCTTCAGTTGATCCGCCAACAGTCGAGAGATCACGCACGGGATGCCGTTTGCCATCGCCTCGTGTACCTTCCACGGGATGCCGGTTGCGAATCGTGTCGCCGCGACGAACACGCGGTGTGATTCGTAGAGCGGGGTCAGGTTCGGAACGTGTCCCATCAGGTTCACATCGAAGAACCGTTTCTTGAAATCTTCATTGTTCAGCCTGTCCGCGCTCGCTTGGCCGGTGACGTTCATTTTGATGCCGGGTTCTCGGACGAGTTCCCATGCGTTGCTCAGGTAGTTCCACAGGGCATCCTCGTTGGACGAATCGTTCTCCAAGATCCCGCCGACCACCAAGTAATCTTTGCGGTAGTTGAAGTCCTCGCCGGCCCAGTGGCGGTCCAGAGCGTGGGCGAGCTTGACTACCTTCTTGACTTGGTGTGATTCGAGGATCTGTTTCTCTTCGTCGTTGACCACCCAACACAGGTCAACTTTTTGGGCCATGCCGATTTCGTCGTAACGGTACGCCCACCCCGGCAGACGACCCGTGAACGCCAGTTGCAAGTCGTACCGTCTGTACCACAGGGCTTCTGTATCATAGATGGTTTTGGCGTGCGGCAGTCGCTTCTGCGCCGGCGGGAGGTAATAGTGGGCATTGTGGGGACGGGAGACGATGATCAGGTCTATCGTTTCCGGCACCGTTTCGATGTCGGAAACGACTTCGATGTTGAACTCTCTGAGCTTCTCAACGTTCAACTCCTTGATGCTGGACTTGATGTTGGGATAGAACCAGATTTTGTGGCCGAGCTTGTACAGGCTCATCAGGAGTCTGTAGGCACGCGGAAAGCCGGCCCCGAAGTGCGGATCGGGGACTCGGTCGTCAATTACGAGGATGTTGTGTTTGCCCATGACATTATCTATCGCGGGCGTGCCTTTTAAGTTTGGCTCACTCGTTGTTTACGCTGTAGTCGATGTCTTCCACATCTTGTTCAGCGTCGTAGTCCTGAATTTCGAGATCGTACTTCATGATCTCCTCTTCTTCAGGATCGGCGAGCGGCTTTCCTTGAGGTTTCTGCGCGTCCGGTGTCGCGTTCCCAGGACCACCTTCCGGCGGTTCCTCAGCCGCCAGTCCACCACCCGGAGGCGGTGCAGCACCGCCAGCCCCGCCCGCTGCCGGGTCACCACCCAACATCGGACTCGGACCACCGGCCTGAGATCCTATTTCCTGCCCGTCTTGGCCTTCAGTACCCGGAGTACCCACGCCCAATAGTTGCGGGTTCTGTGCCAAGATTTGCAGCTTCAGTTCCTCAAGTTTCTGAATCTTTAGCCTCGCGATCATTTCCTCGGTTTCTTCCTCGGAGTGACGCAGATACCGAATGTGAACGTCGTAGTCCGACATCAACTGGGCCGACTTCAGGCTGCTCGCCGTCGTCACCCGGTTGTTCGTCGTCTCCGCACGGCTCAGTTCACGCCAATCGCTTGGCGGCGTCATCTTGATCACCAAGTCGTCGTACACATCAGGTGGATACCCGATCATTTGCAGGTGTCTGTCCAACATTTCCCACAGGCCGTCCTCGAAGTGGCCCTGCAACCGTTCGATCATCCTCGCGAACTTCACGTCCTGAGCCGACAACGTGATCCTCGTTGCGTTCGGGTCTTCGTTGCTCAGGTAGTTCGGAGGGAAGTTCAATGCTACGAACAATTTATTACGGAAGTATACGGCGTCATCGATCTCGCCGAGGTTCTGCGCTCCCGGCAACGTGTCGATCTTGGTCTGCGAGTCGCCGCGAATCGGCAACCAGTAGTCCTCGTCCACGGCCGGGGCGTGCCACCTTTCTTCCACTTGGTTCGCGCCTTGATACGGCGACCTGTTGGTCGCCACCTTCTTCTTCCTGAATTGGTCCTTCAGACGCTCGACAAACGCCTCTGCCTTGAACGGTGGGAGTTGTCCAACGTCAATGTAAAATACACGCCGCTCCGGGCTTCTCGAAAGCCGGTACACCAACATCGCGTCTTCCATCAAACGTAACTGGTGTGCTGGACCGCGAGCGGGTTCAACCAGCGAGACGCCATACGGGTAGAACGTTTTTCGGTTGTCGCCGATCCTGATGTGAACGATCTGTTCCGGCGCGAACCGAATGGCGGTGCTTTGTGCAATTTCGGCGTCATTGGCCTGCATGATCGGCGCACGGACCAGGGCGTTGTAGTCCGGCCCCTCTCGCGCCTGCTGGAACTCGATCAGCTTGCCCTTCGTTGTTTCGATGCGGTACATCGACTCGGCCGGCAAGCTGGCAAAGTTCGCGATGCCGTCGCCCGGCCGCTCCGGGTTGATGATCGCCTCCCAGAACAGGTCGCCCAACAAACACAGCTTCCTGAACTCGGCCCACGCCTTGCGGTTCATGTTCAACATTTGACGGTGGAAGAAGAAGTGCTTCGCCTCTTCAACGACCTCGCGGTTGCTGCACTCGATCTTAAACAGGTTGCCGAACTCATCCTTCTGGCAGTTGTGTACCACGATGCTGTCTGTGCAGAAGTTCTCGTGCTTCTCCACGCTCATGTCGTACACATCAATTTCCGGCCCCGGCCGGATGTCAACGATGCGTCTGGTTTTTTCTTTCTCGCCGAGTTTCTTCAACTCCTTGTATGTGAAGCCAGTCCGCGCCAGCCGCAATTTGATCGTCTTCCAATCATGCGGGATCTGTTTCAGGATCTGCTCCATGACCAAGCCGCCGGCCGCGAGCCGGGAGATCTTGTTGGCCTCCTCGTACCGCTCTTGAGTCTTGCCGGATTTCCAATCGTCAACGAACTGCCGCTCGTTGATCCACCCTTTGCGGTGCGAGTAGATCCTCGGCTGTTGCCCGGTTTTCAATTTGTTCAATTCGGGGTTCGGACGCAGCCGATAGAACGGCATCATCTCATCGCCGATCTTCACATCACTAGCCTGAACGTATGTTCCTTTGCCGGTCATGATCCGGTGGTCGTGTGTGAGCGTCAGGATTTTGCCGTTGTCGAAGACCAGTTGAAGCGTTTTGGCGGTCTTGGTTTTCCTCGGAGCGTAAGCCCACCCAAGAGTGTAGTCCTCGGCCTTGTGGTCGTAGCAGTAGACGAGGAAGCGGTCGTTGGCCCGCGTCTTGGCGAGTTGCTCGATTGTGAATTCGCCATGTGGCGTTTGCACCTTCGTCCACCCCGCGAGACAGGCTTCGTCTGCGAACACTGTCAACGCGCGGTCGATCTCTGGGACGCCCAAAAGTCTTTGGTATTCCTTGTATCGTGATTGGCGGTTACTGACCGACGAGAGGTCGATCATTTCATTGGTATCGCGGAACCTGACGAGGCGGGAGTCGCCGCTGCCGGACATGCTGCCGTCCGGCCCCATCATCGGGATGGCGTCCGGCTGTGTTACGCCGGCACCCGAAAGGTCGCGTGTGTTCGCCCGTCTGCTGTAGGGGTCGGGAGCGAACTGGTAGGTGAAGATCTTGAAAAAGTCTGCCCAAACTGGTGTCATTTCATTCCTTTATCTCGTGCTGTCATACAGTTAGCGTTTTCACGCTCATGTATATAGCTCACCCTAAACCCAAATGAGTTAAAAATGGCAGTCAAGCGCGTTCTCCTGGCGGTATCTCATCTCGGTTCTGGTTCCCTGCAACTGTTGAGCTTGCTGAACCACAACCCACGGGTCCAGTTCGCCAACACCCAGACATCAATAAGAGACTACACCGACCTCCAAGCTATCACGTCCAGTCCCCACAAAATGAACTCGCTCGCGGCGATGTACGCTATGGAGATCAATCACAATTTCCAACTCGGCCCCAAGAACATTGCCCCGCACGCCCACTACCTGTTCGTGTTGCGACGGCCGGAACCGTCAATCGGACTGATGGTGCAAAACGGCGTTTACAGGCCGCATGAAGCGGCGATGTACTACTGCTACCGGCTCAGAAGAATGTGCGAAATCGCCAAGAGGGTGGGGACGGGTATGCTCTTGACATACGAGGACTTGGAGAGCGGGGAATACGTCACGCCGCTCTCCAAATTTCTCGGTCTGAAAGAAGAGGCCGAGTTTGATCCGAAAGTGTTTCAGGCGATGCGGCCGACAAGTAAAACAAGTCTCGGCCGCGATGAGGCGTGGTGCGAAGACTGTTACGAACGTCACCTGTACTATCTCAAAAGTCTGCCACTCGAACGGATCACCCGGTGAGCATTTCGTCGCCGTCAGCGTCGTCGGGTTGCTGTTGACGCGACTTCTTCCGGTTTGCGATCTCTTCCAGTTTCTTCTGTTCCTTGCTGATCATGTCGTCAATCGCCGCGATGGTTTCTTTCAGTGCTTGCGGGTTGCCCTGAACGTTACCCATTCGCTTGAACTGCTCGTTGATCTGGTTTTGCTTTTGAACCGCCTCACGCCGCAGTCGTTTCTGTTCGACGTGATCAACGTGGTTTAGGGCGGCTCGCAAGTGGTGCCTAGCTTCGGACAACGCATTGTCGGCCGGCATCGTAGCAAGAGCCTGCTGGATCAGACGCTTGGTGTCAGTTGTGTTGGTCTTCATGTCTTTCTTCCTTTTGGGGTTCGCTTTCAATCAGTTCGAGGCTGAGGATTTCGAGCGGTTCGTTTTCGATGGGCCAATACGTTTCGTTGATGGGAAGTCCGACGAACCGTTCGTCAACGCGGACCCTCCACAAATCTAGCCCTTCGTCTTTCTTTTTGCTGTCCTTCTTCGGCTTTTTCATCGGCACCGCCGGGATGAACGCTTTGCGAAGCACGGCGATTTCGCGCCCGGCTTTTTTTAGCTTCCCACGCATCGACTTCGGGGCGTGAAATACCAGACGTACCAATTTGGGTTTCGACTCGAAGCCGCTTTTCAGTTTGTCGATCAAACCGGCCAGATCAGAATCATCGTCGTCTTCTGGCCCTACCAGTTTCAAGCCTTTGTTGTGGATGCCGGCCTTGAAAGACTTCCCGCACCCACAGCGGTTGAGTTGAACGATGCCGTCACTCGCCGGGAAAGCATCGAGCGACGGCATGATGACGATCTTGGAACCGCCCCAGTTGGGGACACTGTCCTTAGCCATTTGAACGAGGCGTCCGAGCCGGCCCATGTTCATGGCCGTTTGTTTGATCACGCCGTGTGGGTTCCACGTCAGCGGACTCTCCCCGCCGTTCACGATCACACGCAATTTGCCCGCCGCCGGCCCGCTCGGAACCAGATTGAGCTTTTGAGGGATTTTGCTCGCCGCCGCGATCAACGCCGCGAGGTTGTCCGAAGAGTCTTCGATCTGCATCAGCAAAGACTCTTCGGATTCCTTATGGGTCGGGACGTGCGACAACACCGCCTGGATGTACTCGCCCATCTCGACGTTGATCTCGGTTTCTTCTTTTCGATTGAGGTAGTCTTCAAAAAAGTTCATGCGTCCTCGGATTCGTTTCTGTTATCTGAGTTACCAGCCGAATTCCTTGAGCAGTGTGTCGAATTTGCGTCGGTGGTTCAGGATGATGCCCGGCAATATGCCGCCACGCTCGCCCGCCAAGAAGTCGGGTGCCTCTTCGATCCAGTTCTTCGGAGCGCCTTCGAGAATCTCCCTCTTGATGTCTTCGTAAGTCTGACTCTTGAAGGTGTCCATGACTTCGCTCGGTACGTCGGCACCCATCGGGATGTCCCGCATGATCTGGTCGCGGACGTAGAGCGCCATTGCCAACGCCATGACCGCGTCGTCGTGCTTGCCCTTCTGAGCTTCCGCACGTTTCGTCGTCGGGTTATACTCCAACGTTTTCAACTCGCGGACCAGACGGCGAGAGTTGATTTGTACCGTGCCTGTCAAGATTCGCTGTTGCAGAGCTTCGAGGATGATCGGCCGGTTGACGCGAGACATCTTGATGCCGGCCTTGCCGGTCTTCGCACCCTTCTCGTCGTAGTACATGTTCTCGTAGAACAACTCATTCTGAAGGTTGCTCAAGACGGCAACACCCGGACCCATGTCTTCGACCACGAGTAACGCGGTGTTGTAGTACAACGAGATCTCGTTCAGAATCTGGGCGAAGATGTAGGGCGGCACCGTGTTCGAGTAGAACTCGGCCACCTGCTCCAGAGTCGCACAGTCGATGACTTGGAAACTGGAGTTGTCGCCGTTCTCGCCCATACCTTCGGCCACGTCAGCGGACACGATGTACTCGTGACCCTCGATGGCTTCTCGCCAGATCCACAACGCGCCACGCTGGAACGCCACCAGCCCCGGCGTATTGTCCAACTTCTCCATCTCTTTTTCGTTCCGCGCCAGTCCCTTGACTGCTTCAACGTCTTCGGCACGAGTCGCCTTGTTCGTCCACTGTTTGAACGCCTTGCGGATCGGCGTGTGATCTCGTGTCTGGCGGTCGAGTTCTGCCAGAATGTGCGGCGGAATATACGTTTCACCGGAGCCGAGGAACGAACGCAAAACTTCCTGGGCGAAACCGCGTTCGCCAAGCTGTGCCTTCTGGTCTTCAACCCAAACCGGATCGTTGTAATCGGGGTGTTCCCAGTAGTCCAACTCGATGACGTGGAACTTGTTTCGACCCTCTTTGGCCCCGTGGAAAGTTTCTTCGTACCAGTTACCGAGGCCGTTAACCGTTGACACGAGCGTACAGCTACCACCTGTGGAAAGCACCGGCCACATAGCCTTCCAGTGCGACTCCATGTTGTCGATGAAGGCCGCTTCGTCAATGATGAGAAACGTCACCGACTTACCACGGGCAGCTTCCGGCGAGTAGAATTTGAGAGCGCCGCCGGTTTCTTTGATCTGCTTCAAGTGGTCGTTCCACTTGCCCGCATTCTTGTCCGGCTTCATCCACGACGGCAGGTATTCCACGACGCGGTCCACGATCATCCCGATGTCCGTCGCTTCGCGGTCTGTCTTGGACAGCAACATGATCTGCTGGTCGGTCTGGAACAGCGCCCGCCACAGACCCCAAATCAGCGTCACCGTCGTCAGCCCACCCTGCCGGAACTTCGAGATGATGTTGAAGCGGTTGTTTTCGTAGTCGCGGATTACCTTGTTCTGGTACTTGTAGAGCATGAAGGGGATCAAACCCTTCATCGGGTGAAGAATCTTGACGTACTTCTGACACCAGTAGGAAAAGCTGTATTTACACTTGATGGTTTCTTGGTCTTGTCTCGCTTTTGAGTAAGCATCGACCTCTTCCATCGTCTCGTCTGGGTCGATTGCGTACTGGAAGCGGTCGAACTCGAAGTATTCGGCCGGGAACTTCTTCTGCCCCAATAGTTCCGGCCGGGCTTCGACCTCGTGATCGTCTTTGGTGTAGACCACGTTGTCGTAGTATTCCTTGAGCGACTTGTACTGACCCCGCCACTTGGAGGGAGTTGTTGGCATGGTTCTCCTGTTTGGAAACGTCTCTATAATTGAGGATCTTTCTGCCTCGATTGCTTATCTAGTTGCACTGCAACGCATTTGAAGGAGGTTCGGCGATGGACTTGAAGACGATGATCGGCCTTTTGCAAAACGACTTGGCAAACGAGATGGGTCACATGATGTTCTACCTCCAGAACTCGGCTACGCTGATCGGGCTGCACAGGCAAGAGATTCGGGAACTGTTCTTGGACGAGGCCGCGAGCGAAATGAAACACGTCCAGCAGTTCCAAGACCTCATCATCGGACTCGGCGGTCACATCTCCGTGATCCCGAAGGGCATGCCCGTTTTTGACGACCCGAAGACCGCTGTCAAGTACGCCTACGACATGGAAACCGAAGTGGTCGCGAACTACGTCGAGCGGCTCGAACAGGCGCAACAACTCGGCGGCGTAAACGGCCGCGTCATCGAAATCTTCCTCGAAGAACAGATCTTGCAGAGCCGCACTGATGCGGATAACCTCAGAATGCTCCACTCTTGAAGGCACAAAAATGACTGCACTGTTTCTTGCGTTGGTGCTGGCCCTTCAGCCCGTACCGACCAGTCCCCTTCTGCAAGCCAAAGATTTGACGTACCAGAAAGATTATGAGGCGTCACTCGTGCGTTTGAAGGGGTTCGCCCCCACAAACGAGCAGTACAACGAATACTGCTTCTTGATGGCGGTCAACTATTTCGCCCTCAACAACAAAATCGAAGCCCAGAAGTGGGTCTGGAATCTCAAGGAGAGCTTCCGGCCACTTGAAAGACGCCATTTGGCGATGGCACTGTTCATGGAACGTGACCTTCAGGATTGGAAAAAGGACGACCTCGGCGACATCGAACGCGACATGAGAATGTCGGCCGACAAGCTAGATCTCGCCCGCGCCGGCAAAGACACCCAGAAGATCCAGCAGGACATCGTCGCCAAACTCGACAAGTTGATCAAAGAAAAAGAAGACGGCGGCAAGGGGTCCAAGTCAGAACAGGACGCTCAGGCCGGCAAAGACAAGCAGGGGCCGGGTAACGGCAAGCCCAACAGTCCGGCCCCCGATTCAATCGTCATGGGCGGCACCGGGTCGGGCAAAGTAGATGACAAGAAGTTGAAAGAGGTCGCCGAACAGTGGGGAACGCTCCCGCCAGAGAAACGCGCTAAAGTTGTGCAGGAAATCACGAGGGATTTGCCTGAGAAGTTCCGTCCGATGATCGAGGAGTATTTCAAAGCTCTGAACCGCGTTCACAACAAGTGAGGATTCTATGCCCACGGAAAACGAACTGAAATACGTCATCAAGATCGAATCCGAATCCCAGTTCTCTGGTGTCGCCCGGCCGCTGCACATTTGGCAGGGTTACCCGTGTGCGGTTCGGGGGATGACGGTTCGGGTCAGGAAGATCCGCGACGGCGTCCGTTCGAGCTACGTCTTCACCTATAAGAACAACGTCGGCTCCCGCGTCATCGAGATCGAACAGGACATTGACGAACGCGATTACAACGACCTGTGGGGTCAGTCGCTGGTCAGGTTCGAGAAGGTCCGGTATAAATATGCTGCCCCCTACAAGGGGTGGGAAGTGGACTTCTTCAAGGACCACGGCGACCAGACCTACTTCGCGATGGCAGAGTGCGAGATGCCGGAAGGCCAGATGACGCCAGACCGGGTTCCGTTACTCGTCAAAGAGAATCTAGTCTTCGCGGTGCCGGCCACCGACGAACGGTTCAGCAGCAAGCTGCTCGCGGACCCTCGATATGCAAAAAAACTACTCGCAGAGGTAAGCGGTACAAGCTAAATAATACACAGGAGGACCATGTTTTTTCAGAACCTGTTCGATCAAGAATTTCGTGGCAGTCTGCTTTCGGCCGACCGCCAGTATTCTCTCAACTCTGTCGCCAGAGCCAACGTCAATCGCAGCGAGTTGATGATCGCGTGGAACCCGGAGCCGTATGACCTGTCGGTCAACACGACCCTGACAATCAACTACGCGCTCGACTTCACCAGCCCGAACTTCGCCTCGCTCTCGATCAACGTGAGTGGTTCGACGGCGAGCGCCACCAAAGCCTACGAAATTGTCAACGCACTGAACGCCAACGCGGTGTTCGCGGCCCTTTTCACCGCCAGCGTTTCCAGAGTGGACGGCCTGAACACCGTTCTGATCAGGAGCAGCCGGGACAAGACGGCTATCCGCGCCTACATCAGCAACACGTCGGCCGAAAATGCTCTGCGGTTCAACAAGAAGGCGGCAGTTGTTGAACTGCCCTCTTACTTCGAGCGGTTCGCCATTTCACAAGCTGCTACCTACCCGGAACTGCCGGTCGGCATTTTGCTGAAGTTGAACTTGGCCGACGCCAATGATCAGGCCGTGATTACGCTCGCGGGAATGGATTACACCTCGCCGAAAGCCGACTGGCAACTCTTGGCGGGCAGTAACGATGCGTTCCACTTCACAAAGAACAGTTACACCGGCACGAACCTGATGACTTCGATTTACTACCCGGCCGGCGCGAGGGTGGGGGACTTGGCGAAGAAAACGACCTACACCTACGACGGCAGCAATAACAGGCTCACTGCCGCAGAAGTGCCATACATTCTGACTTCGGGCGATTTGATTACGCCTTGATCGGTCTGACCTGACTGCCGAGGACGTTGAACTTGGAGCCGCGAAGCTCCTCGGCGACAGCGTCCTCAGCAACTTTTTTGGCGTCGGCCATATTGTCCGCTTCGACTTCTTTCGTTTTGAACTCGGCTCCGAGTCCACGGTCGTAGCGAACCACCACCTCGAACTTGCAGATATTCTTTTCCGGTAACTTGGTTCCGCACCACGGGCAGTAGATGATGCCGGGGTGGTTGTCGCCGAAATCCCACGCTCCCGGCCCGCCACAGATGTGGGTCACGCCGGTTTCACAACAGAGTTTTACTTTAGTCCCCATTTTCGTTTCATCTCTTCGAGGAATTGTTCCTTCATCCTTTGGCCGATGGCAACATCGCGTTGGTCGGCGAGGTTGATGTATTCGTATTCTTTCTTGCGGGCAACCACTGCCAGTTTTTCGATTTCCATTTCCCAGTCGCCTGGGGCGAACGCCCCAAGTTCACCACTCATCTCATGGTACACGATCTCGCCCTTCCACCGCACCCAAATTTCCGGGCCGTCAAACTTGATCTCCAGATGAAGCCCCCGACTGTAGCCGTTAAAGAGGTAGGCGTTCGCGGCCATGCCCGCATCGGCCGTGGGGATTTCGCCCTCTTCGAGTTCGTCTTCTTCGAGGAAGTTCTGTTCGAGGCCCATCATGTTCTCGAATTCATGGAACATGGCACGCCTGCCGCCGCCGTGTCGCCCGTAAACCTTGTCTCCCAACATCCGCGCGACGCACGCGAGCTTGCCCTCGCCGCTCATAAGACCCTTGCGTACCGCCTCGACGGTGCGTTGCTCGCGGATGATGTCTTCTTTTGATCGCATGATGCGACTATATACCTCGGAGGCACAATGGAAACCAAGAAAAACCTAGCAGTGACGCAGACACAGCAGAACAGACGCCCGTATGGTCCGTCTCGCCCGCCAACCCCTACCCCTTCAGAGAGCGTGATCCGCCGTGACGGTGAGATCCGTTTCTTCATGGACGAGGAGTCAAACACCCCCTTCATCCAAAACGTTCAGGTTCCGACCGAGAACCCGGACCCGCCGTTTTCCGTTCAGAACTACAAGGGTTATTCCCCCGATCCGAACTCACCACAGGCGCTCGCGGCCAACTGCATGGCTACGCTCTGCTCGGCCCAAAGGATGTTGAAGAAGTACCTCGGCACGCTCCCGAAGTGGGCGGCGGTCAAAGTTCTTCGCGTTTACCCGAACGCCGGGAACCAGTTGAACGCCTTCTACAATCGCGAGTCGTTGCAGTTCTTCACGGGCCGGAACCCTGTGAACGGGCAGGTGGTCCACACCTGTTTGTCGAACGACGTGGTCACCCACGAATTCTTTCACTCGGTACTTGACTCTTTGAAGCCCGTGCTGTTCAATACTCCATTCATTGAACAGGGTGCGTTTCACGAAGCGTTCGCCGACTGCGGCTCGATCCTGCATGCGATGTCGATTGACCCGGTTTTGACCTATACTGCACAGCAGATGGACGCGGCCCAAAGCAGTACCATTGCGTCGTCCGTAGCACCGGATCTGGGCTATGCGATCAACGGGGTGATCGGCGGGCTGCGTGACGCTTCGGTTCCGTACTACTACATCGATCCGGCCACACTGCCGAGATCTGCGCCGAAGAACCAGTTGTCCAGCGAGGTCCACAGTTTCAGCCGCGTGTTCAGCAGTGCGTTTTACGCTGCGATCATGGCCGTTTACGCCAAAGTGAAGGCACCGGGCGGTATCGGCACACGCGAAGCACTGATCATCGCACGCGACGAAATGGCTACGGTTTTGTTCCGTGCGGTACAAAACGCCCCGCTGACTCCGAGGTACATGGCTTCAATTGCGAGTACCATGTTGACAGAACTCGCTACCGGGCCTTACGCAACTGAAGTTGCGAGCGTTTTTGCGACGTGGGGGTTGACCACGGTTCGTGCGGCCTCGACCGAAAGCGTCGAGGTTTTGCCGACCGACAAGGCTGTGAAGATCGGCGATCAGGATTTCTTGATTCGCGAAAAAAGCACTCAGATGGTACTGGCGGATACAATGATTGTCGGTCAGTCTGACAATCCGCTGTACTTCTGTAAGGTTGATGTCCCGCACGAGCAACTTTTGGTCGCTCAGGGCTTCGGCATGGCGGGGTTCGTAGACGGCGCAGAAGACGAGGAAATTCTCGATGAAGTTAAACTTGGTCTTGACTATATTTGGGAGTCGGACCTAGTAACCCTTCACGGGGAGCCGGTCAAGGACCACCACGTTTTCAAGGTTGATGAATCAGGCTCGCTGCTGAGGACCAGCTATAATTCCGACGACGGCTACTTCAACAACGCCACCTTGCCCGGTGCGCCAGAGTTTGGTAAGCCGTGGAAACCAGAAAACAATTCGGGGTGTTGCTCCGGTTGTAAGAAGAAAGTAGACCCTCCAGTTCGTCCACCGAAACTGGGGTGCTACGTCAACGAACGAGTGTGCGGCTCTCGTACTGTGCGAAGCTGCCAAGTCGTCCGTCAAAAGGTGTGTTAACCAACCCAGAGAGGGCTATCATGGCAGCTTTCCCAGAAGACGATTACAAGAACCGGAACGCGATGTCGTCCGGCGTTCCCGGCGGATTCGGCGGGGGCGTCGATGACGATGATGACTTCGACGGCGACCTAGACGACGATGACGACGACTGGGACGACGACGATGATCTCGATGACGATGACGATGACGATGACGACTTCGATGACGAAGACGACGATGACGACTGGGATGATGACGACGACTTCGATGACGAAGACGATGACGACCTAGACGACGATGACGACTGGGATGATGACGATGACGATGACGACGACGACGACTTCGATGACGATGACGACGACGATGACGTGAACTTCTGAGAGGCGCAATGATCGCGGCTTTGGAGTTCTACATTCGCAGTACAGATCTTCGTAACAACCTTCCGGTCCCTTGCTCTTTCTGCCTGGAAAGCGAGCGTGGCGACCGGAAGGTTGTTACTTTGAACGACGCTTATCGCCACCCCGATCAGATCGCGGTCAGGCAATGGAATCTCACCGAGTGCGAAGACAATCAATCGCTCCCAACTATTCAGGAACGGATCATTCCACGCGGCGAGGTTTTTATCAGTGATGCGGTGATCATTCCCAACCACCGGCTTCTCAATTTGGTCAACGGTATCGGCATACCGAGCGGCCTCAATTTCCGAAACAAGCCCATGCCGGCCGATCAGTACACTCGGTTCTACGACAAGCTTCTGTCGATGGAATCTCAACTCTTCATCAAAGAGACGTGGGTCTGGCGAGAGTTCATCAGGGTTTATTTGCCTTTGATGTACACTCTGATTTACAGCGAGCGGGACGAGTTCGACCGGCTCAGAGAAATCATGTCGATGATCCCGACCAACCAGCCGGAATTGTGGCATAAGTGGTTGAGGTGGAAGAAGTACATGCTCGATATGCCGGGCGTTCCGGGCGAAATCCTCTTCTACAAAGAATACGGGTCCGTCTTCCGCTTCGTGTGACTCACGGGTTGACACCCAGTTCTTTGGCCCTATACATGTTCCGTTTTATTAGGTCGCGGTCGTCGTAGCTCGGTTGTGTGATCTCTCGCGGCGGCTTTTTGCGTTTCTTCTCTTTGCCGAACTGTTCTTCTTTGCCGGGTGGTCTGGCACCTTTGGTGTTGCCGGCAATGGGTGCGTTCGGTCCCAACATGATTTGGACCGGAGGCGCGGGTGCGGTTCCCCACGAATCGCCCGCCGTCTCTCTCATTTTGACGTACTCGGCGAAGGTCATTGGTTTCTCCTGAAATCTCCAAAACGTCATTCGTACTAACTTATATACGGCATGGAAACCAAGAAACCCTGGCCCGGCATCATGACGATTCTTTCTCTCGAACAGGTCCGCGACGGCTGCGTGATCTACCGCGAGGAGAACGTACTCAACACACTCCACTTTCTGGGCGAGCAGTTCCTTTTGAACGCCCTGTTCCTGGGCGGCAACGCGCCGAACACATACATCCCCAACAACTACTACTTGGGGTTGGACAACAGGACGATTCTGGCAATTGGCGATACGATGGAGAGCTTGCAGAACGAGCCGTTCATCAACGGGTATTCACGTCAGCCGGTCAATTCTACGACCGGCTTCTCGATGACGGTTTCGGGCGGGGTGCATCAGGTGTCGAGTCAGATCGTGACCTTCTCGGCGGTCGGCGGGAGTTGGGGACCGTGCAGCAACATCTTCTTGTCAGATAAACCAAACACGACGGGCGTATTGATCAGCAGCGCGAAGCTGACGAATCCGGTAACGGTTCAGTCTGGGGACTCGGTGAACATGCGGATGGGCATGTCACTTCGGTACTGCCCCGCCAGTTGACGGAGTCCCAGAAATACTCCCAGTCCCGAATCTCGACGTAGTGAAGCACCTTGCTCTTTTTGCCGTTGGGGGCTTCGACCACTTGGAGTTGTTTGAACTTGAGCCAGCCCATCCCCTCTTTGTTTCCCAGTCTCTTGTAATCCGGCGTTTCCTCGTCGTCGGGCTTCGGTTGCGTCAGGTTGATCCTGTAGCCGCTCGGCGTAACGGCAACCATCAGGGTCTTCGGTTCGTTGGTGACCGTGTACTGACAGAACACTTCTCGCGCCGGTGCCGATCCCTTGTTGTCATCGAACCACACCGGGATGCTGATGCCGATAGCCGCAACTTGCTGGCGTTCCTCTACCAGAGTTTTTCGCTGCTCCGGGGTCAGATAGATGACGTGGTTGACGATCAACAGCTTTTCTTTCTGCTCGAACATCCCTTATCCTCCGAAGAACGGACAAATCGTGGCGTAATCGCACCGTTCGCAGTGGTAGCCCGGACTTCCCCAGACTTCGTCCGGTCGCATCGACTGGATCTGCTTGAAAGAGGTTAGCAGTTCGGTCGCGGCCGAGTCAATGCTCTCTTGGGTGAAAGTGGCGTCAACCAGTTCGGCACCTTCAAGGTAAAACAAGGCCGCTCGGATTTTCTCCGGGGCGATCCCGAAGGTGCGGTTCACGACCATCGCGTAGGTCCGCAACTGGAGGTCGTAGTTGACGTTCGCCTTCGTCTTCCGCCATTTGTTCTTCTTGCTGGTCTTGTAGTCGATGATGTACGCCCGTTCCTTGTCCTTCGTGAACACCAGCCGGTCGATGAAGCCCTTCACGCACCGCTTGTGCGGCGGGTCGAGGTCGAACAGGAACGGCCATTCGATTTCACCACTGAATCCGATCCTCTGGTGGAGCGATTCGATGGCACGCAGGTGTGAAATCAGTTGCTCTTTGCTGTACTCGACCGGCAGTTTGGGCGGCACCTTCTGGTCGTCTTCGAGGAGCAGTTTTCCCGCGAAAACTTCGCCGGCACAGTGTAGAATGGGGGTCTTGCCCTTGCGTCGGACATACTCCTCGGCGGCGCGGTGGACGATCTTGCCGTAGATGAAGTAGCACGCTTCGGGCTTGTCAGATACCACCTTGAGGTGATACTTATACTTGTACTGCTGGTTGCAGAGATCCCAAACCCCGTAGCGGCTCACCGACATGTGTTCGATGGTCAGGAATTCGGATTTCGGTGCGTCTTCGGGATTCATGAGTACCTCCAACCAGCATTATACCCTTTGATTCGGATTAGTCATGGCAATTGATTTCGGTCGATTCAAACACTGGGTGCAGGACCGTTTCCCCGACGCCATTGTCAAGGGGAAAGAGATCCGCATCAACTCCATTTTCGAGTCCGACCACAACTACCACCTCTGGTGCAGTCCGTCTGGCGGTAAAAAGAAACGCGCGAACGGCGTGTTCCACTGCTTCAAGACGGACAACAAAGGGTCGCTCGTCAAGCTCGTCATGTTGGTTGACAAGATCCCCTACGACGAAGCCTCGGCCATTTTGAAGGGGGAAGCCAACCTCGGCGAACTCGAACGTCAGGTCGAAGAACTGATGGAAGCGGCCGACCGGCCGTTCATCGAGAACAAACCCAAAGTTCGCATCTCCCTGCCGGACGAGTGCTACGCCATCGACGGGTTGCGCGGCTGGTGGGGCGACAAGGCCCGTGAGTACCTCGCCGAACGCAAGATCCCGCACGACGGGCTTTACATCTGCACCGGCGGCAAGTACAAGGCACGGATCATCCTACCGTATTACGACCGGGATGGCGATCTCTGTTATTTCAACGGTCGTCACATCGGCAAATCCAAGTTGAAGTATCTCGGCCCGGAGAAAGAGATCGGCGTCGGCAAGGAAGACGTGGTCTTCATGCCGGGAGGCGTTTGGCCCGCTCTTGGCTCGACCGTTCACCTCTGCGAAGGCGAGTTCAACAGCAAGAGCCTGTCGCTGTGCGGTTTCAACGGGGCGGCGGCGGGCGGCAAAAACCTGAGCGAGAAGCAGGCCGTTCTGCTCAAGGACTACAAGCTTGTCATCTGTCTGGACCGCGACAAGGCGGGCGAAAAGGGTTCGATGGCAATGGCTCAGAAGATCATGAGCATCAGTCTGCGGTTCGGCAAAGACAAGTTGAGACTGGTTCAACCGCCGGAAGGGTACAACGACTGGAACGACATGTTGAAGAAATTCGGCACGAAGATTCTCTATGAGTATGTCCTTCGCGCCGAAACCACACTCGACAGTGAGTCGCCGTTCGGCGCGGCTGCTTACTCAGCTAGGTTGAAATGAAAGAAGCTCTCGAAAACCTCAAATACTTTGTCGGCAAGGCCGTCAGCATCTTCACCGGACCCATCAACCGCGACTTTGACGAGCGACAGAAGTGCGACTACTTCGTCGGGATCGTCAAGTCGGTCGATTCGATGGGAATTATGACGCAGCACCCCATTACGGGCTGCTGCAACTACTATTTCTACAGCCAGATCGTCGGCATCGCCGAAGAACAGATTCTGGATTCTGCCAATCCCGAACACGCCACGGTCATTGCCGAAATCGAAGCAAAACGGCGGATGGCTACTACGCCCCCGCCGTCGAATAATTTGGTCGATGTCAATGCCTTGTCCAAACTGGCCGGACTCCATTAAGACTCGCGATAGATCCTTTCCGACACCGCCCTCATCTTCTGTTTGAAACCCGACACACCTTCGCCGAAGTGCTTTTTGACCTCTTCGTCATCGTCTTCATAGGTTTTCTTCTTTTTCTTCTCGCTGGACATTGCTTGGATGTCTTTGTACTTACCGGCCTCAATCAACTTCAAGAATTTTCTCCTTAAAGTCTTGCTATCGGATATGTGATCCCATGTGTCCATCAGCTTTTTCACCAGTTCACGATCCGTCTTGACAACCTTTTCAATTTTGGAGGCGAACTCTTCGTATTGGGGTTCGTAGAGCCGTTGTTGGACAGCAGCCGTTTCTGGATTGTCTTCAAAATTGTCGCTTTTATCGTGGGACGAAAGTGCTTTCAAGTCATCGAAGTCCGACCGCTTTTCGGTGTCCTTTGGGTTTTCATCGGACATATTGTGAATCTCGGCGCGGTCGCCAACCTCTGGCTTTTCGTCTTCCGAACGATGACCCTCTTCTTTGTCTTTTCTGAGAAGTCTTGCAATTCGTTTCGTAACCTTGTCTTCGGTATCGTCCGGTCGTTCGACACGACCAGCTAGATCCAACTGATTGAAAAATTCGGGATAGTATTTGCTGAGGATCTCGTGCCTCGGATCATCAATTCGCAATACTTTTGGCAAAGTAAACGGACCACTTTGGCTGCGGTTAGTTATCCGCTTGCCGTTGTTTCCGCGATTGTTATGCAGATTCTTTCGTTTGCCAAGTTTGTTCCACGGCTCGTGTATCGCTCGGAGAATCTCCTGTTCTCTGGTGTTCAGACCACTCCATGCGTCACCCTTCTTTTTCTTCTGCCTGAAAAGCTCCAAGTATCTGTTAGTCGCAGCGTGGATTTCTTTCAGTGGGTATTTGTCTTCAGCCGTGTCATTTTTCGGACAATGTCCAGAACGACAAGCACCAATAATAAGTCTTTTCTTGGAATCATCGAGTTTTCCGAAGATACCAAAAGTGGTTCTGGTGTCTTTGAATATGCCAAATTTTTCAGCCTGCTTATCGAGAGTCAGTTCGGGTTTTTCGGCCGGTTTTAGCGGGGCTGTACTGCCGTCGTCTCCCTCATCATCGGCGGCAGACCCAGGCACGAAATCGTCATCATGCACAGTCGGCGTTCTTGGTTCCGGCGTCGGCTCCGGTGTCGGACGAGGCTTTTCGGGTGCTGGTGTACTGCCCACACGAGTTGCCATACTGCGAACGCGATTCATCATGTCGTCCAAACTGGACGCGATGGTCTGACGGAGTCTGGCGGTCCAGTTGTTTAGGATCTTTCGGATCAGTGGTTGTGGTGCTGCGGAGGCGTCTTCCCACAGGGTGTCCGCGAGGTTTTTGAGCATCGCGTATTCGCGGACGGTGGGCGGTTCGAGGTCGGTGCGGCCGAGTGCGCCGATCTTGTTTTGCCAGTAGTACGGGTTGGAACGACGGTCGCTACCGAACAGGTTCTTCCACCAGTTGTGAACGCGGGTAAAGAACCCTCGCTTGGAAGGCAGCTTGTCGTTCATGATCTGCGTTTGCAAATCGTTGACGAGTCCGACGACCTTCTGGTCCAGATTTCTTCTGACGGAAGCCAGTTGCTGGTAAAGAGCTTCTAGTTCGGAGGCGAAGTCCTTGCTCCCCTCGAAAAAGCTCAGTTGTTCGTACAAATCGATTGTTCTCAGCATAATCCCCCTGATTATTTAGAGGGGCTGAACCAATTTCAAAGTTGATGGATTGCAAAAACGGGTGTCCCACGATGACGAGCATTATGCTCTCGAACATCAGGATACTGGACACGCACACGGCTTGATAGCCGTGTACCGTGCAGATGTACCCGTTGCATTCCAAATCGGTCCCAATTGGGAATTTGGCTTTCGCCTCTTTCAACAAGAGGGTGATGTTTCTCAAGACTCTCCGATTTTCTTAACCGACATGAGAGACGAGTCGAACTCGTGGAACTCACTGGTGACGTACTGGAGCCTGAGTTCGTCAAAGTTTTTGGCCTCGTCGTCGTCGTTGATCTCGAAGTAGAACGACTTGCCGCGCCGCCCGATGATCCTGAAGTTGTGCATCAACACATACGCCGCCGCTCCCAGATCGGTCAGGAACTTGCACGACGAAAAGTCTTGATCGGGGTCGGACTCATCCACCTTTTTCAAAGACATCAGGCAGTGGTCGAAGCGGTGAAATTCACTCACGAGGTAGTCCAGCTTCCACCGTTTGAACTCCTTGAGCTTTTCGGCCGGGACGTAAAAGAAAATCGTCTTGTCGCGACGACCAGACAATGCGCAACCCTTCATGGCCATGTACGCGGCTACGCCGAGGTCGCTCACCGGCATCGGGATACCTTTTGTTCCTTCTTTCATTTGCCTTCCTTCTTGAACCGGGGAGCATGCTCCCCGGTTCTTTGTTGTTCATAGCACGTTTGCGATTTTCTTGCCCAACTCACGCGCCACGACCTTCTCAGCCTCTCGCGGCGGCAGGATCGCCGACAGAGCGGTCACGGCCGCGTTTATCTCACGCATGTCGAACTTGGTTTCGATGCCCTTGACACACAACTTATTCTTCCAGCGGTTGTATGTCACCACGCCTCCACCCATGTATTTGGAGATCAACTCGAACATGCGGTTGTCGTTGGCCTCCACCTTCTTCGGATCTGGGAAAACTTCTTGAACGGCACTGTAGATGTTCTCAAGGCTCTCCATGCCCCACTTGATTTCATCCACTGGGATCGGCGGGTGGTCCGTGAGCGCCCCCTTCTCGTCCATGATCTTTTTGATCAGATCCTTGTTCTCGTTCATCGTGAGCGTGATGTACTCTTTCGGCTGCTCGTACTCTTCGCACTGGAACAGCAGCTTGCCCTTCGGCAGTTCCGGGTAGGCTTCGGTTTTGGTGTACTTGGCCCGTTCTGTTTTGCGTTTGCCGGCCTTCCAGTCGTCAATGTTCTTCTGGACTTCGTCCTCTTTGGCGAAGTCGTCTGCGGTCTTCATGTCCTCAAGCGTCGGCTTGCGGAGCCTGGGCTGATCCAACAGGTCGTTGATGTTGGGTTTGTTTTTCGTCTCATCCATTTTGGGATTCCTATCTTTGTTACTTTCGGGTTGACGCCTCGGCAGCGAGCAGACACCCACGAGCAACACTGTACAAGGTGTCCTGCGGACGGATCACTTCGCTCACCTTGATCGGCAGCTTGGCGTCGTCCAGAACAGTCTTGAACATTTCCACGAAACCGGGCGGCGAACTGGTCCCACCGGAAACAACGATGTCGAACGGGTCGTCCGTCCTTACGACTTTGCTGTTCTTGTTCAGGCCGTTTTTGATTTCGGATACGCAGTGTTCGATCATCAGCCGGTACTGGCTGATGATCGCCCGTTCGATGAGGTCACCGGGAGCTTTCGAGAGATCGATCTTCATCTTCTGTTTGTTGATGAAGGTCGGCGACTCGGCAGTGGCTCGCGCCGCCTGCTTGTCGATCCAGTCTCCGCTGTTGACGATTGCGAAAGAGAAGACGGGGTTGCCGAACATGGCCATACACAGGTTGACCATACCGGCCCCGAAGCTGATCCCGATTCCCGTGTACGCCTTCTTCGACAGTTCGGCGTAAACGAGGGCGAGGGCTTCGTTAATCGGGTGCGGATCGACTCGCATTCCGTCCTTGTTCCTGAAGGCTTTGAAGATGCCTTCGAGCGTCAGGCGGTGGAAGTTCGCGTCCGTTTCGACGTTGATTGCGTTGGCCGGGACGCAGAAGTAGAGAGGCTCCTTGTCCTCCTTCACCGTCTCGATCAGCGAGTGGATCATGATGCTCAAGATCTGGTAGGCTTCCTTTTCCTTCGGGTTCACGCACCCGTCCGACATCGGCCGCTTCAACTCCATCGAGTTGATCGCGTAGGCCATCTTGACCGCCGACTCGCCGAGGGCGTAAGCCAACTTGTCCCTCTTGATCAGCGGGACACCAGCGTTATTCATCATGTTGTAGACGAAGTCGTTTTCGAGAGGAATCTCGATAAATGCGTTGACTTCGCGCTTGTGAACGAAGTTTCCCTTTTCGTCACGCTTGGAGCATACGAGGTTGTATGTGCCAACGTCAAATCCGATTGCCATGTCTTTCACCCTTTCGTTTTGAGGTCTTTCGATCTCACTTGTCGTACTTTCCGAATTCAATCGTTTCGGTGGATGGTGTGAACTCAGGTATCATCCACTCTGCTGCCTCTGCGGGCTTCGGTGCCATCTGCTTTTGCTCAGGCACCTGATCCGCACTCGCTACCGACGCCACAGACATTCCCACCACACCGCCACCAAGATTCAGATTCAGGTCGATTACCAACCTGACCGTTATCTCTCCGTCGCGGGTCGTGATGTTCACGTTCTGTGGTTTGATAACTTGAGGCATGAGCTATTTACCTAAGTCCGGCGTATTTTAATCGAGTATCTCTCATTCGATTTGTGGCTTGTACGGCCACTTCGCCATCATTTTTTCTATACCGTCCATCACCATGTCGGACGTGATCTCGCTCGCACACGGCTTGATCGTTTTCTTGCACTCTTTTTTGCACATCGACCAGTTGAAGCACGGGCCGCAATCCCAGTTGCTGTCGTCCCTGTGCTTTTGAACGAGTACGAAGTCGAAATACTTTCCGTACACTTTTCCGTCGCAGTAGGTAAAAATTCCCACCAGCGGTTTCTTCAGCCCGCCCGCGCAGTGGAACGCCGACGTGTCAACGCTCAAGACGTAGTCGGCCGCGTCCAGTGCCGTTATCCACTGTCGCGTGTTCAAGCCGCTCAAGGTTCGGCACCCGATCTGATCGAGGTGTGGCATGGACTTGTTGTGCAGACAAACGACGTTGCACCCCTTCTGCCAAACTCGCGTGACGACTTCCGTCTGTAGTGCCGGCGACATGTCCTTGCCGATCTGAGCCGACGCGGGACACATTGCCAAGATCGGAGCGTTCGGACTCGATACGCTGCGTTGCAGAAGTTGACGGGCGGCTTTCTTCTCTTCGGCCGTTACGCCGAGATACATTTCGTGCTTGCCAATTACCACGCCACAGTGGTTGGCCCAGATGTCGCTGCGGTGCTTGTCGGCTCTGGGTGCGATGGCGTTCTCGTACCGGCCGCACGCGAAGGTGATGTTGTAGACGAGGGTGAAGTCGGCTTTGTTGACGGTGCGGCAGTCAACCACTTCGTCAACAAATGGATGTCTCGCGGCGGCTTCCAAGTATTGTTGGGGGACGGCCCAGGTGATGTGACATTCGGGCATCACACGTTTGAAGCTCTCGAACATCATCCTTTGCATCAGGATGTCGCCGAGGCCACCAACGTCGCGAACGACCAGCACCCTATCACGTCGCTCGTAGTAATCTCTAAGACCCCACGCCGGCGCTTTTGAAGGTGTCTTTCTCTTGATCTTCATGACTATAGTTTAGTGCCTTCAAACGAAAAAGCCCGACATTGCTGTCGGGCTTTCTGTCCGGCCATTAAGGGCAGACATCGGTTCAAAAACCGAGGGGTGGTACTCAGCTTGTCGGGGTGCTGCGGATCGTGAGGATGACCTGCACGGTTGCCGTGGTCGCGCCGGAAGCGGTGTTGTTGAACTCCAAGCGGCTGATGACGGCATCGCCGATGTTGAAGGTCTTGGTTTCGTTCGCCGAGAGGTCGAAGATGGCCGTCGAAAGACCGTTCATCTTCACGCGGATCGCCTGACCACTCGTGTTCTCGATGCTCGCCGAAACAGCCGCCGCGCCGTTGTCGCCCGTTACATCGATCACGTTCGATGCGTACACAGAACCGCCAGCGATGGTCAGGTCGTAAACACGAGGGAAGGTGTTCTCAGCCGGGTCACTGGAGTAAATGCTGCCGTCGTCGGTCACGACTTCGATGAACGCCTTTTCCAGAGTCGTCTGCGGGTACGCGAACTGCTTCCAATAGTTGCAGTCCGTGAAGGTTTCACCGTCGAAAAGTTGACGGTAAGTCTTGTTCGGGCCGGTGACCCACATCGTCCGCTGAATCGACGGCGACATCTGTGCGCCAGTGGACGGGTTAAGGTCCAATACGCCCTGCTGAGTGTTGTTCAGCTTTACACGAAATACGCTCATTGTTCTCCTTGATGGGGTGCCTAATCCCTGTCTTCTGTCTATATGTAGAAGCACTCAAATAGAAATCACCGCACCCCACGGACAGATTACGCGGAAGAAGCCCGTCCCCAATCCGGTGTCGCACAGGTGCGTCATTTTGCCTTCGAGTGCGGCCGACCAAACAGCGACCGATTCGACCCCTACAACGACGCCCGCGTCACGCCAGTCACAGTCCTCTCGGACGACGTACCCCTGGCTGGCGTACTTCTTGGTCAGCTTTGTTTTTTCTTCTTCTGTAAGTGAGCGGGTAGGCGATATGCCTTCCGCCGCCAGCTTGACGAGTCTGTTTTCCGTGTCCGGTTTGTGTCCGGTTGGGTTGATCTTGATTCCCGAATCATTGAAGAACTGCTGGACAGGGTGTGATTTCATGTCGCATCGGATCTCTTTGATATGTCCGAATTGTGTCCCCCACGGTTCCCTGACCATCTGAAACGCCGCCTTTTCGGAGACGAACCGTTCTCCGTTGCACAGGTGTTCTTTGCACCCTATATACACTTGCAATCCGGGCAGTTGTTGTTCGGCTTGTGGCCGAAGGCCATCGAGTAGTGTGACGTATTCGTCGCACGGCCCGAAGTAGCACACACAGTATTTGTTTTTGACTTCGCGGTAACGCGGCAGGTGAAGATTCATGTCGGACTCCAATCTGATCAAAGAAACGATGGACGATTTCTTCAGTAATTTTGGCGCGGCCGATGACCCGCATGCGAAATTACTCATTCAAATGGTGCTGGCCGAGGCTCTGCGTCCTGGCAACAAAAACAACAATCGATTTTGGGTGAAGTGCGATGCGAATGTTGAGAAATGTCCCGTCGTGCCGCATACAATAGTTCATGGGAAAACCGTGGTCTGAATCCGAGTTGGAATTACTTCGTCAGCTTGGGCCGTCAAAACATTCGACTGAATTAATTGATTGCTTGCCGGGCCATACTGCACCTGCCATTGCCAAGATGAGGAACAGAATCGGCGTAGTTATTACGGCTGAGTGTCGTTCTAGGTCTGGCGAAAAGGCCGCTCGGTTTCGCAATGGCTGCAAACTCGACCAAAACCTTTCCTTGTCTGATTTTGACGACTGCGTTTTTCAGGTACTGATCGGCAGTATGTTGGGCGATGGTTGTGTGACCAAAAGCGACGACTGCAAAAACTACTTCTTCTGCGAAGGACATGGTTCCAAACAGACTGATTACCTCGAATGGAAAATGAACATCCTGTCGCCTTTCATGTCGCGATGGAATTCAAACAAAAAGACGCACATTTCTACGGCCCGTCATCCGATATTTACTTCATTGAGAGATCGATTCTACAAGGCCAGGAAAAACTGCGACAAAAGCATAATTCCAGTAGACTTGATTTCCAAGCTGAATTTTTTCGGGTTGATGATTTGGTACATGGACGATGGCTACCTGGGGACTACCAGAACCGGCCGTCTTAGCAATGGACTCAAAAAATCGCCACAACCTTCAATATCAGCCAAAGGATGGGATCGTATCGACTTGGAGAACGCGGTGTCCATTTTGAATCAAAACTTAGATCTATCAATGTACATCAAGTATTACAAACACAGAAATGGTCAGAACAAGTTAGTTATGCTTGGCAAAAGCAGAGACTTCTTGCTGTCTAAATGGAAGACAATTTCACAAGAACGTAAACTGCCGGCTTGTATGTCGTACAAGCTAGAATGCGAGGTTTGATGAGTCGTTGTTACCTGTATCTGGCGCGGCGGGACAAAATGGGGGCCAGAGTGGTCACGGTGCTGGACGGCCCGCAGCGACCGCCAATCCGACTCGTTGATCTGGAATCTCTGAAACTGCCCCCGACGATTCATGCGAGTGTCGAGAAGATCATTTACGACAATCGCATGTATTGGGAGCCGTGGATCGAGTCGGCCGAACACTACCAAGAGTTGAGGAAGAAACTACACGCCAGGGGTTTTCAAGGGCTGTATCCGAGTTGCAAACCCTTGTTCGACGGCACCTCTTTCTTGCTGCCGCCGAAGGCCGACCTGAAGAAGCACCCGAAGAAGAAGACGATGTTGACGAGGAAGTCTTAGCGGACGCTTTTCCGGTTGGTGTAGAACGTGCCTGCCCCCGCGTCGATCAACAGGTGGTCCCCGTCTTGACTGATCACAGTTCCGCCCTTGCGGTAGAACTGCCTTACGGACTCGTACAGGTCGCCCTGATCGGACTCCGCGACCTGTAACAGCTTCTTGGGCGACAACGCCGAAGACACTCTCTTGCCTTCGAGGTTCTTGGACCCGGCGTCCTGGCCTTCGATCCACTTTCTGAAATCGCTAAGTGACAATGGGTGTTTACCCTTTTCCATACTCCTACTTTCCCTGGAAGAAACGGCTCAAATCCTCCAGGGGTATATACGTTGCAACCTTCAACTTCGGGCCGACCGAGTGCTGTACCGTCTTGCAGCCGTTGTTTTGAGACAGCCAATACAGATTGCCGTCGATCAGTTTGTTTGCGGTCAGGTGCTGTGGATAGTACCACTTCCCGTCCTCACTCTGCTCGCTGCCCTGCCTCTGCTCATCGAACGCTTCGTCGCAGAAAGCCAGAGCCAGCTTCTGAACCCCGAACTTGTGCAGAAGGTTGATGGCGGCACAAACCGGGTTGCGGTAGTCATCGATCTTGTACTTACAGTCCCTGTTCTCGACCCCGCAGTACCATGCGTCACTCGACGGACAGTACCTGTACTTCATTCCGGTGTAGCCCTTCAAGAACTCGCTGTTCGCGCGAGTCGAAGCGATACACTTGGTCGTCGTTGACCTCGGTAGATAGCTCTGAGCTTCCGAATAAGGGTTGTTGACGACGTAGAAATTGGGACTTCTTTTTGTCGATTTCCATTTGGACAAACTCCCGTTGACCGCGAAGATCAACACGTCCTTCGGCAAGGCCGCGATTTGCTCGTGACCCGACTCGAAGTCGAAGCCGTCCGAAACGATTACCGCCTTGTTGACGCTCAAATTCTCCGTGTCGATCCACGGGTACTTGGCCCGCATCGACCACTGCTCGTTCTTGAGGATCAGCGGGTAGTCGGCGGTTGACAAAAGTCGGTTGATGTCTTTGTACGGAACCCCGCTGACGCCGGGGTTCCGTACCCACAAGTCGTCTCCGACGTGCAGGTACTGGTTCTTGTTCGCGTGTTTTTTCAGTCTGTACACCTTACCTCCTACACGGTACGAATCTGACGCACTGGCCCTCGCCCTCGTCGTCGCTGAGTAGTTTGCTCATGTCGAGTTCGACCTTGTGCGTGATCGGGTCGCCACGGTACACCATTTCCACTTCCGGCTTCTCTGGCAGGACCAAGTGGATCGCGGTCGGGACGTTGCTGACCAAGTGGATCGCGGTCGGCGCACCCACCAGTTGGATCGATTCAGGTACGCCCACCAACTCCATCATCAGCTTCCTCGGCACGTCCTCGGCCATTCGCAATTCGATGAACTCAGGTACGTCCTTGTTCTTCAAGAAAATGAATTCCGGTACGTTAGTCGCCCTCAGTTCAAAGAACTCAGGCAGGTTGTGTTTCAAAGAGATCTCGTTCGGAATCGGCGTCTCGGCCTTGATTTCGATGTAGGTCGGCAACGTGGTTCCGCGAACCTCGATGAACATTGGCAGATCGTGTACCAGTCTCATGTCCGGTATTTCCGGCACCACGACCTTGATCTCGGACGGGATGCCGATGTCTTGCGCGGTTACCAGCGGAGGGTCCGACTGGAAGCTGTCAACGAAGCTCTCCTCGAACCCGCCCGACATCATCGCCATCGGCGTCACCGACGTACTTCCGCAACTGACCGTGACCACGCAACTCAGAACCGGCACCGGGTTCCAGTTCACGTCGATTACCGTGGGGACGTTCGCGTTGTATGCGAAGATTGAAGTCGGGATGTTGATGTTGTACCCCAAGATCGAAGTCGGGATATTGACGTTGTATGCCAAGATCGAAGTCGGGATATTGACGTTGTACGCCAAGATCGAAGTCGGGATGTCAACGTTGTACGCCAAGATCGAGGTCGGGAAAGACCCGTAGACGTTGATCGAGGTCGGGAAAGATCCGTAGACGTTAATCGTTGTCGGGATGTTCGCGTAAACATCGATTGTGGTCGGGATGTTATGGTACACGGTGATCGTAGTCGGGATGTTTGAAATAACCTCGATCACTGACGGAACGTCATCGGTCACCTCGATCACCGATGGGATGTCGTCGTACACGTCAATTGACGTGGGGATCTCAACGCCTTCTATGGTAATCACCGTGGGGATCACGCCCGCTTCGACCGTGATGACCGTTGGGATTACGCCGCCTTCGATCACAATGGCCGTGGGGATTTCCGGCCCGGTGATTGTGATCTCACTGGGTAGGTCTACGCCCCCGATGATTACGATCTCGCTCGGAATGCTGATCGGCCCGAATTCGATCAGACTCGGAATGTTGATTGCCGGCTCGAACGTCACAATTGACGGAATGTCAATCGGCCCGATGGGACTGACGTTGACGCACGGGATCACCAGAGGCGGGAATCCGATCTGTACCGTGGGCGGATTGATTTCGGGCAAGATCAACGGCGGGATGTCCGGCACTTCGCACACCGGCACGAAGAACTCCGTGATCGTGTTGATTTCGGCCGGTTCGGTCGGAGTCAAACGCACCGGCGGCGTCTGTGCGACGGTACACCTGTTGTTGCTCACTGTGACAACAGGGTCGATGATGGTGTTCGGAGCGTAGGTGTGCGTGCCTGACAGCAAGCTTTCGGTAAAACTCCCGTCACCGAAGTCGAGTCGGTAGCTGTTGTAGTCTCCGGTCAGTTGGACGGTGAAGTTCACTACCGTACCGCTCGCGGGGTCGGTAGAAATTGTTACAAAGGTGAACACCACGTCAACGCACGAGAAGTCGTCAAACAGGACGTTCTGTGCCTGGAGGTTTCGGATGCGCCAGTCGAGTGTCGATTGGTCTTCCGTAAAGTTGGTCCCGACGAACTGTTCGATGCGAAGGGTCGCTTCCACCAACTGGTTGTGGTGTTCGGCCATCACGAAGCCACGCACGTCGGTCCCGGCCAAGTTGAACTGGGTGTGTACGCCGCCCAAGTTCCTGACGCAATTCTTCAACGTCTTGACTTTGTCGTTGTCGTCAAGTTCGACGGAATCGTAGTAAAGAATCTCCCCCGAAATGGTGGCGAACCCGTTGTCCGGCCAGATCTCGTCGGCGTCGGCAGCGACGGGCGCAATGGGAACCGTGTCCGACCACGCTTGGTTGTCGGCGGTGAGCCGGCTCTCCGTCGTGTTGTTCACGAGGAATAGCGTCCCGTTGCTGTCAATCGCGAAGGGGAAAACGGGCTGTGGTGGAAATCCTTGTGGCACAGAACCTCTTTACTTTTTTCGATTACCAGCACAGTAGTTTGGGGTTTGACTGTGGCAGTTGGGGCAAATGAATTTCAAGTTGTAAGGCTCATTGTTGAACCAGTCACCATCTTCGTGATGAACTTGTAACCTGATTTTCTTATTTAATCAGTAAACACTCATTTGCCATTGCTCGCCGCTCGGCCTCGGATTCAGCGAGGTGAACGTGGTAGTTACTGCGTTGAACGTCATGAACGCTTTCGTGCTGTAGTCGTAACTCAAATAAGCTACGTTGTCGCCGTCCGAAGTCGCCAGAAGCGTGTTCTCGTCGGAATCGAAGTTGATCACAGTCGAGTCTTGCAACGCGCGGAACTGCGAGATGTTGGTGCCGGTGTTCGTTTGCCACACGCTCGTCGCGGCGTTGAACACGCTCAACTGCCCGGTGTTGTTGAAGAAGAACAGGCCGGGCGTCAACGACACCAACTGCCCTTCCAACTTCGCCGGCCCCGCCATCGGCGGCAGTTTGGTGATGTTCTTGAACTCGATACCGCCGACCTCTTCGGTCTTGTAGAAGTCCCTGATTCTGAAGAACGCCCCGACGCCGTCGTTCCTCAAAAAGAACCCGTTGTCCTCGTGCCAAGCTGAGCGGTAAACGCTGAAATCGCCGTCCACCGCGACACCGCCGCCGTCGTAGTTGGCCTTGTTGTTCATCAACTCGTCCGAGCCGTTGTCGTAGTTGCTCGTCGTCAGGTAATCCACCGCGTAGTCCAGTGTCGCCAACGACATGGAGATCCGCGATTGATTGGTCGGCGAGGTGAACGGCGGGTAAGACGGCATAGTGCCGAGGATGAAGTACAAGTTGTTCAGCGAGTTGAATGCGACCCAGTTCCACTGTCTCGCAATCGAATCTTGAACGATGTATGTATCGGTGAACCCCGTGTATTGCATCAGGTTGATTTGTTCCGAACCCACCGGGTCGGATGCGTTTCTGCCACTCGCCCAGTACAGCAGTCCCTGCCCCTGGCTGCCGGACTGCTGTGTGCCTATCGGGGCGAACCCGTTGTTGCGTCGGAACTCGAACTTCTGTTTGTCTTCGTTCGCCACCCCGTTCAAAAAGTTGTTGTTCAACCCGATGGGGACCGAAATGCCGCTCTTGGTTTTGAACGTTTCGCTCAACAGGCCGAACTCGTATGACTTGATCGTCGTGCCGGTGCCGAACGTCCACAGCCACAGGTTCGTCTTCTCGATGATGTCGAAGCTGTTCTTGTAGCTGGTAATGCGGTACGCGCCGAAGGACGTGTCCACACGCAGCACCATGTCGTACATCCCGCCGATACCGAAGATCGCCTTCGTGTTCCGGCTGTTGCTGTGCAACTGGTCGTCGGGGATGTCCCATGTGTATTCCACAATCGGGTCAATCGGGAACCCCGACCCGTTCACGGCTTCGCCCGAATAGGTGCGGCCGGTTGACGGGTTAACGCCCGACTGAATTTCAATGTTGATGATTGAGTTCGTGACGGCGCGGATCACCGGCGTGGTTACGAACGGCCCGCCCACCGGGTATCCCGGCGTCAGAATCTGGCCCGTCGCCGGGATGTATTCGACAATAGCGGGATCTGGGGCCGCGATCCGTGCCGTGATCAAGCCGGGGAACACCACCGTGTCGGAGCAGAAGTCGTTGGTGGCTTTCAAGGACACGTCGTACACGCCCGGCGTCGTGTAGGTCTTCGATATGACACCGCCCGTCTCGTTGTCAACCAAGACGTTCACCACGTTGACAGGCACCTCGCTGACAACCTCGATGATCGAGATTTGTGACGCCGTGTTGTCGCCGAAGTTCCACTCGAAAACCACGTTGCCCGCGTTCCCGTCCGTACCCAGGCGGAAACACAGGTTCGTGAACTCGACCTCGAACGGGACCAACCCGATAGTTTTGTTGACCGAGAACCACGCCTTCGGACAGAGTACGATCCTTCTCAAGAAGTTGATTCGGCCTTCCATCGTTGGCCCGAACGGTTCGTCGTCTTCCGTCCCTTTGACTCCGATGAACTCTTCGATGGCGATTAACGCATCTTTGAGATGGTTGTGGTGCTTGTCCATCACGTTCATTGTGACGTTCGTGATGTTCGCGGGCTTCACGCCGTCAGTGAACTCTGGCAGGATTTCGATGCCGTCGAACGTGGTGTCGGTGTGGCTGCTGTAGAAGAACGAGATCGCTCGTTCTTCCGCCTCGCTGCACTGTTCCGTAAGCGTGATCAAACCGCTCGGAGGGAAGTTGTTCATCATCAGGTCGTTCTTGTGAACGGTGATGCTGGTGTCTCCGGGGTTGTAATCAGCGGCCAAAACGAGGCGCAACCCGTCGTGAACGAGAAACAGGTTTCTGTTTCCGTCGAACGAAGTGGGGAACAAACTTGCGGTTGGGATAGCCATCAAAACACCGTGATTTTCTGTGACAGGAACACCCGCTTCAAAGTCTGGTCGGCGAAGATGACCATCAGGGAAGGAGAATAGGTTCCGGGTTTGGCGTATGAGTAATCCGCCGTGTGTACGTTGGGGTCGGTCACGTTGAGGTTGTTGCCGTCGCCGAAGATCCAGTACCGTTCGGACACCTCGCCATCGGTCTGGTCCACGAAGCTGAACGTCGTCGGCGATCCGGGGTTGGTTTCTATACTGTCGCCCTGCAACGGCAGGACATAGAAGAACGGTGTCTTCTGGTCCTTGTTGACAGTGACGTAGTTCTTCTTGGTGACGACCCCCTGTGCGCCGGTGCCGGTAATGATGTTCAACTTGACGGTGTACACGCCCTCGGCCAAATAGGTGTGGATCGGCGAGCGTTCGACCGATGTCGTGCCGTCACCGAAGTCCCACAGGAACCGAACCGGGTTCCCGACCGTGAAGTTTTGGAACCGCACCTTCAGCGGCGGCGCACCACGGATCGGAAAACCACGGAACAACGGCTTCGGGGCCAAGAATCGGTTTTCTTGTGCTTGGAGGATACCGTTCAAGCTGAATTCGTTCGGGAACTGAGACAGACCCAGGTCGCGTTCAATCTGCATGATCGCGTCCTTGATCGCGTTGTGGTGTTCCGCCGCCACGCCACTGGTGATCGGCGAACCCTGCGGCCAGTAGGTCTGTTTCGTTTTGGCGAACCCGCGAATGAGTTTGCTGAACGAGGTGGCAGTTTTCGCCCCGTACCAGACCAACTCGCCAAGCCCCGGATCGCCGGGGTTCTTGCCGATGTGCAAGATGCCGGTGTCGGGGAACAGGGACGTGTCCTGCACGATCATGAACTTCGAGTTGAACGTAACGCTCTGCCGAAGTGATGTGATCGCCGCGTTCCGGGCTTCGTAAAGCGAGATCCACGAGTCGAGGGTGGTCGGGAACGTCGAAAGGTCGCCTGTCGAGTAGTTCGAGTCGAGGGTCGAAATCTGATCAGCCATTCAGGGCCACCTTCATTTGAGCAAGCTGTTTCTTTTCCATCAGTCGTTTCGCTTCCAAAATCTCTTGCTGCCGATTCAGGATGCCGAACATTTCTTGTTTCACGACGGTTTCGTCTGGCAGCGACAGGATCGCTTTCGCCAGTTCCCCGTCCACCCGGCCGTCGAGCATAAACTTCATGTTCATCTCGTTGGAGAACCGCGTCGTCCAGTATTCCTTCTGGGCGTTGAAGTCGTCGTACTCGATGACTTTTTGGTTCTTGGTCAGGTCCGCGAACGCCTGCAAGAAGAACGCCGCTTCTTCCTCTGTGTCTTTTTGGCGGGCGTCCAAGTCTTTCAGCGCCTTCTTCATCGACTTGAGCTTTCGCTCGGACTGCCGGATCTTGATTTCACGCCGCTTCAAAGTCAGTTCGTCTTCTTCCGGCACGTCGATGCCGAACGCTCCCTTCCGGGGGTTTTTCAGCCGTTCGATGTCGATCTCGGCCAGTTCGATGCGGTCGTTGGTTTCGTCACGTTCCAACTGGATGGCTTCGAGTGCGTCTCGGCGGGCCTTCATCTCACGGAGGCACTGCCAGATCTTGGCCTGCGGCGTCGGCTCCTTCCCGACGATGAAGTATTTAAGCTGAAAGTACGAATGCCTGCCCGTCAAAGGGTGTTTTTCCACCACGGCTTGCAGGTTTTCTAAGGTTGATTTTGATTCCACCGCAATGCTGTTCTCTGTTGACATGCTCGCTCCGTTCGGATAATTTGACTTTGCGCCGAAAAACCGGCTACAACATAGTAGAGTTACCTTCTCCCAGAAGGGTCACGATCATGGACTTTCTCAAAGGCCAAGAGTGCTACCTCAGCGGCCCCCTCTTGCTACCTCTCTGGATTTGACGAGCCGTGGATGCTTGACTCCTTCAACTACAAGGTGAGAAATGTCTAATTTCCTTAACGGTCAACTGGCATATTTGAGTGGTCCAATCGAACAGTGTTCCGCCAAAGCAAACTGGCGTCCCGAAGTCATCAAAACGCTCACCGAACGCTACGGGATGAACGTCTTCGACCCTCACGCCGACCCCAAACAACAGTGGGCCGACGACTTGAAGAAGGCCCGTACCGAAAAAGACTACGCGACGATGGCGAAGATCGCGCGTAAGTTCGTTCGCAAAGACCTTCAAGTGGTCCAGCGGTCTGACCTCGTCATCGCCTACCTGCCGTTCGGGGTTCCGACCACGGGCAGCCACCACGAGATCTTCCTCGCCAATCTACTCAAAAACCCCGTGCTGCTCGTCTGTCCGCAAGGCAAAGAGTATAATCCTCTGTGGTACTTTGGGTTCATCCCCGACGATCAGATGTTCGGGAGTTGGGACGAACTCTACCAGTACCTCGACAAAGTTCATAACGGCGAGATGAAGTACAACTACCGTTGGGACTTCATCTGCAACTTACTCTGAGGCAGCAGTGTCAGACAAACCCTACTTCGGCGTGTGGCAGTATCTCGGCATCGTCAACGAAGGGACGCCGAAGGTTGCGGCCGAGGTGATGAACGTTTCCAACAAGAAAACGTGTACCGTCAACCACCGCCAGTTCGACAATATGGCGGTCGGCTCCTACTACACGCACGAAACGAAACACTGGAAAGCGGTCCAGATCACCGAAGATCAAATTCCGGTCTTGCTCGAAGAACAACAACAAGCAATGGAAAAGATCGAGGCGGCTGCTCGGAAGAAGAAAGAAGACAACATCGCCACGGGGCGGTTCCAATACTTCTACACCGAGTACAACGGCGGCAAGGCCGAGAACATCATCGAGTTCCTCAGTGACAAAGTCGAGGACTTCTGGAAGATCTTGGCCGACAACCTCAACAGCGGCCAACGCACTTGCGGACGCCCCCGTGAGAACCCGCTGACGGTCGATCAACTCAAGCAAGAAGAGAGAATGGTCAAGTTCATGTCGGTGGTGCAGCCGGGCGACAAGCTCGAATGGTACACTTGGAATGGCGGTTTCCTGGCGTTCTCTTCCGGCCCCTGCATTACGCGGGACGGGGCGCAAATCGCCTACACGCCGTGGATGGCGTCCTAGTATTCGTCTTCGGGCGTCCAGAGCCTCTTCTTCTGGATGTCTTCTGGCGAGACGACGATGGCGGGTATTGTTTTGACGCCCGCCTTTTTGTACGCCCAGTACCTGTGATGCCCGTCAATGATCTGATATTTGAAACGCGAGTTCGGAACCCCTCCGACCGACAGCATTTTGTTCCCGTCCCACCTCGGATTTGACTTCCCCTTCAGTTTCACTTCGCGGACGTAAACCGGCGGCATCTTCTCGCCGGCCTTGATGCCAGCAAGGATCTTCTGCATGTTTTCCCGGCTGGCCGGGAGGTCCATTTTGGAGGCCCGCTCGTAGTTTATGATGCTGTCGATGTCCAGCATTTGAACAGGCTCGTCGGCGAACGTGTCGTCCACCATAGCGCCTTTCGACTGGGGGCTGGTATAGATCGTGACACGGGTCGTTTCGACCCACTGGGTGAACGTGAGCATGAGCTATTTATGCTCAACACATCCGACAACCGGCGACGGCTTTGAACTTGCAGTTCTTGCCGTGGGCTTCCAAGAACCACATCATCTTGCAGATTTCGAGCGGGTTGTCGTCGGCGAATTTGCCGACCTCTTTGAAGGTGTCCCGGTGAATGGTCAGGCCGTTCATCGGAGCGTCGAGGAAGTTGTGGAAACCAAAGATGAGCGGGAAGAAGATGTCCAGACGGCTTTCCATGAAGGGCGAATACTTTTTGTCGAGTTGTTCTTTAACTCGAACCCCTGCCATCACTATTACGTTCCATTCGGCCGGCGGCTTCGACATACCGGCGTTGATCAGCGAGGTCAGTGAACCCTTCCCCGTAATTGCTGACTTGTGAATGTGCTTGAAATCTGGAGGGGAAACCATTTCGGTTTTGGCTCCAGGGTACGCGCGATCTATGCTGCTCAGGGTAGTGAGGGGCTTGTACGGGTCGGCGTCAAAACACAGGACAATGAATCCGAGGTCCATAGGCACCGGCCTGTAAGCCATTTTGTTGACGACTACAGGTGACGTGTCTTTTTTCATCCACTAGCTCGCATCAGGTGAGGGCAACGTCGAAATCGACCCGGATCACATCGTCCAGAGTCAGCGGCGTCATGAGTACAAACTTGCCGGTCGTTTCGTCCCCGGTGAACCCCTGAAGTGTCCACGCTTCGGACACCGTAGAGCCTGGGACGTACACATCGCCGTCGTCAAAAATCCTGACACCGTTGATCGCCACACGCAGACTGCCTGCGATGTAGTTCGGGTAGCCGATCTTATAGTGCTGGAAGTCGGGCGTTCCGTCGTACTGCGGGGTGATCCCGTAGTAATGTTTGTGTGCCGAAGAGATCGGGAACGTCAGGTTGGCCTGAACCTTGTTCGGCGCGACCGTGTTCCACGTCACCCCGTCAGACGGGATGAATTCCACCGGCCCGGTGTCAAAACTGGTAATGACGGACGGCGTGTTGAATTCTAGCGTCATGTTGGTCGCCCCGTCAGCGATCAACGCCAATTTCTCACGCTCATCCAGCTTCATGCGGACGTATGCCACGGATTCGTAAGTCCCATCGGCGTGAGCGCCGATGTTGTGGAGCGTGCCGTCAACCGCCGAAACCCTCAAGCTGCCGTCGTCGTTCAAGCTCTGGCCGAGGCGTGCGCTGACCGTACCCTGACTTCCGACCGCTTGTCGGAGAATGTCGGAGTTGATGTCAACGGCACTGTTGATCAACTGCATCCGCGTGATCAACGCCTTCAGCGGCAGGTTGTCGAAATCGACGTGGTACGGCTGGAGAGCTTGATACTGCGGTACTGGAATCAGGTCAATCTGTGGCACGGTCCTCCTCGGCGGGTTACTTTATCTACGGTTCAGATCAGATTTTGGCGAGCAGACCGAGGTTGTAATAATCGAGTTCGATGAACTCTTTCCACGCCCCGCCCTCGCGGTCGTGGTAGCTCGCCCCTTTGTTCATCCACTGAAGCTCTGCCTCCTTGTGATCCCCGTAGTACCCAAGAAGTTCTTCGCCGGCCGGGATGTCCCTCGTGAACCTGTAAATCACTTGTCCCGCGTCGTTGCTTCTCCGTGCCAGCCCGCGAGCGAATTCGAGTTTGACATTCTGTTTCGCGGTGTCCGGGGTGTGATTTATCATCCCGCCGTAGCCCATCGGCACGATGTTGGCCTCTTGGTTGTCGTGACCGTTGAACTTGTATCTGGTCGCGTAGGCGGTACACTTGTCGGCGATGCCGCCTTTCTTGACGTAGACGCCGATCACCTCGATGTAGTCGCCCTTCTTCAGATCCACGGCGGCGAAACACCCCATGCCGGCGTTCTCAATTGTCGATGGCATCAACGCGAACCGCAGATCGGTTTCTTCTACGAAATTCATTGCTTCTTCTCCAGTTTGCCTTCGCGGATCGCAGCCACAAGCTCACTCAGTGTCACGGGGAAACCGAGGAACTCTTCGAGACAGTCGAGGAAGTGCTTTTGGATCTCGCCGTGCAGCGTCTTCTTGGCCTGTGGGTCGTCGCCACAGTACATGATCGCGCGGGAGAGGTCCGATTCACTCAGTTCGTAGTCGAAGGCTTCGTTGTCGAAGACCAGATACCGCTTCGGTTTGCCGTTTTCTTCAAGCTCTAGGGTGCTTACTTGCAAGGTACTCACGATACTCCTTGTGTGCTTCCAGTAGTTCTTCTCTCGTCATCGTGTTCTGACGCAACACGCACAACATTTTGGTCATCAGGTAAGTGAAAGCCCGGTGTCTGGTCGTGTCTATGCAGGGGAGCGAACTAGCCGCTCTTTTCATTATTTCGCGATGATTTGCGATCTTTTCTTCCAGAGGAAGGTCCGGCTTCGCAAACTCAATAACGTTGCGAGCCATGATCGTCAAAATCACCGCGAGCTTGTCGCCCCACTCTTTTTTGTCTTCGGCTTTTTTCCATTTGTTGACGATCTCATCGATACCTTCGAGAGTACGTCTGTCGGCTTGCCTTTTCTGCTTTGCATAGCTGCGCTTCAACCAATCGTTCATTATGCTCCTGTAGCCCAATCGACCGTAATGATACTTGGGATGTCAAGCTCGTCCATTACGATCACACTAGGCACGTTTACTTCACAGACAATGATACTGGGGAATGTAATTTTGTTTATTTGCCCGATCACACTGGGGATGTATATGACATCCGCGTTGACCGGCAAATTATTTTCATTCTCTTTCTTGCATGTCATACGAAGTTCACCTATTTTGCGAACGTTTTTTTGTTTAACAATCTACTGATGCTCGACTGTGATGTGCCGATAATGCTTGCGACCTCTTCTTGATCCTTACCTTCTGCCAGAAGCCTTAATGCTTGCGTTCTGTCTTCTGCGGTCATTTTTTTGTGTTGTCGCACCATCGGGTTTCCCAGATGTTTCCATCCTTGCCCAGAAGCGATGCGTGTCACACACGCTTCGGTCACACCAAATATGGCCGCGACTTCTTTACGAGAACGACCTATCTGCCTCAACCGAAAAATCTCCTGCGATTTCTCGTCGTTTAATTTAGACTTTCCGTGGTTGGCTCCCTTGTTGTCTTTCTTGACGTACCCGGAGGTGTCCGTTTTGTAACCGAAGCAGTCCCACTTGATCTCTGGCCTTATAATGTCAATGAATTCAAAATACGCTTCACGGTTGACACGAAGTAAAAACTGACTGCGGTCTTTTTTGACTCTCGACTTGACAGCCTTGATCGACAAGTCACGTTTCATTACTTCCGCCAGGAAAACAACCTCTTCTTCGGTAAAACCATTGGTGCATAGTTTGGCTTGGGCGTCTCTAGCTTGATTGACCCCGTCATCCATGTACCATATCGCCATCGATAGCGGAGTCAGTTTGAGATCGTTAGGAATGACCTTCCTGATTCTGCCGTTCACCAACTGAGGGGCATACCACTTCTTGCCCATTTCCGTCCAAATCAGATGATTGCAAGACTCATATCTCCAAGTCGGATATGGTTCACACTGCACTCGACCGATCTTGCCGTCGATAATTTTGGCTCGATGAGACTTCATAACAATTTTTGCACATCTGGACCAGCCTCCTAGCTCATCTAAAAAAAACTGCATGTAGCTTTCTTTTGGAAAGTTTTTATGATCGGCAAAGCTCTGCTGAATCAGCCAATTCCAGTTAACAGGTTGACGGCTAAGACAGCCATCGCCAAGCATACTTCCTATGAATATCTCATGCTGACGGGTAGTCAATTGCGGGTATAAATTCTTCATGCAGGTATTATAGTATTTTCAAAAGCTATTTTAGACAAAATTAACCGACCAAGACCATGTGATCTGCATGGCGTCAGTCTTGTTGAGGTCTGGGAACGTCGCCAGACTGTACAAGTCGCCGCTGTTCATTACCAACGCCATTTCGTTCAGGGCGTACCCGTTGGCGTCGTTAAACGTCAACACGCTGGTAAACACGGCTTTGCTAGGGGTCGTCGGGTCCACGCTCGCCACGACGGGCTTACTCGCCCGCGTCAAACCGTAAAGGCCGTTCCTGTTCGTGTCAACGAACTTCGGAACGCCCCCGGACGTGCCGCCGTCGCCGAAAATCATTCGGCTGACGTAGAAATTGAACCCGTCACTAAGGGAGTTGCTCAGGGCTGCGGCCAGAGCCGCCCGTCCCCGCCTCATGACGCTGTTGTTGAACCGCAAAGTGTCTTTGCGGCCGTCTTTGTATTCGATGACGGCTTCGACCCAACCGATACATTGCACTTGGTCTTCGGTTTTCATAGGCTCCCCTCTTCGACTGTTCCGTCCGCGTAATCAATGCGGAAGTTGATTTTCTCTTCTTGTTTCACAAAGTCAGAGAACCCCGGCTCTGGGGCGGCTGCCATGCTCATCGCCATCGGCGACATCGTCTCCGTGACGGAGGTGATCACTTCCGAGTTCCGCCGGTCGAGCCGCTGGAACGGCACGCCCGCCACAGTCACCGGAAGAGTTTCGTAGTTGTAAATCTCGAACGGCACGCTCGTCCCCCCGTTACCCAAAGTCGTCCAGTAGTGAATGTCACCGTCCAGGGTGATCGTAGTCCCGTCGATGTCGGCAATCGCAAAAGTCTCTTCATCCGCCCCGTTGACTGGGTCATTGATCACGACGATGAAGTTCTCTTTGAACTTGCTGTCTTCCAGCGGAACCAGTACCGGGTTTTGGCCGTTCGAGATGCCCAACGACGATTCGTAGTTGATCACCGTGTTCAGGCCGATACCCTGATAAGTAAGTAAGCCGTACCGCGTATCGATCAGCCGATCATACAAAGCGATACTCTTTCCGCCCACCGAACCGCCCGACCAGCCGTTGATGTAAAACTGGTGTGTCTCGCCGTCCACCAATTCACTGACGACGTACTGGTCGCCGGTATCGTTGTAGTACAAAAAGTATTGCCCCGCGAGCGGCTGGATCATTACCCCGCGAACGTCGGTCAGCACCCCGTCCGTGACAGTTACCAGTCCGCGAAGCTCAACCGACAAATTCAAGGTGCCTGTGTGTGCCACGCTCGCGTCCGGGCGGATGATCGAATAGGCCACACCCGTCGCGTTCACGTTTGGCAGGGAAGGGTCTTGAGCGATCACGATCTCGCCTTCGGGCTTTATGTCTTGGATCGTGTACGGCGTGGCACTGTACGCCGTCATCTTGATCGTCCAGGCCGTCGTAGCGTACCCGTTGTCAACGTCCCACTGGCTCTTGACGCCCAGTTCTGCCAAGTCCCAAGTCGCGTCCTTCAACTTGTAGAAATTGTCGGTCACAATGGAGGTGTCGGAGTTTTCGTAAATGATGTTCGACAGGCTGAACGAGAAGGCCGACTGATTGATCGGCTCCGTCAATGGCGATGTCGGCGAGATTGGGCCGTAAACTTCGACCGCGTGTCCGACCGCGTTGGTGACTTGGTAGTTACCGGCGTGCGGGTGCGGGCCGTAGATTTCTAGCACCGTTTCGGTCGGGTCGGTACTCAGGCCGGTGTTGCTGATCGGAACGTCCGGCGAGAACAACATGATCTGTCTGTTGTAGGCTGTGGCGGTTCCGCTCGCTACGAGCGTACTCGTAGCGAGGGTGTTTCTCAGAATTTGGTCGAGCGGCATGCCGCTCGGAATCATCGCGCGGTTGAAGACCATTTGATCGCTGCCGGCGATTACTGTCTCGCTCCCGCGATAGTAAATCAGGCACTCAATCGTCTCGACGGGCGGCTGAACGAAGTCCTCCATCGAGCCGCTGAAGTTGATGGTCTGGGGCAGGGCGTGAAACGGGACGAACTCCTTCAGGATGTCTTTGGCCTCGTTCACCCGGTCGTCGCAAAGGCGGTCAACTTCAATGTCGATGATGTACTTGCTGCCCAAGCACTGGCTGCACGGGTCAACGAAGTCCTTGTCCATGTCGCACGGTTCGAGACTGTCCCTAATCGAGCCGTTGTATTCGTCCATGTTATAGACGTTTTCGCTGTACGGGAACTCGGTCCTGATCTTACCGAACACCAAGAAGTCGTGGTACGGGTGCTTGTTGGGAATCAAGATCGAAAACAACGGGTCGTTCTCTTCGAGCAGTCGAACGTTCCAGTTTTTCGGCGGGTAGTCCTGAACCGTTTCGTCCCGCTGATCGGTCAACGGCAACAAACGAATGTAGTCCTCGATGTCCTGTTGCGTCGGGTTCGGGATCGCCGCGTACTGGTACAGCACTCGAAGGATGTCGCCGTTTTCGAGCGAGATGTTGTTCTCAATCGTTAGTGTGCTGACGCCGTCCGATGTGTTGATCGACACGTCTGATGGCAGGTAGTCCGTGTAGTACGAGTTGCCCGCCTTTCTGACGGACACTTCAAAGTTGTCTGAATCAATTGGTTGTGCGACACGGGACAGCACGAACTCCATTTCGCCGCCGGCCGCTTTGAAGGTTTCCACCCATGTGTACGGCGAAATGATCTGCCAGCCGCGAACCAAGCTCGTCATCCTCATGCCGGCCAAATCGAACGCCATCTCCAGCCCGGCGCGAGTTCCCTTCATCTTGTAAAGCGGCACCGCCAACTTGATCTGCTTCCGCCAACGGGTCGGGTCTTCGCTCCTCAGCTTCAGCCCGAACATCCGCCCCAGAAGGCCCAAGAACGCCTCGTCAGTCGAGTTGGCGTCCATGATGTCCAAGATCTGGTTGGCGAGATTCTCCAACACCGTGAACCCCTGGCCGACCGATTTGTTGAATCTGGTCAGAACGGACGGGGTCACGTCGTCTTCGGAGAGCGTGGATTTGTACATCTCTGGGAGGTATGTGTCCAGCAGAGTTTGGTACTTTTCCGGCGGCGTGGCGTGGGTCGGGATGCTCGTGGTGATGGCGTTGTTGCCCATCAACGAGAAGGAAAGGTTTTGCGAAAGCGTTTCCCCGGCCGCGAGGGGCGTCCACGTCCAGCACGCGATGTAGTTGCCCTCTCGCATACCCACCGGGTTCCAAACGTATTGGAAGTGGCCGTATACGGTGTTACCTTCCTCGTCAAGCGGTACGTTTTCGATGAGAGCGTTGGGTGTGTCGGTCGAGAGCCAAGCGGGATAAGACGAGTTGCCGATCACCGCAACGGGGACGGCGTCGTTGTAATACACGGGTCGCGAAACCCTCATGGAGTCGGCCTGGGCGCGTAGTTTTCGCGCCTCAAGAATGTTCTCCTGAGTCGGGTCAAGGCACGCCGCGTTCTGTGCTTCGGTCGCCGCCCGCTCCGCGTCTTGGTTCCGGGTTTCAACGTCAAATTGCGTGACGTTGCCGCCTGAGAAGTCGCGTTCGATGTAGTAAATGGTCAGGTTGTTGACCATGTAGGGGTTCTGGAGCAAGCATTGGTCGGCGTCGGGGGTCAAGAAAGGAATGACCACCGTATCCGTAACACTCGGCACCTCATAGATTGTTTTCTCTGCCATGCCTCACTCGTATACAAATGTTACTGTGATCGTGTCCGGGCGGATGATCTGCTTGTAGTTGGCGGTCACCAGAACGCCGCTGTTTTCGGGGTCGTTGGTCATGAAGTTCATTTCAAACCTGTTGACCTCGCGGATCGTTGACAACTGTTTGCCGAGGTCTTCTTGCCTGAGCGACTTGCCGTATTCCCAGTTCGGCAGCGAGAAGAAGGACGCGACTTTCTGCGTCACCATCGTCCGGTACTGGTCCTCGAACTTCTTGTAGAACTTGTTCATGACCACGTCGATTGACACATCGACCAGCAATATCGACCCGTCTTTGATGCAGACGAAGTCCGTGAACATCTGGACCTGTGAGATCGCGTCACCGAGTTCGGCTTTGAACTGACTCGAAGCGAGTTGCAGATCGTTCGCGGACGACGGCGTGGTCCCCCGAACCAGAACATAAAGGTCGATGACGTTGGCCGCGCACCCCTGGTTCCTCAGAACCGCCGTCGATTTGCCCGTCTGCCCCTGGTACGGGGAGGCGAATTGGTCCGCGAACGTCTTGTAGTCCGAACCCGTCACGCACCTGTTCTGAAGCGCCAACCAAGCCGGCAGCTTGCTGCGAACGTCATCAACCGTGTCGCCGTCGTACCCGAACTGGCCCTGCGTGTAGTTGCTGAGGCCGACCGGGACGGAGTATTCAAAACCGGGTAGCGGCACGACGGTTTCCGACGTGATCGACTGTGTGACGATGTTACCTACCGTCCCGCCGCCCTTCCGGTATGTGACAACAATCTGTGATCCCTGCGACGGAATCAGGCCCGCCCGGTTGTTGCCGAAGATGATGAAAGCGTGCCAGAGGCTGTTGAACTCGACCCTGTACTCGCGCCGGGGTTGAGAGTCGGTGAACTGTTCCACCTGGGTCCACCTGACGCCGTCCACGTCCACGCGAATGCTGTCGAAAATCACCGGGAAGTAGCTGAGGGTATAGGTCTGCCCGACCAAGCCGGTTCCGGGGAACGTGTCGGTGTAAGTGAACCCCTCAAGACCCACCACGCTGTTGTTCACGACCGTACCGGCGGGGATCAGAATGTCTTGGTCGTAGATCGGGTTCCCGTCAGCGTCGGCGGGGAAAAGCTCGATGCTGATGGACTCGTTTCCGGCCGTCACCGTCACGTCGAACGGGGCCGGGATGGTAACGTCTGCCAGCACCGGGTTGTTCAGTGTTGCCGACCACATCGACCGCGCCGCAATCGGCGGTTGCGGATTGAAGCCGACCAATTTGGCAAGTCTGAATGCGTTTTCGACCTCGGTGACGGTGTCGATGAAAACTTCGTTGGCGATTTGGTCGATCTTGAAGGACAAGGTGTCGGCAATGAACGCCCAGTTCTCGATCAACATGATCGCCAGCGACGACTCGACAAAGTCGTTGAAGTCGTTGGGGAAATTCGATTTGATGAAGTCGATCAGCCGCGACTTCATCGACCAAAAGTCTTGGTTCGTGTAGTTCAGGTTGACGACGTTCGGAGCCGCCAGCGGGCCGGACTGTGAGAACGGTTCTACGTTGAAAGGGCATTCACTCATTGTACTCCACCTACTGGTAGTTCGATTACCACGGCATCGACCTCTTGAATGTTCTCAGGATCGAAGAACCTGATCGTAATAGACATCACGTTCTCCAAGTCTTCTTTGGGATCTTGAGGGTTTAATTGACTTTCGTCCGCACTGTTTTTAACGGTGATTTCTTGAACCGTTATTCTCGGCTCCCACAGGTTGATCGAATTGATGATCGCCTGTCGCACGCTCTCGGCCGAGATCGCGTCGTTCTGCTCGAAGATGAACTTCTTGAGGGGCGTGCCGTAAGTCGGCAGCATCACCCTCTCGCCGGGGTTGGTGAGCAGCAACTGCAAAAGATCGGACTTGATCTGACTGATGCCCCCGCTCGATCTCAAGTATCCTCGCGGGTGCGGTGTAATGGGATAAGGAACACCCAAAAACTTCATTGCCGGCATTTATCCTCTTTGAATTAGCACGAAACGAACGGCGACATCATGAAGATCGACGCACACGGAGCCTTCGGGGAACAGCTTCCGATGACGCGGTCACTGATCTTGATCTTGCCCTCGTGGTACACGAGGATCTGTGCCGGACACGGAGCCATCTCGCCGTTCTCGGACGGACAATCCTGACCGGCCAACAACAGGATCTGTTCCTTAGCCAAGAAGACGTGCATGCGGGCGAGGTTGATGTAAACCTGTTCCGTTGACACGACCTTGTTCTTGGAAATGATGCCGATCTTGTTACTTGGATTCTTTTCCTTGTCGCCCACCATCTCGACGTGATCGTCGTAACTTATTGTAATGTAGTCGCCGCCGGCACGAAGCATGATTTGACCCGGACCACTCGGAGCCTCTTGGAACCTCATGATGTGCGGGCCACGCTCGGTATTGTCCTTCTGCGGACAGAACATTTGCAGGGACTGGGCAACCGTATTCTCCTGCGAGTTGGTGTCCTCGATCTTGAACTCGATACCGTAACCCGACCGGATCTTGATGAACGCTTTCTTCGCCTTGTTGACCGGTTGGTTACCATCGCTTCGCGGGATCAAGTCTTGCTCGTTGTCCTCATCGATCATCATGAACAAGTGTTTGCTGGTCGAACGCATGCTGATGCCGCGACGGAAACCGGCGATCCCGATCTCCTTCTCCATATCGTTGAGTTCGATGATGTTGCCTGCCTGCGACTCTAGACGGATGTAATTGTCTTCGCCCCTTTTGTTCGGCTCGTCTTGCTCGATGTCACTCATGATGAATTTGTGACCCGAACTGCTGAACAGTCCCATGTAACCGTTGAAAATGTTGTTGCACCCATAGTCGAACGGTCGTAGTGATCGTTCCCACACGCAATCGCCAGTCGGTTCTTCGACCGAGTCGTCCATGACCCATGTGTGGCCGCTGATAGACATCATCTGGATGCCGCTCTGGGGCAACATGGCGGTGTTGTTACGGTTGTTGCCCGGCCCGCGATACGGTCGGCACTCGTTTTCGTGTTTGAAAAAAGGGTTCGCGCCTATCTGTTGTTTTTGATATTTGGTCGGTTTCCACGACGGGAAGTAAGGTGTGTCGGGATGACCGCCAACAATTTTTGCACTGCAAGCGGGGTTTGAAATTTTAGCTCCCTCTTTCGGCGTGTCGTCTTCCACTGACCCTTCGTCCGCACTGCCGAAATCGGCCCCGGAGTCAACGGGGTTTAAGTCCGGCAAGAAATCGCCGAGGCCGATTGCCCTGGTAATGTCGATGCCGGGTGCGGCACCTTCGATGCACGTCACGTCACCCGTTTTGACAACGCCGCCCGTGGTCGGGTGTGCGTATTGGCCGGCGTAGTGCAGGTGATCGTCTTTGAAGATCAGCCAGTTGCCGCAAGACGAGAGTATCTCAAGTCTTTTCCACCGGCGGTCACACGACGCATCGCCGTCAACCATTTTGAGCATGTGTTTTTCTGGCGTCTTGAACCCGTAAATGTGCGGGTAGGTCAACATCTTTTGGGCTTCCGGGTTCGCATCGAAGTCAACGATGCTATTAAGGTCGAACCCGTTTGAAGATTCGGTGTTCCACGGCGGCAAACACTGGCTCTCGTCGTTGGGTCCACACAGGTAGCCCTTGCGGTGACCCGACCACACCTTCTGGTACTCCGCGATGTCAATGGTCCATACATTGGCCCCTTCTGGTCCTCGGTTACGATGCCACGTTGTGCCAATGTAGAAAGGTGCGTTTCTCGCGCCGCCCTCGAAAATCAAACAGACGGTCGAGCCGGCTGGTGGCACCCACGAACAGCCGGAATCATCAAACCCGCCCATAGGCGAGATCGGCCACGCCCACGGCAGACTTTTCATCGGGCTGTCGGGAGACTGGAACAAGGGGCAATAAAAACGGATGCGGTTCTGTTTCCAAACATCTTTGGTTTCAACACACAGGGCAGTGTACATGCCAAACATTTGTTCTGATTGAGAAACAATGTGGGTACGGTCGTTCAAAGTCGTAGTTGCGACTTTAGCCATTTCGTATTGACTTGAAGAAAGAACAGCTTTAACTTTTTTTAGTTCTGTTTCTAGTTGTCGTATTTGGTCTGATAAATTTGTCATTATTGTTCAGTCTTGTTTACATTCATACATTGTACTTTTAAGGTCGTAGTATAAGCTCCATCAGAAATTTGATGGTTAACACCTTTTATCATCCATTCTTTGTCTGAAAAAATTGGGTTACACATTGGCCCGGCGAGCCATTCGTGGTATGAACCACCTGAAAAAATTTGAAATGGATTTATTACGATTATCGAAACAACAGCATCGGCCCATCGCGATTGATGGACAAAGCTTGTGTCGCCATGTATTTTTAACTCGGCTTCCATAGGCGCTTGCAGCTCTTTGTAGTGTGCCGCCGTTTCGTGTTCCGCCATAGCTTTTTGCATTTTTGGAGTAATTTGATCTGGCGACCGCCAATTGATGTCGTTTTGTGGTGCGGCGAATTGTGTTGTAGTACCAGCACCACGTTGAGTAGTGGTTATGTCCTTACAATTCCCGCTTCGTCTTTGTTCTATTGGCGGTCGTTGTTCTATATTCTTAGCAGATGTGGCACCTCCCAAGTTACCACCCGAATTAAGATCAGCAGTATATTGCCATTCTGCTTTTGGGTTAAAGCTAATTACAGGGCTGCAATCTCCTCCGTTTACAATGTAAGTTCCAGCACAAAAAAATCCATTAGACGTTTCGTCACAATATGGTCGCGAATCTTCCATGAACCAAAGTTCTGGAACTGATGACCCAGAGTTCCAAATAGCATAAAATCCTTTATTACGGTCTGTCGTCAAGGAATTGAAAAATTTTCTCATGGCCGAAATAGGATTTTGTTGATCTCCCTGCCAAACTCCCATTGGACCCTCTGGCCCGCCATCACTATTTTTGAATCTCCATTCAGTTAGATTTGGTCCATTTCGTCTTAAATATCTGATGTTATTGAGTGGTGGACAATTTCTTGACGCCATTTTTCTTACCGCCGGCATCAATCTAACTTTATTTGATTCTGTTCCAACAGGTACTTGCACGCGACTTTCTGCCATGTGGGTTAACATATCGGTTCCATTCAACGTGTATTTTATAACACCTCCTTCGTACACGCTTTCTATTTTTCCGGGTATGAAAAATATCGGCCCTTCAGGAATTCCGATTTTGGTTAAATTTCCATCTGTCGATCTGGAGATCCATCCAAAGTTAATTTCCATATTGTGATCATCGGCGGCTTGACATAAATTTTTGTTAACTGCATTGAAATATCTCACAAAACTACCACCAGATTCATCAATTATTTCTACAGTACAGCCAGCACCAGTCGAGCCGCCAAATTCAAAAGATTTGATGCAGGCTGTGTTGGGTTCTCCTGGGAATGATTTGTTACCAACGGTGATAGTTCCACCCAATGTCATTGTCACAAATGGTGCGTAAACCGCGCCAGTGTTGGGCTTTATTTTTTGTAGATCACCACATTGATATTCTGGCAAACAAATTGCGTTACAAGACATACGTTTTCCTTAGATCATTGAGGGGATTCGGATGTTGACGCCGGCCTTGAAGTCGTAAATGTCGTAGATCCCGTTAGCCTCCATGATCCGCCACCAGAAATCGGGCAGACCGTAGACGCGACTACTGACCAGATCGGGACGGTACTCTTGGCCCTTCCCGATTACCATGAATTTGTCGTTGGGGGTCACGGCAGAAACGCCACGCTTGTACGTCGTAAGTGACAGGCGTTTCATGTCCGTGTAATAGCAGATGGTCGAGTCGGAATACCGACTCGCGGCAGTGAAGTAAGTTCTGGGGTTTATGTTCGTTTCTTCAAAGAAGTTGGCCACTGTCACCTCGGTTTACATGCCCAGGTTGACAATTCTTTCGGCCCCAGGCAAATTGTTGCTGCTATAAACGACCTCGAAGCTGAGATCGATGTCCATCTTAAATGGAGTAAGCTTGTCTTCATCCCACGCCACGTCGGTCGGGAATTTCACACTGTAACTTTTCAGAACCGCGTTCAAAGGCTGGTTCCCCACACTCAGAAGCTCCCCGCACTTCAACTGACAGATCAGCGGCGGCGCATACGGACCCGGTCCCGTGTTCCTCGGATAGACACAGGACTCCAGCTTCCTCATCAAGATCAAGTTGTCGTTGATGTCCTGCTTCGACACGACGAACAAGTGCATCGCCCAACTGATCGACCTGTTTTCCGAGTGGCTGAACGCCTTGATCGGGAACGAACGACCAATGATCGTCGTGTCAGGATAACTGGCGCTCTTGCCGTCGCTCAGTTCGGGCAAGTTGTTCATGAAGATCGGGCCGTAGCCGGGAATTGTGATGTAACAATTCCTGATAGGTTTCAGTCTGCACGAGCCTTTTTCCGTAGCTCTAGCCATTATCTGGTCCTTACCATGTTGGTGGCACCCTTACCTGCGGAACTGTTGAAGTCGCCAACGGGTGCGCGGTAGTAAGCAGCCGGCTTGTCGGGACGCGAATATGTATTCGTGTCCCCGCCCGGTGCCGTGTTGCTTCCAGAACGCGGCGTCATCAGCCGCAACATGGCCTGAAGCACGCTGAGGATCTCGTCGTTGGTCATCTTGTTCTCTTCAATCGCCTTCTGCAAGTTGCTGAAATCGACCGCGTTCTTGTTGCCACCGGCCGGCGGCTGAGAAGTCGCCTGATCTCTCATGATCGTCTTCTCAACGTCCAAGTTGGCCGCGCCCGTTGTCGAAGCGGTCTGTACCGGCTCAGGCGTACTCAATCCGGTCTTAGCGGCCGGGATGCTGACAGGAGCGCCGGCACCCGGCACGCCACCGCCAAGCGGCTTGTCTTTGGCCATTTGGCCGATTGACAACACGTTGCTCTGCAACTGTTTAACCGTCTCGATGAACTTTAAAGAGTCGGTCAACGCCTGATTCGTGTCGCCCGCCGCCTTGATCTTGGCCTGCACACCCATCAGAGTCGTCTTGACCTCTTCGTTGGTTCCGAAGTTGGTGGCGACCGCCTCGACCGTCTTCAACACCGACACCATGAAGCTGTTGCCCGACGCGATCTTGGCCGTAATTTCTTTCTCAACGTCTTTGATGGCATTGAGTTGCGTCAGGTTGTTGGTGGTCTGCTTGATCATGTTGACGGCGTTGTTCGCCATCGTGAAGATTTCCGCCAATTTCTTGGTGTAGTCTTCTGTTTCCTTCAGACCCGCCGCCATTTCATCCATGCGGACTTTCTGTCCGGCGATGGTTTCGAGCAACGCCTTGCCGCCGGCAAAGTCGAAGCCTTTACCGATGTTCTCTGCAATCCTCTGGACGGTCGGCACGAACTGCTTGCTCTGCGCGATCTTCTCGGAGATCTGGTTCTCGTAGAAGTCCAAATCACCGAACATCGACATGTACTCGCTGGTCTTCTGGATGTCACCGATGACACTGGACGACCGCTCGAACAGATCCTTGATGTCGTGGGTGTAGTTCTCGACAATTCGCAAAGCACTTTGCATCGATGTGATTTGTGGAGATTGTTGACCCATCACATCAACCAAAGAATTAGTATCGTTCATGCCCATCGACTCGGCGTTCTGTTCCGCGAACGCACTCACGAACTCGGCTAAGTTGCCATTTTCAGGGTTGCCCAAACTCCCCATGTTCATAGACTGACTTAGATCAACAGAAGCCATAGCTTTAGCTGACGCGGCCATGCTTTCCATAGCCTGAGCCATCGTCTTGAACATTTCGTCCATCTTGGTGATGCGGGCAACGGCGTCGGTCATCTCGCTGTCTTTCGGCCATGTCTGCATCGGCTCCATCACGCCGCGACGGATGATGAAGCCCGCTTCCCACATGAACATGTCCATGTCGCGGTACGCGCCCCAAATGCCCGAACTCTTCATCATCTCGCGAGCGCCGGCCGTCGCCTCGCTCAAGCTCTGAACGATTGACGGCAACTTTGATACGATCTCTGTCATCTTGTCGAGCTTGGCGATAGCGTCGTCCGCTTCTTTCTGTGGCGGGAATCCGGTCGTGATCGGCATCACAATACCGAAGTTCAACATCGAGGCAACGTTATAGAACCATATCGTAAATCGTGTTACCTCGTTGCCCTCGATCTTGTTTTGATCTAACAGTGCCAAACCTTCTTTAATCTTGGAGTACAGATCCTCCATGAACTTCGGCAATTTGGCAACGATCTGCGTCATTCCTTCAAGTCTTCCGCCCATGTCCTGAACTTCGTCCACGGTCGGGAACTGCGTCTTGATCGGAATCACCATACCTTCGGTCAGCAAGCGGGCTACGTTCGCGAACCATGTCGCGAACGTTTCGATTGCGTCCATCTTCATCCGCATTTTGCTGCTTTTCAGGATTTTCTGAATTCCACTGCCGAGAGTGTCAATCATGGTTCCGATGGCCGGAAGCATATCGGCCAGACCTTTCATCACATTTGCAGCCATTTGAATGTAGCGTGGGTTTAACATAATGCCCTCGCCCTCGGCTTGGCCGGCACCGAATATAGGGCCAATAATACCATGTGATATGAAACTTAAAATCGCCGTGAAGTTCTGCTGGAAACCTTGTTGCAACTTGGCTAACGTTTTCTGCAACTTATTCTTGCCGCTGAACCAGCCTTTGCTGCTCAGATCGGCAATTGGGCCATTCAGTGCGTCAATCACAGGTGGAATAGCAGGTAGCATTTCTGCCAGCCCCTTCATAATCTTACCGGCGGTTTGAACATCTCGTGGATTTAGTTTAGTGCCAAAAGCACCGGCACCGATACCAAATATCGGATCAATAATACCGTAAGAAATGAAATTCAAAATTGCCGCAAAACTTGAATGGAAACCGTCTTTTAGTTTATTCAGAGTTTTTTCTAATTTGTTACTGCCGTATCCAAACCAACTTTTTTTAGACAGATCGGCAATTGGGCCATTCAGTGCGTCAATCACAGGTGGAATAGCAGGTAGCATTTCTGCCAACCCACTCATAATCTTACCGGCGGTTTGAACATCTCGTGGATTTAGTTTAGTGCCAAAAGCACCGGCACCGATACCAAATATCGGATCAATAATACCGTAAGAAATGAAATTCAAAATTGCCGCAAAACTTGAATGGAAACCGTCTTTTAGTTTATTCAGAGTTTTTTCTAATTTGTTACTGCCGTATCCAAACCAACTTTTTTTAGACAGATCGGCAATTGGGCCATTCAGTGCGTCAATCACAGGTGGAATAGCGGGTAGCATATCAGCCAGCCCCTTCATCACGTTCGCGGCCGTCTGAATGTCGCGAGGATTGAGTTTAACACCTGCGGCACCGGGACCAATGCCAAAGATTGGATCAATAATGCCGTAAGAAATAAAACTCAAGATTGCTGCAAAGTTCTTACTGAAGAAACCTGTTGTTACCTTAAGAGCTTTTTCCATCTTGCTTGGCCCAACAAGACCCCACCAACGCGGTTCCATCAACGGTAATAATTCGTCGGTTAGTGACTTGATGACTGGCGGAATCGTACTAATCGTCTTGGCAATCGCCTCGCAAATTTCACCAGCTTTTTTCACCCCTTCAATGTCAACTGATTCGGCGAACTTGGAAAGCATGTATGCCAAGAACTGGAACGGCCCCATCATCACGAGGAATGCCAACGCGCCCATCCATATAAACGTGGAAGCCAAAGTTGAGAATATCAAAAGCACGCCCAATAACGATAGTGACGCCGTTGCCGAAATCATTTTCCAAGACAGGCTCCTAATCGTGTCGGTCAACGAGGTGAACGAATCTTGAATGGCTTGCATTCGTTCTGGGGTCAGGCCCATGTCGTCAATGATCGTCCGGCCGAAGTTGGAGATCGCACTGCCAAGAGCCAAAATCGGGATCGCCAGCACCGCGAAGGCACCGACGCCCAACATCGCGAGGCTCATCATCAGAACGGAGAAGATGCTCAGAACGCCGAGGACCGCCAATTTCGCGGTGGCTCCCAACATCGACATGCACAATTCGCCAATCGTCTCAGACAGCGTCACGAACGTCTCGCCGATCTGCTTCATCCGTTCCGGGGTCAGACCCAGTTCGTCAAGCGTGTCGCCGAACTCGGCGATGATCTCGGCCAGAGCGAGAATCGGCAAGCTTACCAGTGCGAATGCTCCCACGCCCAACCACATCAAGCCGTATGCGTAAAGCAGGAACGGGTAGGCGATACCCAACATGCTCCAGCCCGGAGTCGCCTCAATCAGTGCGTAGGAGATTGCCCCAATACCGATTGCCAGTACCAGCCACGTCGCCGCGATGTCGAACATCCGACTCGGCGTCAACCCAAGCTCGTCAATTACGATTGTCCCGAACGCGGCCAGAATCGCAGCGAACGCCACGATTGGCAAACTCACTAGCGCGAAGGCCGCAACCGCCATGAACAACAGGGGGAGCAGCGACCAGATCACACCCAGACCGACACCCATCGTTACCCATCCGGGCAACGATGCCGTTAGAGCGTAACCGATGGCCCCGACCGCGACGGCGAGGATCAACCATGTCGCTGCAATCTGGAACATACGGCCCGGAGTCAATCCGAGTTGATCAATTACGATGTACCCGAACCCTGCAAGAAGTGCCGCGAACGCGATGATCGGCAGACTCACTAAGGCGAATGCGGCCACTGCGTTTAGCAACACCGGCATCAACGCCCAGATCACCGACAGACCGGCACCCATCGTTACCCATCCGGGCAACGAGGCGGCAAGAGCGTACCCGATGGCTCCGACCGCGACGGCGAGGATCAACCACGTCGCTGCAATGGCGAACATGCGGCCCGGACTCAGGCCGAACTTGTCGATGACAACGTATCCGAACAGTGCGAGAAGGCCCGCGAACGCGATGAGCGGCAAGCTGACTAGCGCGAACGCCGCCACCGCACTCCACAGCATCGGATAGATCGACCACACGGCACTCAGACCGGCACCCATTGTCGCCCATCCCGGCAACGAAGCCGTGAGAGCGTACCCGATGGCTCCGACCGCGACGGCGAGGATCAACCACGTCGCTGCAATGGCGAACATGCGGCCCGGAGTCAACCCGAACTTGTCGATCACGACGTAACCGAACAACGCCATGATTGCGGCGAACGCGATCAGCGGCAGAGTCACGAGTCCGAACGCACCTACAGCGGCCCACAGTTCTTTGTGGAGCGTGTGCATCATCTTCGTGGCGACCGGGAGTTGTGCGTACATCGGCCCAGACCGGACAATCGCTTCCGCGATTCCGGCGATACCGAGAGCCAACGCGATCCACGTTCCGGCGATCAGGAGCAACCTGCCCGGACTCAGCCCCAACGCACCCAGAACGATCTTGCCGAAGATCGCGAGTTCCGCCGCAAACACGAGCAGCGGACCCGACAACTTCGCCAACGCCTTAGCGCCCTTCCACATGTTCTTGACCATCGCGTTGATGTCCTTTTCGGCATCCGCGAGTTTGTCGAGGTGTGGCTTGGCGTAGTACAAGGCGGTGCCGATCAGTCCAGCCGCTCCCATGATCACGCCGATGATCGCGGCCGTCTCGATGACCGTCTTGATGTCCAGCTTCAATTTGCTGAACAACATGTTAGCCAACTTGATCAACACCGCGCCCAACAGCACGATTCCGATTGTCAGTGCCGCGATGATGCCGGCCGCTTTAGCGATTCTTGGTCCGTCCCCCTTCAGTTTCTCGATCTTGTCTAGGATCGATTTGGTGTCGTCGCCACCAGCCGACGCCTTGCTTTTTTCTTTGGCCGCTGCCCCGCCCGCCTTCTTCTCCGCTTTGGCGACCGCTCCTTGTTCGATCTGGGCGGCATTGGCCTTATTCTTCTTGCCGATGTTTTTGAACTCGTCGTTCTCGATCCCGTTGGCCTTCGGACTGCACAGGCAGTGAAGCAACTGACGCAGCAACCCTGCTACCGTGTCGTCTTCGACGTGAGACACGCCGCCCAAACCGTCTTTTGCCAAAGCCTCGACGCCCTTGCCCGCATCAACTCCTGAACCAGCCGCCGCACCGGGTGCAACGTCCCCCGCCCCGCCCTTCTTCTTGCCGCCGTAACCGAAGATCTTGCCCAAGCCTTTTTTAAGCACACCCATCACACCGAAGTCCTTGTCGGCCCGCCACCGTGCGATGGACAACGCCTGTTGTGCCGCCATCATGCCCAAGAGCGGAGCCAATACGCCCAACACTCCCGTCAAGTTCATGTAACTTGAAAGGAAACTGCTGGTGAAGTTCCTCATCGTGTCGTTCAGTTCGCGGACGCCCTGCTCGATCTTGCTCATCGGGTCCAGAGCGGCCTTCTGTGCGGTCGCGGCTTCTTGTTCGGCCTTAGTCAACTTGGCCGACAGTTCGCGGAACGCCGCAGGGTCTTTCAACGCCTTCTCGATCTCAGAAGAGTCGATACTCAGTTCCGACTTGCCGGACGCCTTCAGCGACTCGTTGACACCCTTCAAAGCTTCGTTGATGGCGTCACGGGCTGCACCGGCGTTGCTGCCCCACGACTTACCCATCGCCTTCAGGTCGCCCTCGAAGTCCTTCCTTCTTTCTCCGAACTTGGACAACGCGGCGTTCATGTCCTTAGCGCCCTTAGCCGCCTCGTCCAAACTCGTCAACATCTCGAAGCTCTTGCTCGTTTTGAGACGACGCTCCTCTTCCTTCAACGCCAGTTTTTCTTCCAGCGTGAGGTTGCCTTGTTGTTTCTTGCGGATGTCATCGAGGCGGTCGGCCAGGGTTTTGCTGGACTCTTTCAACGCCTTCAGCGACTGCTGCAACTCGCCGAGTTCAAGACCGTATGCGGCCTTCAACTGGAGGTTGAGCTTCATCTTGGCTTCGTCGGACAGGTTGTCGATGGCCTCAACGGATTGGACGCCGAATTTCTTCAGCATCATCTCCATGCCCTTCTCCATGTCCTTGATGCCGCCCTTCGTCTTGAGGATCGTACCCTTCATCAAGTCGCCCGTGCGACCGACCTGGGCGGCGGCTTGGAACAGGAAGGCGCGAGTCTCGCTCGACGCTTCGCGGAACAAGTTGTTGGTCGATGCCATCGCCTTGATCAGCGGTTCGATCTGCTTAGTCACACCCATCTTTTGGGCGTTGGCGGCGATCTCCATGACGTTCTTGGCTGCGCTCGCACTCAACATGGCGGCGTTGCGGAGAACCTCAACGAAGTTGTCACCCTGTTTGACGGCGTTGGCGAGTTCCTTGCCCGTCAAGCCTGTGTAGCGTGCGATGTCCCGCATGCCCCGCCCCATTTCGGCGATCTGCATGGTGGACATGTTGTACTGGTTGTTCCACTTGATGAACTCTTCGGTCAGTTCGCCGGCCTCAAGACCCAACTGCTTCTCGGTGTTCAACTGGGCCGTCGTAACCGCCATCGCGATCTTCTGGTCCTTGATGCCCGACTTCAGAGCCTTCAGGTAAGACGCCTGGAACTCGGAGCGGCCGACGCCGGTTGTCTTGGCGGTCTTGCCGATGTCCGTCATCGCGTCTTGAAGACCTCGTGTCTCGGCTGTCAGACCTTGCGTCTCGTTGATCGCGGCCCGCGTCTCTTTGATGAACTTGACTTCTTCGTGTACGGCTTCCTTGAACATGGACTTGAAGGTGCCGAGGAACGTATCCTTCAAGAAACTCATGTCCTTCGAGAAGACGAAAAACGCCTCTTGAAGATCGGCGACGTGGCCGATGAAACCTTCAAGTGCGTCATCCGTCGCCATCATGTCTTCGCGGTGCTGACGATAAGCCCTTCGACCCCGCGTGAGCGAGTCGTTCATGCCCTCGTTTGACGTGGTCGCGGCATTCATGGCCGCTTCAAATGCTCTGGCACGGTCCATCGGACTCGGCCCGCCACCGCCCCCGCCACCACCCCCGCCACCACCGCCACCCGATGGTGCCGCACTCGGAGCCGCCCTTTCTGTCGGCGAAGGAGCTACGGATGGGGTCTTGTCAACAATCGAAGAACCCGGACAGCACGCTTCGATGGCGGCTTTCAAGTCGCCTAGTAGTCTGTGTGTTTCTTGGTCGTGTGTGAAGAACTTGCCCGGCGTTGACGCCATGTCTTTCATTGCGCGAATGTCGGACGCCTGACCAGCGAACGCGGTTTTGAACTCTCCTGTGACGTAGTCGGAAACGGCCTGAGTGTTCGTTTGAATCACGCCCAAGGAACCGCTTACGTCGCCGCCGAGAGTTGGGGTTCCCGTTCCCTTGCCGATGTTGTCGATCTTCTGGCCGAGTTCGTTCATCACCCGCTTCAGGCCCGATATTTCTTCAGCGAAACTCGAACTCATTTCGTTCAAAGCTGCTTCGATTGACTTGCACTGGGACGACGTTTTCTGGCTGATGACCGACGCGACTTCCCCGACAACTGACTTCATACCGGCGGTGATCGAACTTTTCAGTTCGTCCCACTGGTTTGGGTCGATGTTCATGTTTACGTTGCGGCCGATTGCATCGACTACGACGTGAAGTTGCGGATCAGCCATTTATCCTCTATTAACTACCCGGTGCATCCGGTGCTGTAGCTTGTGCCACCGGGTTGGTCGCTCTCGCGATCTGTTCGCTCACTTGCTTCTGGAACGCATAAATCTGACCGATGTCGATTCCGCGCATCGTCTGAATCAAGCTCGCCAAGAAGGAACAGTCTAACTGTCTCAGGTTGGCGACTCCGGTCCTCTTGTACTGCCGAAACGCGGACGTTATGAACGCATCGCCCTTGATGTTGAAGTACGAGAACCTCGGATTGCCACACCCGTTGGAAAATCTCTTGTCGAGCAACCGCTGGATGTATCCGGGCGTCAGGTACTGAAGGTTGACCCCCCGGATGTATCCGGGCATCACGTCCGTGACCAGAACCATCGGTGAAACCGGGTGGCCCGTCTTGGCGTACAGGTAGGTGAAGTTGATCAAACTCCCCTTGCCCACAGGTTTTACTACCGCCGGCTGCTTGTTCAGGTCTTGCAGCATCTGGTCTATCATTCCCAAGTCCATGCGGTATATAGCCCGCCTTAAATGACTCCCGATCCCACGTTTTCTGAAGCTCGTCTTGATTCCGTGGCCGTTTTAGCCTAATTTGACTGATAAGGTTTCCTGAAACCGGAGAATCGTCATGGAACTCCAAGAAGGATGGGATGCGGCAGACAGCCTTCTCGAACAGATCGTGTTGCACGCCAAAGAGTTGCGGAAAGGCGTGGAAAACATGAGCGCAATTCCAGAGGGCCGTCCTCCTCGTGCTTCTATCTTGAAGGAGGTTGACGTTTCCATCGAAGAACTTCTCGCAGCCGCCCGTCTTTCTCAGTCGGCGCGAGAACGGTTGATGAAACTCAGGTCCAATTATGTGCATTCTGCGTAGTCTTTTCGGGTATCCCGCACCTGACGGTCTTGTCGGCTGTTTCTATTGCAGCCGCCGGACAACTGCTGCCGAGGGCTTTGACGGCCCCCGGCATCGACTCGAATGTGACTGGTGCAACGCCGCGTTCGAGAAAATCGCCACCTGCCCTGAGTGCGGCTGGAAGAAGGGCGTTCGGGACGCGAACTTCTACCTCTTCACCTGCGATTGCTGCGGCGAAGAAATTTGTAGCCCCGCGTTCAAGTTGGCGGAAGACGTGGCACTCAACGCGGCCGGGATGTATTCCAGCGAATGAGTATTGACACCGCTCCGACGATTTTGTAAGTTTGGTCCTGTTGGTCAGACGCACCAACTAAACCAAACCCAAGTCGGAGACGGACATGGCCGCTGATCGCACCGAACAGAACCGTGACATTACCCTCGCCCCGAACACCTACCTTTACCTCCAGAACGTGGGCAAGGGCGGGTTGATCACGGTCCACCGTGGTCCCACCGCCGTCACCCAGACCGGGCAGGACGAGCCGGTTCGCTACGACGAGCTACAACAGAAGTTCGTCCGCTGCCGGCTGGAAGAGGCGGTCTGCTACTTCAAGCGGGCGAACGAAGGCGACTACGTCATCCTCGAAAATCCGAGCGACAACGCCTCCTTCCCCAACAGCAACTCGCAAGTCAGTCAGAGTCCTTCGCGGTCGGCAGCCGGATCGTGATTCGCGGCACGGACGTGAGTTTCTACATCCCCTGCACCGGCGTTCAGGTCCAGAAGGACGAGAACAACAGCTACGTCCGCGAGGCGGTGACGCTCGAACAACTCGAATACGCCATCCTGATCGATGAGAACGGGAAGAAGGAATACCCGCGTGGCCCGGCGGTCGTGTTCCCGAAGCCGACGCAGATCTTCGCGACCGACGACAACAAGCTGCGGAAGTTCAAACCGCTCGAACTCAACAGCATCAACGGCATTCACCTGAAGGTGACGGCCGACTTCACCGGCCCGAACATCGAGGTCGAGTCCGGCGAAGACCGCGACTTCAAGGAAGGCGAAGAACTCTTCGTCACCGGCAAGACCCTCCAGATTTACTACCCGCGAGAAGAACTCGCCATCATCGCCTACGGGGAAGGCAACAACAAGCACTACTCGACGGCCATCCCGGTCGGCGAGGGCCGGTACATCATTCAACGTGAGAGCGGTCAGATCCTGCTCATGCGCGGGCCGAAGATGTTCCTCGCCGACCCCCGGTTCGAGATCCCGGTTCGCCGCGTACTGTCCGAAGACGAGTGCGAACTCTGGTATCCGGGCAACAAGGCGGTGACCGAGTACAACCGCGAACTGGCGGGTGCGATGGCGTCCAATCCGAGCGGTCGGAGCGGCGTCGTCAGCGAAGGCGACTACCGCAAGATTCAGGCCCACAAGCTCGCCGCGAGTGGTATGGGGACCGAAGCCGCCTACCTCACCAGCAGCGGGGCGTTCGCGGCCAACGACGCGCTCCAGAACTTCCGTCGCGAAGAGGCGGGCCAAGACCGTCGCAACATCGTCCGGCAGACGGCGTACACCCCGCCGCGTACCCTCACGCTGAACACCAAGTTCGACGGCGTTCCGCGTATCGAAGTGTGGCCGGGCTTCGCCGTGCTGGTCATCGGCGCGGACGGGTCGCGGAAGGTCGTAGACGGCCCGGCCGTCGTGCTGATGGAGTACCACGAGAAGCTCGGTTTCATGACGCTCTCCACCGAGAAGCCGAAGAACACCGACAAGCTGATGAAGACCGCGTACCTCTGCACCGCCAACAATCAGGTGGGCGACATCGTGGCCTTCGAGAGCAGCGATCATGTGAAAGGGAAGGTCAAGATCAGCCTCCGCGCGAACTTCGAGGGGACCGATCAGGACGCGAAGCTCAAGTGGTTCTCGGTGGACAACTACGTCAAGCTGCTGTGCGACCACGTCCGCAGCATGGTGGCTGGCATGGTCAAGAAGAAGAAGATCGGCGAGTTCAAGGGCGACTACATCAACCTGACCCGTGACGCCATCCTCGGCGCTCGCGGCGAAAAGGAAGACCGGAAGGGTCTGTTCTTCCCACAGATCAACCTCCGCGTCTACGAAGTCGAAGTCCTCGAACTGACGCTGGACGACCCGGCGATCAGCAAACTGCTGGACGAGGCGCAACAGGAAACGGTCAAGACGAACATCGAACTCGAACGTCTGAACCGCAACCTCGACACCACCCGCGAGAAGGAACGCATCTCGCAGGAAGTGGCGAAGGCCACCGCCGCGACCGCACAAGTGAAGAACGACTTCCAGCGGCAGATCATGGAATCGCAGGTGGCACTGCTGCTCGCCAAGATCGACGCAGACCTGAAGGAAATCGAGGGCGACAAGCGGAAGAAGGTCGAGAGCGAAGCCCTGACCGACATCGCTCACAAGGCCACGCTCGAACGCAACAAGGAACTGACCGAAGTCTCGATCCAACAGAAGAAGGCGTTCTGGGATCTCGACAAGGCCAAGCTCGACGCCGAAACCCAAGCGGCGGTGGCGCGGTTCGAGGCGGCGAAGAACGGTCTGCACGAAGTCCTCATCGCGATGGGTCGCGAGGACATGGCGGTGCGTCTGGCCGAGGCCGTCAACATCGAGCGGTTCCTCACCAACAACACGGCGAGCAACAGCCTCGCCAACCTGCTGTCCATCAGCCCGCTCCTCAAGGAGTTCGTGGAGCAGTCCACCTCCAAGCGGCTCGCCGCGAAGGACGAGTGATCGGGTTCTGAAAACAAAAACGGCCGGAAGTTTAACTTCCGGCCGTTTTTGTCTATACTGGCTTCGTTCCAAACCGGAGGCAGTCATGAGAGACGAAGAATTTGAACGCCGTTTGAAAGAAACCAAGTACGTCGTGGAAGCTTCCAGCGACGAGTGTTTCATGCTGTGGGAGAAGTTCTCCAATGAGTCGATGTTCAAGCGGCCGGACTTCAACGTCCACAAGTGGGAGCAGTTGAACCCCGGAGTTGCGCCGACCATTGGCAAAATCAAAGGTCGTCCGATCTGCATGCACGTCTGGTGGTACAAGATCGACGGCGTCATGGTCATGTTCTGGGAAATGACTTCTCAGCTTCAGGACTACGTCATGGCCGAGAAGTGGCTCGAAAAGCACTGCGACCCGAAGGACGACGACGGTCGCTCGGCAAGCTGCAACTGTGCCAACTTCGCTCACTGTCTGCACTTCATCGCAGACCTCAACAAGAAGGGCAAGAAGTAATCATGTTCCACAAATTCTTCTTCTGGCTCGGCCAGCAGTGGCAGAAGACCAAGCGGTACTACAACCTGAAGGACAGGTCGCAGACGCACCCGCCGGCCCTTGTGTGGATCGGCGGGGGGATCGCCCTCGTCGCCCTCTTCCTCCTACTCCGATGGGTGTTCTGATGTCCACAGAAGACAAATACAAGCAGGTTTCATCCTGCGAGACGATGGGACTCGGCGGCGTCGGAGTGAAGATCCTCGTCAAGTTGCCGGACGGGGTCGCACTCTCGGACGCAGAAGACGCCAACGCAAAGAACGTCGGGTACGACCTGTACCGCCGGCTACAGAACTTCGTCATTCAATCCGACCCGAAAGAGATCGAGTTCGCGAAAAAAGAAGGGGAAGAACTCCTCGCTCTTTTCGGCGACGAGAAGATCTTCGCGGAGCCGACTCACAACGAATACTCCTCGGACTCGCTGCGGCCGTGGTTCATCGTCACGACCAAGATCGGTCGCATCAAGATCGGCTGGCGTAAGCGGGTGATCGTGATCGACTGGTCGGATTCGACCAATAAGGGCCGCGCCGTCGATCTGTTCGCCACCGACGACGTGACCAAAGACCTGCACATGATCCACGCATGGGGCTACGAGAAGGCCAAAGAGTACCTTCAGGTACTGTTGGGCCTGTCCGAACCCCAACGTCCATTACCACAAGAGCCGTTTGCTGATTTGCTGAATCAGTGTTCCGTGAGGCTTCGGAAAGTGATTGATCGAATCGGAATCAAGAACTGGAATGAACTGCTCGAACGAACACGCGAAGACCTTCTCGCAGAAGTGGGTTTCGCCGCAGGATGCCTCGCCGAACTTGAGAACCTGCTCGTTAAGTTTAAGCAGGTTCTCAAAACCCGTTCGCGTCGTTAGTTCTTGTTGTAGACGCTGTTGGCGTAATCGCTGCCCGTGGGCCGTAGGATGATTTTGCCCATGCTGTCCGACTGACGGTCGAACTGCATGTCGCGGAAGTCTTCCTCGGCCTCTTTGCTCTTGCGGAAGAACCGCTTCAGTTCGTCGGCCACCGCCTCAACGATCCGCTTTGCCGCCTCTTCTTCTTTGATGTCGTCCATCATGAAGTCTTCGTACATCTCTTCCAGATCGAGCAGGTACGGACGGCCGTAAGGTTCGGTGTTCTCCCGCTTCTGAACTCGGTACGCAATCGTGTCACCAACTTGATACACCCGCACGCCCCCGAAGTCGCTGTTGTCGTTGGGCGAAAGCAGGTAGATGTACGGAGTGTCTTCATCGAGAAACGGCTTCGCCTTCATCTGCCCACGCTGGAAGACCTGTTCCAGAATGTGCAGGTGCCGCTTGCCGTCTCGCTTCCGTTTGTTGACAAATTCGAGGAAGGTTTCCATTAAACTCCGTGGCGTGCTTTGACACTTTTGTATTTGCCTACCAACACCTCGTAACTCATCGTTGGTGTTTCGCCAATTTCTACTGCTCTCAGTGAGTTCAGAGCGGAATAAAACAAAGAGTCCAACTCATCTGCCAGAGCTTTGTAGTTTGTCTCTGGCTTCGCGTGGCGGTTTTTGCTCCACGCGGCCATCGCCGCAGCCTTGTCGGGATCGACGCCTTCGCGAAGTCCGATGTAGTCGCTAAACTTGTTCATTAGCACTTCCTCGTCAAAATCTCGTCCGCAGACGGGATACACCGCGTCAAGGTTTTCAGGTCGCTCGGATTACCCTTGTACGGGATTTCCTTCAGTACGATGCCCTGGAAGGAGGACGCGGCTTCCTTCAGGATCTGGTACTGGGCTGTCAGGAACAACATGCCGTCGCGCCGCACCATGAACTCGTGCTGCTCTTTTTCCGGCTTGCCGTCCTCGTCAAGCCGACCCGTCTCCCGTTCGTACATGATCTTCATTTCCACGAACGGGATGATCGAACCCTCGTCGTCAATCATCGCTTCCGAGTTCTCTGCCGCCGTCGTCTTGATCACCAGCTTGCCGTCCGTGTACGCAGACCGCAGACTGTTGCTCAAGTCCCAACCGAGCATGTAAACCGTTCCGTCCTTGTTAACCACGTTCGCCACGAACGCACGCTTCCTGAAGTAGTCGGCGATGCTCTCCATGACCACGCGGCGGCGTAACACGTCCTTCTCTTCTGGCGTGCCGTCGTCCAACTTCTTCAGTTCCGGCTCGGACAGGTATCGCTCCGGGTCGTCTTCCTTCAACGCCCAACGGCCGATGTCGATCATCCCCCAACGAGCGTTCATTCTCGTTGAAAGGCGGATCGAGTATTCTTTGTCATTGAAAATCACATCTTCGTTGTTGCCACCAGAACCCACCTGCACCCCGCCGAGCAGAGCGGCGATGTACTTGCGGTGAAGGTCGCCCTTCATCCCGTGAAGCCCTTCGAGCTTGATGAAGATGTTGCCCAAGTCCGGCTGCTGTTGCAGCGACATGAACAGGTGGTTGACGACCGATACGGACGGGTTGTTCTGGTCCAACTGCTCGCGGATCGACTTGCGGATCTCTTTGGACGCCTTCTCGACGTTCGCGTTCTGACGCAGGAATTGCACCTGAAGGTTGTCCTCAACGAACTTCCTCGGATACGAGTCGAGGTCGAGGTCGCGAACGTCGTGAATCATGTCGATCAGTTTTTGGGCGTCACCCTTGATCGACTCCTTCAAGAAGTTGTTCTTCCAACGCTCGAAGTCCTCCGGGTCTTTGCTGTCGGGCATGTCCGGGGCTTGCGGGTCTTTGCTGATGTCGTCCGGTTCGTCGTCTGCCTTCTTGTCGCCCGCGTCCTTCGGCTTGTTGCCGCCGTCAGCGTCGGGCGGTCCACCCGCTCCCGCGCCCGGAGTACCCGGCGGATTGGAAGCGGCCGGCGGTTGTCCCCCGGCTCCAGCTTGGGCGTCAGGGGCCGTGAAGTTCTCTTCTTCTTTCAACAGCCAGCGACGGCCGTTGTTCTCGGCGACTTGGAGGCGACGATCCTCGTACCTGAGCCACTCGGTCAGTTCCTTGTGGGTCATTACGCTTTTTTCTGTGGCGGGGCGGTCGGCTTTGGCAGACGGTTTCTTGGCCGCGTTCGAGCCTACGGCCGGCTTGCCCTTCATCCACTCCCAGATTGCGTGGTTACTCATTGGTCTTCTTCTCCTTGTCTTTCTTGGCCTTCATCCGTTTTTCAAGCTGCTCAAGGAAGGAGCGACGTGTACCGGAGAAGTGGTAGTGGTTTTCCTGACTCGCCGTGACCGACTTGGGTCCGGCGGTCGTCGTCATTTCTTTCAACTTGAAGCTCGCCATCAGTTTGACGATGCCCATCATCTTGTCCGACATGCCGGCCTTCGTATTCACCAACCCCACTAGGGCTTCTTTGGTTGCCGGCTGGCTGTTACCTTCGTTGAACACCATTTCAACGAAGTTGGCTATTAGCGTGTCGATCTGTTTGCGGTCGCTCCTCATGTTCGTGAGGATTTCGGCACACAGGCCCAACATCTCGTCGTCCTCGAACATTGGGGTCGAGGCCGAGAGCGGTCGCTGATCTGGGAGCGGAGCCATGACTTCCGGTGCGGCCGGCAGTATGTCGTTCTCGACGGCTTCCAACATTTGGTCAATATCTTGGTTCATGAGTAGGTATATAGGTCACAGGAAAGTGAAACGCCGTTGTGAGGGAACCACATTATGCCACCGCCGAATCAAAAATCCGACGCCACACAAGAAACGGTACGTCAATTGTTTGAGATCTCCAGCCGTATAGACGAAAGGATCAAGTATCTAGTCGAAAAGCAGAACGAGATGTCCGACAAGATCGAGAAACTCGCGATCAACATGACCGAGACGGCGGTGCGTGTCGCCGTCCTAGAAAAGTCTGGTTGGGATAAATCGAAGGACAACCTTGACGAGATCGACAAAAAAGTGGCCGTTCTGGACAAGCAGTTCAACAACGGCCTGAAAGCAGACGTACAAGAACTGAAAGAAAAGGTCCGCGTCCTTGAGTTCAGCAACGAACACAACACCAGCTACCGCAACAAGGGCGAGATCCGCCTTCAGTGGTGGCTCGATGCGGCGTGGAAGGTGATGCAAATTGTCGGAGCCGCCGCACTTGCTTATTACTTGAGCAAAAAGTAATGCCCCCAGGAGCTAAATAGAATGATGAAAAAGTTCACTTTGTTCCGCGAAGAACGAGACGCCAAGACCCCCATCTCGTCCAAAATCAAACTGCAAAAGCAAGAAGGCTCTGCGGAGTTTTCTCCTTTCCGCGTCGATAAGGCTACCCGCCCGAACCTCCGCACACTGATCCAAGCCTTCAAGGGCAGCGGTCAGGTCGGCCTCGGCTACACCACCATCGACAAGTCGAAGGGCGAACACGAACCGCTGATGAAGGCCAAGAACTTGTGGCTCACCGGCGGCGCGGTTCGCGACCACCTCAAGGGCAAAACCCCGAAGGGCTACGACCTCGTTACGGACGCCACTCCTTCCGAAGTCCGCATGATTCTCTCCAACTCGGAACAACCGTTTACTGAGGTCAAGCCGAAAGACGGCGAGATGGGTCAGGACGAGCGGTACGCCGATCTGCCGAGCGGCAACAAGCGTCGGTGCTTCTACGCCAGCCGTTGGGACGGACAGGGCAAAGAGATCGAGATCACCGTCGAGATAAACGGCGAGAAGTTCGAGCTTGCGTCCCTCGGCAAGCACGGCAAAAGTCGCCGGGTGAACCCGGACAAAGCCGACGTTGCGACCAGCGTCGAAGAAGACAGCATGGGTCGCGACTTCACGATGAACGCCATGTATATCCCATTGAGTCAAAGTGACGGCGAGAACAGCGAATTGATTGATCCGCATGGTGGCGCACACCACCTGAAGGCGGGCGAGGTCAAGTTTATCAACAGTCCTATGGACAAGATGCGTGACGACCCGATGACGGCATTCCGTTACCTCAATCAAACTGGCAAGTTCGGAAAGTTTTCGGGAATCGGCGACAAGGAAAAAGCGGCGATTGGGCAGTTCAAAGACATGGCCGACGTTGACCCGTCCGAGATCCGCAAATCGTTCCTCAGCGGCCTCGAAGATCCCGACATGGACGCCAGAGGGTACATGGGCGCGGCTAAGGGTCTGGGCCTTCTGAACGTCGTGTTCCCTGATCTCGAATTCCGCGAAGACGACATGCCGCCGGACTTCCGTGGCGACCGCTGGTTGGCACCGGCTTGGGTTCTCAGGGACAACGACCCCGAAAAGGTCAAGAAGGTACTGGGCGGCGGCGGCTGGAGCAAACAAGAAGCATCGGACATCGCCTATCTGGTCAAGATCGCATCTTGGGCTGAAAAGGATGGGTTCAGTCCCGACAAGCTCAAGGACGTTAAGGGCCACACCGGGCTGACCAAGAGCAAGATCCGCGAATGGCTCCAAATGATCAACAAGGGTCAGGGCGGCGAAGCGGAAGGTCTGTTCAAGGACGGCGAGGACGAAAACGATATGGGCGGCGAGGAAGGTCCGCAGGAGAAAAGAATGGGAGCGGCCAAGTCGCTCACCAGACCGTCTTCTGACGAAGGGGATGCAGAGGAGAAACCGGAAAAGAAGGATGACGGCGGCGAGAAAAAGGAGTCGATGTCTTGGGGCCGTATGATGGAACGCATCAAGAACCGCCCGGCCCAACAGGAGCGTCCGACCGAGTCGGCTGGTTGGGTTCCACTCATCCGCTGATCGGTTTACAAACAGCGAAGCCCTCCCTATAACAAGGGAGGGCTTCTTTTTGCGCCGAGGGTAATGTCGTGCTGGAATACAGCGTCCAAGCCACGCCGTTCATCATCCGCGATCTGGGGTGGAAGTTCATCAAGGAACTTGCGGCTCAGGCGTACCCTCTTTTCGAGGACGGGCAGTTCCGCCGTTTGGTCTTCGGGTCGCAAGGCACACAGGTTCTCGACACCGTGGACCCCGATAAAATCAAAGTGATCTTTGCACAGATCGAAGATCGGGCGGTCATGATCGCGCCGTACCGCGACGAAGAAGGCATCAAGGTGCTTTACTTCAAATGGGTCGAAGAAACTCTCTACGATTCATTCTGCGTACCCGATGGGCAGAACCGAGTCTGGGACAACCGAGAGAAGCCGTGACAGACCGCGTCGAAACCTACAAAGTTGAACACGGGTGGAACCACCCCTACCCGTGGATGTTCCGCGTCTGGCACAACGGCGTTTGCCATCAGTTCGCGGGCATGCCCAATCAGTGTTCTACACGCAGAGAAGCTGCCGCTCGCGGGGGCTGGCGGCTCAGATGGCTCAAAACCGGCAAGTTTCAGGAGAAGTACAAGTGAATATCGACGTTTTCGATTTTGACGGGACACTCGTCAAGACGCCCGGACGCGAGCAAGCCGAGAAAGACTTCCTCGCGGCGACCGGGAACCCGTGGCCGCACATCGGTTTCTACGGCCGACTGGAATCTCTGATCCCTCCTGTCTTCCCAGAGAAGCCGGGTGACGAGTTCTTGATTCAAGAAGTCGCCGAGATCTGCCGCGCCAAAGAATGCGATCTCCGCGTGCTGATGACGGGGCGACCGTACAAACTACGCAATCGCGTCCTCGAAATCTGCACCCACTACGGCCTCGCCTTCGGCCTGACCTATTTTCAGGGCCAGAAGGACTGCCCCGGAATCAACACTTTCGAGTGCAAAACTTCGGGGCTGCGACAACTCTTAACCCTTAATCCACAACGACTTAGGTTGTGGGAGGACCGGGAAGATCACTTCGTTCTGTTCGAGGAGTTGTTCAGGACGTTTCGCGCAGAGCGTCCAGAGGTGGAGTTCGTTCTGAACCGGGTGGTGTCGTAAATAGGCTTGATGGCCTACACCCTCTTCTACGACTCGATGCGTTTCTTGAAGAAGGTCGTCCGCAGCAACAAGCCGGTCAAAGTTCGACGGATGAAGCTGACGGACGACGTTGAGGGTCTTTGTATCGAGAAGTCCGATCACTTCTTGATCAAGGTTTCCAATGAATTGACCATGAGCCACGCCATCGACGTGATGATCCACGAATTTGCTCACGTCGAAGCATGGGGTAAACAGCGGGACGCACACGGTTCGGTGTGGGGGAAGTGTTACAGCCGACTTTTTCGCGAGTATTACGACGGCTTCCTCGCCAACTGACTCTCTTTAGTGCATGGACTACCTAGTCGTTGCACCCAACACGCCTCACTACCAGTGGCAGATCGCCATTCTCGCGCAGAGCTTCAAACTCCACGGTCTGCAAGAGAATCTGTGCGTCATTCTCGTCGTAAACGAAGATACGCCGACGATCAACTTGTATCACAAGCACTTCGCCGATCTCCCTCGTCTGCACGCCATCAAATTGGCGACCGATCCCGACCCGGATGTTGCGAGACTCGATGCGTTGGCGTTGGCGTCTGCCCGCAGTTTGATTTCCCAGACGTTTATCAGTTTGCCGCCGCACTGCGTTTTGTGGCACCCGCCGAAGAAACTCGACGCCAACATTTCGTTCGCCTGCCGATCTGATTTCACTTTCTCCCACCTTACCAGTTATGGGATTTCGGGAGACGAGATTGCTCGTAGGTCGGGCGGGAGGAAGCAATGGTTCCCGGTCGGTGAGATCTTCGGGTTCAAAAACGTCCACACCGAGTTCTTCTACAGGGTTGTGGAGCGTGCCAGACTGATTGGATTCGATTCTTACCGGCAACTGTTGAGGGCGGGGTCAGACAAGAAGGTGAAGGGTCTTTTTAGGGCGGGCATGTCTTTGTCGTTGCTTGAACACTTCGACCGCTACAGCATCGACACTTCGATGAATCTGGAGTGTCAGATGACGGATACCAACTTCACCGCGAACTTCATCAACTACTGCTACGGTTCGCCGCCGGATTTCAACAAGATCTACTATCAACTCGACGGCAACAAGTTCGGGTTTTCGGATTCGCCGTTCGCGGCGATCATGCGGGCCGACACTTCGCCCGCGACCGACTTCATGAAGAAGGTCGTTTCGACTATGCTCCCCCGCCCATAACCTGATTCGGCTTGGCTTTACTCGCAGCTACTTCGCTCGGTGTCATCGGGTGCTTCGGGTCTACTGTCGGCGTCTTAGACGCGACCGGCGGCGTCACCTTGTTCATCTTCAACCACGGCGGGGTCAGCTTGTCGATGTTCGCCGGCACCGCGCCCTGTTTCGCGCCCTTTTCCAATACACCGGCGACATCGACTCCTTTGCCCTTACCGATCTGGTTGGGAATTGGCTTGCCGGTCGGTGTCATGAGGCCGACAACCCTCTCCCAGTCTTTCTTGTTGATGCCCTTCGGAACGGTTTTGCCGTTGAGCATGTTCTGTTGCTTCTGGAACTCTTGGTCTGCGACCATTTTCGCTTTGTCGGGTTTGGCGTTCGGGTTGGCCTGTACGTTGGCGACGACTTTTTCGAGGTCCGCGCCGGACTGTTGGAGTTGTGCAACGAAGGCGTCTCTCGTCCCTGGATCGCTCAGGTCAATGCCCAGATCACCGACGATGGCCTCGAAGAGTTGTGGATTACGAAGTCTGACGTAGTTTGCGAACGACATTGTTTCCTTTGCAAATCGGTTCATCCTATCTAGTCCCCAGACCGGCTATACTTCAAAAAAGGGGATCACATGCAAGCAGCCATTTTCATTCACGGTCAAGTTCTCTGTGGACCCACTCGCGAAAGCCTCGCCGCCTGTATGACGGATGCCGACGCCGTGAGCGGTTTCTACCACCACGATCACAAACGGTTCGTATCGGAAGACCGCCAGTTCTACATGAAGGACATCGTCCTGATCCGTCACGCCGACGCCGAGGGCGACAAACTCACCGGCAAAGGCATCGCCCAGATCCAAAGTAGCCTGCCCCGACTGAATTCTTTGTACCGCAGTAATTTGGAGATAATCTCTGCCCCGTTCGAGAGATGCGAACACACGGCGTGGGCGCTCGCGACTCATTTTTCGCTTTCGGCTAAAGCGAACGACTCGATCCGCGAACCAGCTACTGACGAGAACGTGTCGGCGGCTCTGGACGAGTTGCCTGATTATGCTATGTTGATTGTTCCCGCCGATTTCCTTTGCCTCGCCGTTGGCAAAGCGACCGGGAAGTTCCCGTCCTCGGTTCCCAACATGGCCGTGATCCGCCTGTTGGCGAACGCTGCGGAAGAGATCGCTTGACAAAAACTTCCCGAATGCCGACAATCCTGGGAAGTTTGTCTATACTGACCCGGCAATGAACGGCCCGTAACGGAGGATTCAATGATCAGAAAGATGTGCGGGCTGGCGCTGGCCTTTACTTTGCTGTTCGCCAGCAACGCTTATGCCGGCCCGCCCAAGTCCAGCAGTGGCAGTTCGAGTCGCCCCAGTTTCAGTGGCGGGAGTAGTAAGCCCGCGTTTTCGGGCGGCAGCAGTAGCGCTCCGAAGTTTAGCGGAGGAAGCAGTGCCGCTCCCTCCAGCACCCCGAAGTTCAGTGGCGGGAGCAACCCTCCCACCAGTACGGCGAAACCGCCGGCAACGAGTCGTCCGAGTTTCAGCGGCGGGTCGAATCCGCCGACAGGTGTCGCAAAGGGCAGTGCGACAGACAAGCCGGTTTTTGGAGGCGGGTCTACCTCACCTCCAAACAAGACGGTGACGACGACACCGATTCAAGGTCGTCAGCCGACCACCGTGAGCAAGAAACCGGCGGCTGAAACGTTCGACAAGTTGTCGGGAACCGAAGCCCGAAAGACCGAGAGCCGAAAGTCCTACGAGAAGTCCGAAGCACCTGCGGCGTCGTACAAAACGCCTGCCGGTAAAGACGTGCCGATTGCCAAAAACGATAAGTCTGCCGACTATCTGCGCGGCCGGCTGGACGAGTCGCGATGGCAGAACCGCTCGCAGCGGACGGATACCTTCTACGGGTCGTACTACAGCCGCTACCCGTCAACGGTGATCGTCCACTACAACGACTCCTACCACCCGTACTGGAATTACTGGTTGGCGAGTCAAACCATCGACGTGATGTCCCTCTGGGTGTACCACCACCAGATGTCGATGGACCAAGCTCGACTCAACGCCATGTACGCCCAGAACGCCGACCTTCGCGCAAGGGTAGCCGCCCTCGAACGGCAAGGGATTCCGAGAGACGTGACGTACACCCCGCGAGGGGTTGACGCCGACATGATGTACGATGACGGGTACGTCAACGCCTGCTGGAACCCCCGGCCGAAACAGGTTGACTACTACGAGTACGACGATCCGCCGACGCACCATTCGTCGGGCGGCGGAAATGTAGGAAAAGCCTTGCTCTGGATTTTCGTCTACATTCCGCTGATCATTATCGGGCTGGTTGGTCTATACTGGCTCGTGTTCCACTACCGCTGGTAACCGAAACCCCTAACCCTGTGTCGAACCCAAAGACTGGAGCCTGACCATGACCCCGCTTCTCGCTACCGCCGAAACCGTCGCCGAAAACGCGAGCTTCTTTCCGCCGGACTTCTGGCCGCACGTCGTGATGGCACTGATCGCCGTCGTCTTCGCCGCCGCCCTGTTCTACCCGTTCTGGCGGTGGATCGACAAGCTCACGCCCGGCGATCTCAACAAGGAACTACTCGGCACCGCCGACGTGCGTGACGCCAACAACAACATCGTCACCCACGGCAAGCAACCCAACGTCGCGCTCGCCATCGTCGTCGCCGCCCTCGTACTCGGCTTCTTCCAAGTGATCGCGGCGGCGGTACGGTAAACGCAACCCCTGTGCCGGGCGAGACTTAACCGCCCGGCACGAATTGCCAAAATTCTCAAACGGTGCAGACGAAACACTTTCGGAGGGTCTACAATGGCCGATAAGAAGCGAACACTGGCGGATCGGATCTTGGGTCGGAACCAGTTCGTTCCGAACGAAGAGAAGGTCCACAACCCGTTCAAGGTGAAGATCGGTGCCAACTTCCATCTGGATACACTGAAGTTCCGAGGCGTGTTCTACAACCTGAAAGAACTGCACGTTCTGGATCGCGGGACCGGCGTGCTGATGGCCGACTACGTTGTCGAGGCGGGCGTCTCGACGGCTGGCAAGGCGATCCCCGACGAGAACAAGTCGCTGATCCTTCGGGCTGTGCCGCGTGACGGCGACACCGGCAAGAACAAGATCGACTTCCGCATCGTGGCACTCACCAAGTATTTCGAGTGCGCGTGGGACGACGAATCGCGTCCGGGGCTGATGGAAGGCGTCAACGATCCGGGCGGCATCTTCGCGATCAATGCCGGGACGGAAGACGAGAAGAAATACTGGCGTCTTCAGGGTTTGAAGACCGCCGAACACGTCAACGTGACCGTCGTCAAGGATTCCGAAAGCGACGTGGGCCTGAAACGAATCGATCTCTGGGGCTTCTCGCGGACCACGCAGGATGAAGCCAAACAGGAAGTCAACGAATACCTCTACGTCCAGAAGGACAGCGCCAGCGGCTGGCTTGAGGTGTTCGTCGGGCGGGAGATTCCGCCCGAAAGGATCAACGTCTGATTCCGCTGCGGTCCCTTAACCCCTAACTGTTTCGCAAAACACAAACAAGGATTCTGACCATGAACACGTTCCTCATCATCCTCGCGATCCTCGGCGGTGCGGTTCTGCTCGTCTTGGGCGCGAAGAACGTCAAGAAGCTCTGGTTCAACGCCAGATCGTCGGCGTCGGCCGGCGTCAAGAACATCGACAAGGCCAACGCGGTCAACAACATGAAGCAAGCGGTCGATGACGCGAAGGGCGAGATCTCCGGGTACGTCTCGAAGCTCAACGAGAGTCAGGGCCAGATCAACAGCCTGACCCGCGAGAGCAACGAGGCGAACAGCGAAGTGAACGTGCTGACCGCGCAGGTGAACGAGCGGGCGCGTGAGGTGAACGGCAACACCGACGACCCGGTACTGCTCGATCTCGCCGAGCAGTTGAGTACCGCTCAGGCCCGCGCCGCCGACGCGACGAAGGAACTTGGCGAACAAACGACCCTGCACAACAGCGTGCTGACGCAGGTCAAGGAAGCGGTCAAGCGTGCGGACGATCTGGAGAAGGAAGCCGACCGCCTCGGCGTGAAGCTGGACCTTTCGGCGACCCGCGCGGAACTGGCGAGCGTCGGCATCAACTTCCAGAAGTCCTCGGCTCACAGTAGCCTCGCGGCGGCATCGGGGTACGCGGAAGAGATCCAGAAGCAGATCGACACCAACAACGGTGCGGTCGAAGTGGCGAAGCAACTGAACCAGACCAGTGCGTCGTCGGCCGCGACCGCCGAGTGGAAGGCCAAGCAGTCGGCGAAGGCCACCCTCGCGAACCTCGGCATCGGCACCACCAAGCCGGCCGACACCGCCCCACAAGGCTGATCCCTCTCCTCAGCCGGAAGGCCCAGGTCGAATTCGACCTGGGCCTTTTTGTTTTGCCTTGCTTTACAAGTGGCTCTGGCCGATCTATAACTGTCCCTGACACCAAACACAAAGGTACAACCAATGACCGCGTTCCCGTTCAAGCCAGATGCCCCCAACGTTGAAGTGATCGGCATCGGAGTGGCGCAGAAGCTCGAACCCCCGCAACTACTGGAAGAAGCCCTCAAGGTTTGCAACGAGCTACAGAGCGTCCACAAAGCTCAGAAACCGATCCTCAGACACTTCGTACACCTCGGCCATCACGATCTGGTCGGCACCGTGATCGAACGCGCCGGGGTGTTTACCATCTTCATCGGCCTCGGCCTCGAAGTTATCTCGGCCACTCAGGGCATCCACAAGTGAGCATGTTCAAGGTGCCGGACGGCAAGATGTTCATTCTGCCGCCGCTCGCCACACCAGCGAAGCAAGGACCGTTCTTCGTCGCCCGGAAGAACGGCTCCGCGATGTTCAACCCGACCAAGAAGAACGTCTGTGGTTGTCCGATCTGTGAATTCGAGAAAGACCAGCGTGCCATGTCCAAGCCCACACTGACGCCTCTGGTGCTTCCTTCCGTCGCTGCCGGCAAAGGACTCGACCACCTCAACAAGAGGGGCTGCTGCAAGTATTGGCCCAACCTGACGGACGAAGCACTCGTCCGTCACGGCAACGAGTGCTTCTACTGCACCGCCAACCCCGAAGTCGGCCTCGACATCTGGCACCTCGACTACGCGACCCGTACCGTTGTGCTGAAAGAGGTCGTGGTCGTCTGCAAGTGGTGCTACCGCGCCGTCAACATCGCCGAGTCCGAAGAGAGCGATTACTTCCAAGAGGTCGTTCACCACATCGGCACCGTTCGCGGCATTAAGAAACAAGAAGTCGGGGAACTGATTCGCGCCGCCTACGAAAACTGGGAGGTGGCGACACAAGGCCAGTGGGAACTCAGTTACGGCGACTTCGCCCACTTCATCCACGAGCCGGGGAAGCTTCCCGATGTTTCCGTCTTCGATAAGCTCCCGAAGCTCAAGGACCACGAAAGAAAGCCGTCCCAGACGAATCACGTCAAGTTTTTGCTCGTGAAACGTGACGCGAATAAAACATTGGGGAAGGGTCCGTGTCCGGTCTTCATTCTCAGCGGCAACATGCAGGAGGTCGATCAGATCTGGTCATGTGCTGCCCACATGACTAAAAACGGTCACCTCGCGGCCGAGGCGTTCGCGTCTACAATGAGAGAGTCCGAGGTCAAACCCATCTTGTCCGCAACCGGGTTTGTTGGTATTGTGCTGGACAAAACGGACTCCAAGTACGAAATCGAGAAGACGCTCCAAGTCCTGTTCGGGAGTGTCGCAAAGTCGATTCAGTTCACCGAAGGTAAAGTGAAATGAAGATCACGAAGTTCCGCGACATCCCGCAGTTCGTGCGGCACGGCTCTTACGAGGTCGATGTCTCGCCGGAAAGCCTGATCAGCACCATCAACGACTTCGTTGAACAAGGTCTGGATTTGGACCCCGACTTCCAGAGGGGACACGTCTGGTCCGACAAGCAGCGGGTCGCGTTCGTTGAGTTCTTCTTGCGCGGCGGCAAGACCGGCCGCGTCATTTACCTCAACAACCCGAACTGGCACTTCAACAACGAGAAGGGCTACAACGATTTCGTCATCGTTGACGGCAAGCAACGGGTCGAAGCGTTCCGCAAGTTCATCAACAATGAGATCAAGGCGTTCGGCTCCTACTACCGCGAGTACACCGACAGCATCCGCCTCGTCAACACGATGAAGATCAACGTCAACGATCTGCGGACGCGGGCCGACGTTCTCCAGTGGTACATTGACTTCAACGCGGGCGGCGTGGTACACTCGGACAAAGAAATCAGCCGCGTTCGGCGGCTACTCAAAAAGGAAACGTCAAAATGATCGTCGTCACCCAGAACTGCGTTAACCCGGACTTCAAACCGCTCGGCATGGTCGTCATCTCGCACGACTTCGAGACAACGGCGGCTACCATCCGCGCCGTCAAAGACATGATGGAGCTTCTCAAGAAAGAAGCTCCACAAGGCACAACGCACTTGTTCAACTTCCGGTGCGAATTCCAGCCCGGATTGAGTTCGTTCGCCCAAGCCGACGCCTATAACGACGGCAAGACCCCGTTCCGGCCCCGTGGTCAGAAGCCCGAAGAACCCAAACCCCAAGACGGAGTTTCCAATGTCAATGCCCCCCTTCAAGGTTCCCCACACCACTACGGATGAACAGGTAACGGAACTAGCCAAGAAGTTCCTACCGATCAGACTCAAGGGGAACAAAGCGTTCCTGTTGGAACACAAGGCCGACCTGTTCAACCAGTCGTACACATGGGACGCCAAAGAGAAACCGTACAAGGGCGACCTTTACGTTCTCGACCGACTGTGGACGGTTCACACCTTCGGCTATCAGGGCTTCTTCAAGCCGTCCATCGCTGAAGTCATTCAACAGATTCCACGATGCTACGACAAACTGAAGGTGCTGTACTTCGAGATCATCGCGCCGGAAGACGCCAGCGACCTCAACCTGTGGATCGAACACATCCACGCGGGCGTCCACGTCGCGAAGACCAACCTGTACGTCCCCGAACCGTCGTCGCAGCTTATGGCGGGGTACTGGCACGAGAACCGCGACATGCTCCACATGCACGGCGCGAACGACATGACCCCCGCACAGTTCGCCATCGAATGGATCGAACGGCTCCGGGCCGAAGACCGTCTCGAAGTTCTGGACGCGATGACGGTTTACGACCCGAAGACCGGCCAGCCCAAGAAGGCTTGACGCAGATAAAGAAAAGCGGTAGTATCTTGCTGTCGATACACCCCTTTCAAGGAAAAGCCATGAACAAGACGACGTGGGCAGTGGTCGCGATCCTTCTGTGTTCGGTCGGCTACAACCTGTACCAGCGGCACCAGAACGACCGGCTGCAACAGGCGGTCCTGCTGATCGACCAGAAGGACAAGCTGCAACAGCAGCAGATGAACGACTTCACCATGACGATGTACCAGCGGCAGACCGAGAACACTCTCGAACTCGCGCGGCAGAACGGCAAGATCGAAGGCATGCTCGCGGTGATCACCGGCCAGAAGCCGAACGAGTACGAGGGCAACCAACTCTGGCATGCCGGGTACTACCGTGGGTTGGATCAGGCCAAAGACATGAAGACGGGTTCGCCGCCGGAAGACACGATCAAGGTGAACAAGAAAGACAAGTGAAGCCCCTAGTCCCATTTCGCTGGCGTGGGATGTTGTCCCGAAAAGCGGTTTAACCGACGAAGTAGGGCATCGTTGGCACTTTGGGGAAGTCAGCGGGCGGCAGGCGGTGCCGTAGCGGGTGCGCACCCGTCCGTAATGCCAGCAGGCGACTTCGGTTGGCCTGCTGGCATTTTCTTTAACCGGAGACACAAATGGGAACAGAGTTCGTCCCCGAAGGCTGCGACTTCCAAACGGCCGAAGCCGTCAACATCGAAAGCTGCACCCTCCTCGGCTTCAACAACTGCTTCTCGGTCAGGCTCGCGGACGGCAGCTACGCCGATGTCGTGAACTTCTACCACGAAGACATCGAAGACCTTCTCGAAAAGAAGGAAATCACTTGGCCGATCCAAGTCGCGGTCCTCGGCCCGAAGACCGTCGCTTTCAACGATCCGCGACTGCCGCACGGCAAATATCGCAAGGATTTCTGTACGGTCTGCTGCCCGGTCGAACTCCTGCCGACTCCGCAACGCCTCCAGATCGCTCGCGAGATTCAGTGCGGGAAGACCAAGTACACCCGGCACGAAGGCGGCATGGTAATCATCAGCCACAACCACCGTTGTGAAGGTGCGCCGAAGCTGACGAATTGGAAGGTCGAGATCAACCCGAATCCGACCGTCGTCTACTGTCTGGACGAAGCCGCCCTCAAAGCCTTTGACGGAGACAAGAAATGAACTGGCTCGGCTGGCTCGGTGCAATCCTCGGCGTCCTCGCGAGCGTGTGGGTGCTGTTCCGCTACGCCGGATCAATAACGATCCGTCTCGACGCCCGCACGTTCAAGACGCTGTACGAGATCTCCAAACGACCGGGCCACCGGAAGTTCATCATCAGCGAAGAGTTCATCACCGAAGCTAAGTACCCCGTCGAGTTCCGCGCCCTCTGCTTCTTCGAGGGCTGCCCGTGGTTCTACCTCAACCACGGCGAACGGTTGCTGACGGCGGGGTGGCACGGCAAGGACAGCGTGACGCATCTGACCTGTTTACGTTGGCGTGCCGCCCGCGTCAAACAGTACCTCGACTTCAAGATCAAAGAGATCCAGATGAACAGTCTGGGCGTCCCGGCCGAAGTCATCATGCCCAACTACACGGACATGATCGGCCTCATCAAAGGGACGCCCCCGCAGCCCGCTCTGGACCCGCAACTGTGGGAAGACATCGAGAAGGATGCGGCCGAAGTGTTCTCTGGGAAGAAGCAGAAGAGTGGCGCGTTGATCTACGGCCCGCCCGGTAACAACAAGACGTTCTTCATCAAGTATCTGGCGACCAAGTACCGGGTGCCGATCAAGATTATCACGTTCACACCGGACTTCAGTAACTTCGATGTGATGGGGATTTTTAGCCAGATCAGCAGCCGGTGCATCGTACTGTTCGAGGACTTCGACAACTACTTCGACGGCCGGCGGTGCATCCTCGGAACCGAGAACCACAGCATCAAGTTCACGTTTGATCAGATTCTCAATGGGCTGGACGGGGTCTACAATACCTACGAGAACTGTTTTTTCGTGATGACCGTTAACGACATAACGAAAGTCGATCACGCGCTCAAAAACCGTCCGAGCCGCTTCAAGTTCGTCCGTGAGTTCAAGTGTCCCGATCTGCAAACGCGGATGAAATTGTTGCCGAAGCAATGGGCCGAGAGCAGTGAGGGGTTGAACCTCGACCAGATCTTCCGGCTCAAAGAGTTCCACGAACAAGGACTGTCTCTGGACGAAGCCAAATCGAATCTTGGCCAAGCCGACAGGACCGCAGAAATCGCGAAGATGGCACACCAGCTTTACGAGAAGCGGGTTCGCGAAGGTCTGGCCGGGGATAACGAGGGCGACTGGTACGAAGCCAAAAGGATACTGGGTGTCACTTAACCGAGGAGTCAATTTGACCGAGGTGCCACATGCAGGAGAGATACTGTACCGAAAACGGGAAAGTGTCTCATACCTCTGAAAACCAAGCACGGCAAGCACTGAGTTCTCTGAAACGCGCTAAGGGGTATAACGGACACGTTTGCGTCTGTGCATTCTGCGGATTCTTTCACGTCGGACGACTGGGCCGGCGTACCGTTCGCAACAAACTCATGAAGAAGAAGGAGAGGAAGAAACGTGTTAGACTCACTCGATCACGCATTACGATCTACATTACCGGCCTTACTGAAGGACCGGAGCAAGTGGGACAGCTTGATTGTCAACCGCCGGAAACCCCACACTTACCGGGTCTTCACGACTCTGGAGAATGGGGATCGGATCTGTCTCCACAAGTTCAACCCGTGTGACACGCACGAAGCGTTCGCACACCCGCACCCGTGGCCCGGTGCCTTCATCATCCTTCAGGGTGCCTACCGGATGAAGGTGGGTTTCAGCAAGGATCGCACCGACGAATCGCCCGGACAGGTCGCCGAGTTCATTCTGCGGGAACACTCGGCCTACGAGATCGTCAACCCGCTGACGTGGCACTCGGTGGTCCCGCTCACCACGACGTACACGGTCATGCTCAACGCCGCCCCGTTCCCGCCCGACGTGGCGCACACGAGCATTCGCAGGACCGGCGGTAAAGACCTCGACAAGATGCCAGAAGACGAACTGGTCGATCACCTCCAAGTGTTCGCCAACCTCGTCGGCAAGTTCCAACTGACCGTGTGTTCGGCGTGCGACGGCAGCGGCGTCGGCTCGCCCGCGCACCCGTGGGGTTCCCCGAAGTGCGGTGAATGCAACGGAACGGGAGAGAGGCTGTGAAACGGTGTCGTCACACCGGCAAACACTGTCACTCGGAAGGGGCTGCGGAAGCACAACTCCGCAGCCTCCTTCGACTCGATCCTTCTTACAAGGGCCACGTCTATTTCTGCGGCTGGTGCGGTACTTACCATGTCGGCCGTAACAGCCCCAACAACAAGAACAAGTATCGCCGAGGCTAACATGGAAATCTTCGAGGTCCACATCGCCGGGGACGAACGCATTCACAACTTGGGCCTTAAAACCATTACCGTCGAGTTGCTCAAGCCGGACTTCACGCTGCTCCGCATCGAACACATGACTTCGCAAGTCATTAAGTGTAGCGGCTACCAAGAGTGTCTCGCCAAGACACTCGAACTGGCCGCGACTCTGCCCGGCGTCGTTCGCACAAAAATCGAATGCCCGACCTACGAACACTACGTCGAGCAAAGCCTCTACATGGAGAGCCACTTCGAGACGAAGACCAACACTTACCCCATCAGCCGCAATCAGAAGAAGACGGAACTGATGGGAACCGAACGGGTCTACGACCACGCCCTTTACCTGCCCTTCCGCCAGAAGTGGCTCGGACAAGTGGTCGAACTGTGTCTGTACGATACCAACACGGACGAAGACAAAGACTGGTTCTCACTCTGGAAACAACAATGAAACTCAATCTGACGCCCGAACAAATCGAAGAACTCAAAGACCGCATCCTCAACTTCGGCAATTTTCACTGGTGCGAGTGTTCCGAGTGCAAGTACGACTGTAGCTCGCACGCGGTTGACATCGACAAAAGCCTCCAAAAACTCGCCGAAGAAGTGCTGAAGGACGAGGAATAGGTCTATATTGGGGGCATGTGGTTTCCCCAATGAGGCGAATCATGTGGACCGATGAACTGGTCGCGCGGCTGAAGAAGTACGTCGAGGCCAACAGGTTCTTCGTCGTCAAGTACCGTGGCAGCCGCGTCTACAACGTGGACGAGCGAAACAAGGAGTACAACGACACCGGCTGGCCCGCCTACTATCTCAGGCCGTGCTACGACGACCCCTGTGACTTGGAGAAGACTCAGCCGTCCGACTTCCAAGTCTTCCTGCTCAAGCCGGTGGAATGGACGTTGGACGAGCCGGATTGGAGCGAGGCCGACGCCGAATCTTGGAACGAATACGTCAAAGCAACACAAAAGTAATCTTCACATCCCCCGTAAGTTGGCTTACAATGGAGCCAACTTACGGGGGATCGTCATGTCCAAAGCAGGCAAAATGCACGGCGAGATCGTCAGCGAAGAAGAAGTCGCGAAGGGACTCGGCTTCGCAAACGTCGATGAGTTCCGCCGCTGGCAAACCGAACTCGGCCACAAGAAAGGGGAACTCGAATTCGCACTTTCCGAAGCCAAGCGGGAGTCGCGCCGCTTCCGATGGGCCGGAATGCGTATGGAGTTCATGCTCGGCAAGGCCGAAGCCTATCTCCAGACCGAACTCAACGCCGCCAAGCACCACGTCGCCAAACTCGAAAATTCCGGGGTAATGGCTGAAGGGGCCATGAACGAGAACTCGGAGATGGCGGCAGTCAAAGACACCATCGAGATTCTCGAAAAGCTGCTCCTCGGTATCCGCGTCGTCTGCAACAGGGACGTTGACTGGAAGCACGTTCTGGAAGACTGGCTCGGTCAGTTCAACAAGTCCGATGAAGAGATCTTTAAGGCCAAACAAGCGGCCGAAGCCCAACCGGAAAGTGGTTCTTGAATCCCGAAGGGACACCGGCGTCTATACTGCCGGTGTCCCTAACTCAAAGGTGCCTCATGAAGACGACACAAAAGCACGTTCAAGCCGGCGCGAACCTGTTGGACGATCACTGGCCCGGTTGGGCCGGGAAGATCAAGCCGGACGAGATCAAGATGTTCTCGAACCAGAACTGCATCATGGGCCAACTCGCCCGCACCAAAAAGAAAACCTGTCGCGTCCTCGCGGCCGAGTACGGTATCGGCAACGATTCCCTCGTGCGGTTCGGGTTCGAGGGAGACGGCAGCGAACACGACGAACAAATCGCCAATTGGTGGCGAGAAGAGATCAAGAAGCGGCTCGTCGGGCCTACAATCAACGAACTGGACGGCTCGCCCAAGAACGCGAAGGCGAGGAAGAAGCCGACCAACTCAGTCAAGAAGGTCGCCAAAAAGAGGTAGCTGTTATGGGCCAGTGGTACTACACCGAGATCTTCTTCACCGGGCCGATCCCGAACGAAGATCAACTCGTTCGTCTGAACCAAGCGTTCCGGGCGGTCGATCACGACTTCCCGCCGATCACCGTGGCCGGCGTCGAACGCAACTGGCGCAATCCTTCGCTGACTCTCGAACAGGCTCTCGGCCTGTTCGAGAGGGCCGGCTTCCCCTGCAAAGGCTGGCAAGTCTACGAGGGGCGAGAGGTTTATACCGCCCCGGACTACATCGCCAGCAAGCTCGACATGTGCGCGGATCTGATGGAGTTCGACAGCCAGAACTGGCGAGAAGCTTACGAACGCGGGCTTACCCCGGAAGAGATCGCTAAGGCCGAGAACGCCGAACGAACCATGCTGCTCCGCAACTACTTCTTCGAGCAGTCGCTGCGGATGAGGGACATCCTCAAGGTGGTCGATCCCGAAGATAAAGAGGCCGTGGAAAAAGTCGCGAAACTGTTCAACGAACTCCGCGACAAGTACGGCGAGAAGATGAAAGCGTAATCGACCATTACGGTCGAGTCCAAGATGGGGAGATGACACTCGTGGATAGAATCCAGCCGGCCCCCAACAAGATGTAATTGCCCACGCCGGTCGAGAGTTTACTTGATCACGAACGCACGCAGTTCCGACACTTTTAGCAGCCGCGCCGCATTGACGCGGCTCACCCCGTCCATAACCCGAATGCCGCTGTCGTCGCTGTAAACGATGATTGGCGGCGTCATCTTCCTGAAATCGGGACCACGCACCGCCAGAGCTTGAGACTGTTCCAGCGTGTCTGGAGCCTCGCGGCCCAACATCTGGGCGAAAGCTCCCATCATTTCCAGAGTCTTCTTCTTGTCGCCGGCCGGTACGTTCGCCAAGCTCGCCAACGGAAACATTTCCTGATACGTCACTTCTCGGCGTGCTGCGAGAGCCTTCTGAATAGTGCCGAAATCCATCCCCGCAGTGTCTAGACTGCTCGACCGCGACAACACCTTTGCCTCGGCAATGCTCCTGACGGGGCGGTATTCAATCGCTTCGATCCACAACTTGAAGTCTCTCATGTCGGTATTTAGCATCCAAACGCCATGCTCCGAAGCTAAATACCCGCATGTTGAGCTTCAAACACTGGCTTACCGAAATCAAGAAAACCGGCGGCGACGATCACGGAGTCGATGACGACGACTTCGAGGATGACGATTTTGATCAAGAAATGGGCATGGACGACGGCAACCCCGATGTCGTATTCGGCCGGCGCGACGAGAACGCCAAAATCGAGCCGAGTGAGATCCTCAAGGCTCTGGGTTTGCCCGGCGACAAGCTCGAATACCACGACAAAGGCACTTTCGCCCTCGTCTACAAGCACCCGACCGACAAGAACCTGCTCATCAAACTGACGGCCGACGCCAAAGACGCGGCCAATCTCGAAAAGGCCCAGAGCTTGAAAAGCCGCTGCATCGTCAGGGTTCACAAGGTTGCTAAGGTCCGTGAACACGCTTTCGCGTTGATCGTGGATTTCATCAAAGGCCCGCCGATGGTTTACGGCAGTGATGGTTTGTTGTCGTTGATCAGCGGTGATAGGTGGCAAGATGCGAAAGAAGCCGTCAGGGGCATTCTGAAACCCGACCGCACCAGAGTGGAAACTCTCAATCACTTCAAGAAGAACACTCCCCAGGAACTGACCAAGTTGAGCGAGCTTTTTGCTACGCTCGCCAAACTTGAAGGACTGGGGATCGAAATTGACGACTTTGGCGACAACATTCACGACGCGGGCGACCACTACGTCATGATCGACTTAGGGCTTTGAACTCGGCCACGTCGAACTCCGAACGGGATTCGTGTTCCTCGTAGACGAATCCCAAGCCCCTCTCGCCTACCGCATTCTGGATCTGCCGCTTGAGCTTCAACAGCCCGGTCCACGAATGCTGTGTGATTTCGCCGTAGTAGATTCTCTTGCCACAGATCCGCGCCCGACGCTGGCAGTACGGCAGGTTCAGGATCTCTTCCAGAGGGATTTTGAGCTTCCGTGCGACACGTCGCGCCACCGTATTGTGCCAGAAGGTGACGTGCATCAGGTCTTTCTTGCCGGCCGGGAACACGATTTCCGGTTCGGCGTCACCGAGTTCGAGGATGTAAATCGGGTAGCTGGACGGCTTCGTCTCGCGGTCCAGCTTCTCATCGATCCGGTCGATGTCGTCGCTCAGTTCCTTCTTGAGACGACCCCGGATGTCGGTGTTGCGTGCCATTAGTATTCCCTCTTGTCTTCTTTCTCGGCGATTGCCACCAGTTTCTTCAGGATCTTCTTCTGGATGTCCCAGTTGTCGTCCTGACTGCCGAGCGACGGCAACGACCGCGACTGGTGACGGTGAGCCATGACGTGTTCCACAATCGCCAGTTCCGCACACGGTTGCAGAACTTGATCGAGCGGGAACTCTTTGTCTTCCGCCGCACTCATGATGTGCGAATGAGGCATCGTCTGGTACGGAATCGAGTTCAGTACCTCGCGGAACGACAGGTCGGAAAGGTACGGGAGATCGTCCAGAATGTCTTCCGGCAGATCCTTCTTCCCGCCCAGACTGTCCTGCATCCGGCGTTCCTTCGTGGTGATCTTCTTCAACTTCTCGTAGAACGCGCCGACCGTCAGCGGCTCCTTGTCCCGCCACGACTTGATCTTCATCGACGTGTACGCCTTCCACACGTCGTCACGCACCACCACCATCGCGACCGGCAGTTTCCTGTAGTTGCCGTGCTTTTCGGGGTACTCTTTCACCGCTCGCTTCGCCTCGGCCGCGTCGAAAAGCAGGGACGGGTCTTTCAACGCCCCCTTCGGCGAGACGATCAGTGCCGGCTCGTACTTGCGGTCGGGGATGTGGTACGCGAGCTTGCAGTCGTAGGTCTGTGACAGCACCTTCTCGGCCGCTCGCAGTTTCTTCAGTTCGAGCGTGTGGTTGTAACTCACGAACGTCAGGCACACCACGCCCGGCTTGACCGGCTGTGCGTTGAACCCGTCCCGCTGTTCGTCCAACTTCTCCATCTTGTCTTCGTCTTCGCTGTCCTCATTCGGCACCGTCGAACGGTCGATCTCCATGTGAATGAGCAGACCGGCTTTCTTCAGCAGGTGATGCACTTTCTCCCACGTCGGCCAGTGGGCGGGGCCGTCAGAACGCGGCCGTGTGCAGTGGTCTTGTACCTCTAGGCGACCCTCCCACGCCGCCTCGACGTAGTGATCGAAGGGCTTCCCCAACATCACCGGGACGGCGTGGCACTGGTTGAACCCGTAGGGCTTGACGACCACGTCGTCTTGGAACTTCTTCACCACCAGATCGAGCAGCGGCGACGGCTTGATCTCGGCCCGGCCGTAGTCGTCGTACTTGCCCGACATCGGCGGCGTCCGCACGAACCATTGGTCGTAGAGGTAGCAGCCCCGTTGAAAAATCCGTTGATCGGATTGGACGTAAGGGTTTTGCGTCAGGAAGAGGAACTTGACTTTGTCCCCGTAGCCGATGGCGAGGTTGCTCAAGGCACAGTTTTCGTTGAAACTTCCCATTTGACTCTCCGAACTGTGGGGTACTACGGGTGCGAATTATCAACCCGCAACTGGCATTATCGACCGCCTCACACACCTTGTAAACCACACGCCCGGAAATTATCAAGTTGACAAAGGTGACGATCATGCCTAAAGTAACCCCGCTGGACCGCCGGACGCGGAGTGGACTTCCCACTACCAGCAAGGAACTCGACCGGAAGGTCGATCATCAGGAGTTTCCCATGAAGAAGTGCATCACCGCACTCGCCGTCGCCGCAGCCGTCTTCCTGCTCGCACAGGACGCACAAGCCTTCGGCAAACGGAAGTGCAACACCTGCCAGACCGTCTCAACCTGTCAACCCGCTCCCACCTCGTGCCAAACCGTCGTGACCGTACACGCGAACCCGCCGACCGTCGTTTACGCCGCGCCGACAACGGTCCACTTCCAGCCGACAACCGTCTGGCAAACCGTCAACTGGCCGTCAACCTGCCCCAACGGTCGCTGTCCGACCGTCAACCGCTAACAACGAACAAGCCCGGCTTCTGGCCGGGCTTGTTTGATTTAGAACCAGTATTGCAACGTTGACAGCTTTCTGGTGGCAATCACGTTGCGGGGCTTCGTCTTCGTCTCCCGCACCTTGCACCTCTCTGGATCGACCTCCTTCATTCTGGTCGCCAGCGGCGTCGGGTAGTCCAGCTTCTCGCTCATCCGCCACTTCACCCACGACACGCCGTCGCCGGCATACCCCTCCCACGTCTTCACCCACGCCGGCCGCAGATCCGTCTGGAGGAACCCACTCAGGGCGTGAATGACGTGGTACTCCATCCACAGGAACCACGTCGGACCCTTCTGGAAAGACATGTTGTCCCGGCAGAACACTTCCTGCGCGTCCGACGCCACCCGCATCAGATCCTTCATCATGTTCTCGCCCACGCCCAGACTCATGCCGAGCGGCTTGAACCGATCCAACATCGCTTCGATCTCAAGCCGGAAACACTTGCCGTACTCCTTCTTCTGGAGCCAGACGTTGCCCAGAAGGTACTTCTTCTGCTGATCCGCTTTCGACAGCGGTTTGGCCTTGTACGGCTCCAAGTCCTTCTCCGAAACCGTCACGTTGTAACACCCCGCCATCTGACTCAGATCGTACTCCGTGATGTGGATCGTCGGACTGATGCAGTTGCTCGGCGGGAACCCCTTGAGAATTGCCATTTGAACCCTTTCTTCTCCCGTATGGAGTGAAGCCTGTGAGAATTGCCATTCTTGTTTCTTAACAGAGTCCCGCCCGGTTATAATTCAACTCACAACCGGGAGAAACAATGAGCAATCAGTGGTTGGACAAGAAACTAGAAGAGAAGATCGCCACGCTGGAACTGGCACTGGAAAACGTCCGGGCGGCGTTCCTTCAAAGGACGGACGAGTACAACAAACTCAACTTAAAGCTGGCGAACGTCGAAGCCGACCTGTTCGCCGAGTACGACAAAAAGGTGGCCGACCTGAAGGTGTACATTGTCGGCGAAGTTGACAAGTACCTTGATCACCTGCTCAAGAAAGAGAACAAGATCCCGTCACAGATCCGTGCGACCATGACCGCAGAGGAAATCGTCGCCAAGTGCCTCGGTCACTGAGTCGTCTTCGGAACGTATGCCGGCTGTTGTGTCTGCGGTACGTCTTCGCCCGTATACCCCGGTTGCTGGTGAACGCCTCTGTTGAGGGGAACGCTGGTCCGGGGTTTTTGACCGGACATCTTCAATTTGACGGCCTCGTACACCCTTCTCAAGAATTTGTTCCTCAACTTCGGGTCGAGCTTCATGAACCTGTCGAACCTCGGAGCCAGATCCGGGGGCAAACCCTCGCTCCTGCCCCGCGCCGCGTTCTGAAGGAACGCCTTCGCTTCCTCGGCCGTCTTCATCTTCCGCACGATCCAGTTGGTGATCATTCCGCTGAAGGCGTCGAACTCGTGCCGCAGACTGTAATAGTTCTTGTAGTCGGCATCGTTGTCGAGCTTCATGTCCGCACTACTGCCCGTCAGTTCGCCGGCCCTCGGATCGGTCGAGTGGATCAATTCGTGAACCAGAATGCTGTAGATCGCGTCGGCCGAACGCCCCTTCAACTTGAAAGCGTTCGCCACCACCTTGTTGCTACGCTCGTCGTCCCACGCCGCACCGATCCTCTGGTCGTCGTAAACTACCTCGAACGTGCGGAGAAATCGCTGCGTCTTGCCCGTCTCGGAGTTCATCCGCTTCGACATCAACTGGCCGAGGGACACCGGCTCTCTGGTCTGGTAAACCTGCGGCACCGCGTCGGCGATCTTCTGCGCCATGTCTTGCAGCTTCGCGTCCAAGTCGTCGGTCAAAAATCGGCCGACGCTCTCCAACAACCAGCGTGTGAACTGTTTCATCAGAAAGGAATCTCCTCGTCGCCGAAGATGTCGCCGGGAACGTATTTCACCGGCTCGCGTTTGTTCTTCTTGTCCTCCAGCGTACCCGACAGGATCTCGTGCAACGCCTCCTTGTACCTCGTCGCCGCAGTCCCCTCTCTACGCGGAGGACCGGAACGGTACAGGTTCCACAACCAGTCTATCGCCCACGTCGAATACTCGTCGTCGTCTTGGTAGCCGGCTTCCATCCCCGGCTTGTTCCTAATAGTCTCCAGTCCGAACGTCGGCAACACCTCGGTCGCATACGCTTCCCAGTCGAACTTCCGCTTGCTCCAGTATTTGGCGACGTGGTCGTCGCCGAAAGCGTCGTGGGTCGAAGGGATGTGCAGCCGCTTGTACAGGTCGGCGTAAATCATCCGCTTCTCGGCGTACTCTCTGTCGCTGTGTTCGTAGCGCGACTGAACGACGCCGTCCAGTTCGGACTTCGGGATACCGAGCCGATTCGCTTCGCGAACGGCGTCCCCGTAAGTGTTCACCCGGCTCATGATCGCGTCCACGTCACGCTTCGTCAGCTTCCGGCGGTAAACGCTGTTCTTGTAGCCGTACCCGCCCTCGACCGGCTTCGCCGCCGGACCCGACTCGATCCCCTCTTCCTTGTCCCGGCGCGGCCACAATATCACCGTCAGTTCACGGGCCAGATCCGCCGCACCCTTCCCGTGCTTCCCGCCCCACTGCCCCGGATTCGTCTTCGACGCCTTCAACAACTGCCGCAGACCCTTCCGCTCCGGTTCGCTCAACCCGTCGATCAGTTTCTGCTTGACCCGGCCCTTCAGTGCGTCAACCAGAATTTCAAGCTCCGGTTCGTCTACGAAGTCCACGGTGTTGTGGCGGCGTTCGGCGGCGTATCCCAACATTTCAACGACCTGACGCCAGCTTCCGACGATGCGGCTCCGCATGTCGAAGTGCCGGCGTTCCGTGCTGCGCATGTAGTTGGTTTTGGGGACGCGGCGGGGCTTCTCGTCGTTCTCTCTGGGGTCGAGTTTGTTGCCCAACCACTCCTGGGCCATCTTCTTGGCCGTGTGCGGGCTGTCGGCGATGACGTAGACCACGTCCTCGGCGAAGTCGCCGGTCTTCCACTTCCGCTGGTTCTTCGGCGCGTGGAACGTCACGCGAAACTTTTTGTAGCCGTCCTCGTAGTTGCCGAGGATCGCGTGTTCGCTAAGACCGCCGATCTCTTCGACCGTAACGTCCAGCGGCCCAAGCTCAATAAACGAGCGGAATGACATACTGAATTCCATGCCTTATTTAGCCGCTCCCGACAATAACTAAGGCATGCAAACTTTCCGTCAGTGGATCGAATCGTCCCTTTCTCACCCCGCACAGGTCGCTTTCAACAGCGTCTTCGAGGCCGCTGTCGCCATCCGCAAGTTCATGAACAACCTCAAGGGCAAACAGCAAGTGCCGCAACAGGACGTGTACGGCATCGCCGACGCCGCCCAGAAGCTCTATTCCGCCATCATCAACATGGACAGCACGACACGCGGCGAAATCGAAACCGGGCAACACACCGACGCCCTCTCGAACCGCGTCTACTACGCCATGAAGGACATCGACATGATCGTGTCGGACATGAAAGACAACCCGGAGCGGTACGGCGACATGGCGACTTCCGCCGTCTCAAGGCTCGGCGGAAATGGCTACAGTCAAACCGTCCGCACGGCCGGAACAGCCGGGAACAATCACCTGCAAGACATGTACAAAGAACTGGTCGGCCTGCGGCAGAAGATCCGGTCGGCCTACGACAACATGTTCAAGGACTAATCGCCCTGCCAGCCGGCGATCACGATAACCTTCTCGCCCTCGATCTCTTCGCCCTCTTCGTAGAGGTCTTCCGTGAAACACGAGCCGTCGTCCTGTTGGAACGCTATCTCACAACTCGTCGCCACGCCGCTATAACTCAGATCATCGAATCCGCAGGACGCGATGATCTTCAGGTTGTGGTTGGCCTCGTCCTCGTATAGCTTGTCAACCAGTTCCTTCAACTCGAACAGTCTCATTCTTCCTCCTCGTAGCCGCCGAGGTCTACGATGTGGCTGGTGCCTACTGGTGGCGTCGGCGGCGTCACCGGGGAGTAGTGGCTGAGTTGGCTCACGGGGAACCCCATGTCGCAACCCATGATGTAGTAGTACAGGTTGTTGCCGTTCTCTTCCTCGTCAATGGCGACCACCATCGCGAACAGCACGCCGTTGAGCATGTCGTGTACCCAGTACAGACCCTCTTTTTCCGGCGTCCCCTCGATCCAGTTGATCTCGTTCATGGTCATTTCTCCAGTTCTGCGAGTTCCGCGTCGGACATTTCCCACTGCCGACACTTGTTCAGTGCGTCTTCCAACTTGTCGCCCGTCCTCGGAGGCGGCGCGGGCATCTCACATTCCGCTTCGATCTCGAAATCCGAACGGTTCAGTCTGGCACCGTCGTCCCGGCGAACCACGAACTTGATCATGTTCGGGAACACACCCGTCACCTTAGAAATCATCGACCGGATCTCGTCTTCTGTATAGATCGTTTTCATAGCCTGATCTCTGCCCTTTCCAGTGCCGCGAACAGTTGATCCGCCAGCCGCTGCTTGTGTTCGGCGTCGAACGCACCAGCGAAATCGTGCATCTCCCCTAAGTGCAAACACGACTGGAAGAAATTGTAGTCGAACGAGATCCGGCGAATCACCTGATTGGTTTCGGGATCGATCCGGCAGCCCTCATCCTTGACGCCGCTGATGAAGACGTGGTTCGCAAGGTTTTCTTCTTCTTGCTTGAACCGCTCGGCACGGTAATCTTCCTCGGTTCTGGTCGAGTTGATGACGGGGATGCCTTTTGCCAGACACTCTGCAACCAAGTCGTGCATGTCACTCCGGTGGTAAGTAGCGGTCGGTAACGTTCCGACCGGGTTTCACTTTGATGATGCCGTTCTCTGACGGCGGGCCGTCTTTACCGTACTTGATGTACAAGTAAGTAATGTAATCGGCCGCATGGGGCATTCCGTAAAGCGGCGGGTGCTGACCCATCAAATTCACAATGTCCGGGTACAAACCCAGTTTGGCACCCGAACGCTTCGTGTCCTCGACTATCGTCAGCCATTCTTTGAAGTTCATGACGGTATCTAGCCGCCACGCCGCCTCGTCTTGCAAAAAGAAGCCCCCACAATCCTTACACTTGTACGTCGCCGGGTTCGTGTACACTTGTACGTCGCCGGGTTCGTGTCGCCATAATAGCTGCCGCCGTTCTCGTGCAGACACACCCGCGTCCCGTCGTCTTCCTTCGGACCAAAATCAATGTAGTCCTTCAACTCCCGCGCCGGGGCCGGACAACCCAACGCCTTCAACGCCGACTCGATCATGTCCTTCCGGTCCAAACCGTCCACGAACTTCGCCGGAATCCCGCCCAACCCCCAATACGCCCCCGCAAACTGCCCACACACCGCACCCGTCGTATCCGCGTCCTCACCCAGATTGACGGCGCGAAGTACCGCCTCATCGAAACTGTCCGCGTCGTGGAACGCCCACAGAGCCGCTTCCAGAGACGCCACCACCCAACCCGACCCACGAACCATGTTCGGCGTCTTGTTCCGGTAACTCCCCTGAATCACGTTCTCGATCAACGGGTCGAATTGCTCGGACTTCCTGGCAATCTGAACCGGCTCCCACTCCGGGTCCAACACCGTTTCCCTAGACTCGCCGTTAATAAGGCCAGCCAGCACCAAGTTCATATAACGACACGCCGACCGACACTGGTCGCTCGCGTGCGTCACCTGACTGGAGTCTGAGGCTTTCTCGGTGAGAGGGCTGACGTGGCCTTCGGCTAGTAGATCGGCGGTGTGAATCGCAACGGGTGCCAATCGCATGATGCTGCCGTTGCCCGAAGATCCGGGTGCCGGGTCGCCCGACTTCCAGGGATCTCCGTCGCGCTCGAAGTTCATCAAGGCGTCACGGGTCGTACACCCGATGTCGAAACAGAACCCGTTCACGCTGTAGCGGCCGTTCTGGAACCAGTCCAAGTAACGGCTCATCTGGTCCTTCAAATCCCAACCCTTCTCGCCGATGCTGTGCGCCAACGCCAGAGCCATCGACGTGTCGTCGGTCCACTGGCCTTTGGCGAGGCTGTGCGGCCCGCCCGAACGGTAGGTGGTCACCAACGCAAACGTTCCGGGGGAACGGAACTCGACCGCAGCCCCCAGAGCGTCACCGATTGCGAGGCCGTACAGACAGCCCCGTTTCCTATCAAGATTGTTCATGTGTGATCTTTCCGCTGACGTGATCGAAGTCCCACTTGGGGAGGGACTTCAAGTAATCTTCGCCGACGACCGTGATTTTCTCAGGGTCCATTTCGAGGTACGGCTGGCCGGGATGTGTTTCGTTGCCGAACTTGAAGTTGACCGGGGCCAGATACCACGCACCCTCGAACGAGAGAGCGGTCCATTCCTTCCCCTCGATCACCACGTCCCACAACGGGAGGTCGCCTTCGAGGGTCGCCAGATTGAGCCGCTCCACTTGTTCTTCGGTGATCATTTCTTCTCTCTCTCGTCGGGACCGGCCTTCGGCTTCGGGAACGACGTGACCTCGATCCGGTCGATGCTGCCGAGGTAGCCGTCGAAGTAGATCTTCACCTTCGGCTGCTCGTTCTCGGTCAGCCACTTCACGAACTCGGTCGTCGTGATTTTCTTCCCGTCGAGCTTGATCTTCGCGCTGCTGATGTTGTAAACGTCTTTGCTCTTTTCGAGCGTGATCTTGACGAACCACGGGCGGTTGCCGGCCGGCATGAACTGGATCGTCTCCAGAACGCCCTCGACCGGCTTCGCCTCTTCGCCGGCCCCGACCCCCAACGCCACCGACAGGATCATTGCGAACATGGTTTGTCCTCTTCTTCCGCCATCGGGAGTTGACAGTTGCACGCGGGCCAGCCCCGCATCAACACGACACCCAAACGACAGACGTTGTTGAACGTAGCGAAAACCAAGATCAAGATCAAGAAGAAAAAGAATCCCTGACCCAACGGACTCCAGTGCGCGATCATGTCGAGAATCTTGTCCATTGCGTTCCCACCCGTGGTAAAAGTTCAACGGCAACTAATTATACCAGGGCGGCACAGATAGATATTGCATGAACGGTTTCCGAGAATTCTTCAACTACCAAGACCTGATCAGCGACCTGGGGGATGCGGGTGCGGAAGACATCGGCGGCATTCACGAGTTCCAGATCAACCCCGCCGGCCGCAAGAAAATACTAATCGTCGGCGGCGTTCACGGCGACGAGGAGTCGGGTCCGCGTGGGGTCGTGGCCTACGCACGGGGCAAGCCCGATCCCAAAAACCACCTGATCTTCATACCCTGCGCGAACGCACACGGGTTCGACAAAGGGGTTCGGACCAACGCCGACCGACGCGACATTAACCGGCACTTCCACCCCAAAAAGCAAACCAAAGAATCCGAAGCGGTCTGGAAGCGTGTTTTGAAACACGAACCCGATTTCGTCGTCAGTTTGCACGAGGTCGATTACAAAACCGCCTTCATCTACTGCCAGTCCAGCGGCAAAAAGTGTGACCTCCTGCCGCTGGCGAAAAAACTGGTCGGGGAAATACAGAAGGAGTTCCCGGTCCACAAGGGCAAATTGAATGACGGACCCTTCAAGAACCGTTGCAGCGGGAGCAGAAACGGAGTCGTCTCCTGCAAACAGACCTCTCTCGACACGCTCGAAGATCAACTGCTCAAAGAAGGCATACCGTCGTTGACTACCGAGTTACCTTCGGGAGCAAGCCGCGCCAAGAAAATCGAAGTGACCGTCAAAATGCTCGAAGTAATCGGGCAATGGTAAACAATGAAGGCCAGACGTTTCTTCACGTCTGGCCTTCATTGTAGCGGTAGCCGTTAAGACGAAGAGGGCGGGAGCAACGACAAGTGTATCGAGTTCGTCCTGATTTCGAGGGAACCGCCAGCAGGCACGAGGATGCCCTGGCCTCCCAAGCTCTGCCACATGACTTCCGTCATGCCGTCCAGCCAGATGCTGAACCCGTCTATCATGGTCGCCACGGCACAAGGGTGAGAGATCACCTCCTCAAAGGGGTAAACGGCCTTGATGAACGCACGCTCGCCGCTACCGCTGTCTACCCAAAAACTAACAGTCAACCGTGACTTCAAGTCCTTGAGTAGTGTTCCAATCGGGAAAACTACGGCGTCGTTGTGCCAAACGCCTTTGTACGTTTCCGCCTCACGCAACCACTTCTTCTGTAACCACTGGTTCATTTTCTTCCTTCGGATGCTTCCTCGGATTCCCCAACCCCACCTCGCGTTCCGGCCCGCACTCATCGAACAACGGCCAGAACTTCGGGTCTTTCGGATACGCCGCACCCTGCGGCCTCATCTTCCTCACCCGGCAGCAGAACAGACTCGTCGCGTCACACACACCCACCACGTCGTCAACCTTCTTGCAGTCCTCTACCGCTCGCTCCAGTTCCGCCACGTTCTCAGGGGTAATCTTCTCCAGATCCGCACTCCCCCAATAGAAGAGGTCGTTGCACATCGCGAACATCGTCACCGGCGCGTACTCGCCGTCCACCCGCCACCACAACTCGCTCCCGTCCGGGCCGTCGAAACCGTCGTAAACCGCCAACACCCGCCGGACGAACGCCAAGATCTCAGAATCGTTCATCTTGAAGTCCTCAGAAACACATCGCGATTGCGACACCCGCACCGATCAAAGTCAAAAGGCCGACAGCAACCATGATCGCACAGTTGCAGCCGCAGCCCTGAAACGGATTGTTGCGTTGAGCAAAGAGTGGGTTCATGTGAAAATAATAGCCGCACCTGGGGCGAGGGCCAAATTCATTTCGACAAATTGCTTTTTACTGCGTCGGCGATTTGAAGGTAAGTTTCAAGCCCGTGATTCGAGATGGCAGTGTTTAACGCATAAAGAATGTAGCGGACGTTTTCTCGCAAGTAGCCTTTGCTGTTGTCTATTCTGTCCAGGCTCGCCACGAAGGGTGCTGCATCGGAAAAAGGAATCTTCGACAAAGCACAGCAATCATTTTGAATCCGAAGTAGGTTCTCCAGAAATTCAATGCTTAAATCGAAATCGAGATGCTTTTTCTCGGCGCGTTTTTTGGAGTGGACGTAACTGACGTAAGCCCTCTTGCTAGACAGCTTGTTTAGCCAAGCGACATTTTCTAGCCTTCGGCATTTCTTGCATCGTCTGCCATTGTGTTTCTTCCCGCGATAGAAGTGTTCGTCGCCTTTGTCTTCTTTGCATTTGGTGCAGATCATTTAACGCCCCCAGAGTTCAGATATTCTATCGTGAAAACCCTGGAGAATTGCGTTATGCTGGTCGGCGGGATTTTTTCGCGGCTCTTGTTTCCAAAAGGTTCGACCCTGACGCCGGGGGCCGAAAAACCTGGGCGGGATTTTTTTGTGACACGCTAATAAGAAAACAAGGCCGTAGAGGTATGGGGACCGCCCCCGAACGGGAACCATCGTCAGACTTTTTGCTTTTGAATTTCGACATTCATTAAAATGTTACAGCGTCCTGTTCATAGCGTTGTACCTTTGTATCCACCACACACATAGTAGTGTGTGGTGGATACTATCCAACTGTTGTCATTGCATCAGCAATGCTAACTGGCGCATGTATCGCTCGCTCTGTAGTACGACCTTGAGTGATAGTAGCTGCTGCTTGGTGAGTGGTCGGCCGCTGTCCTTCTGATCCCTGAGCGAGTGTAGGTAGCGTGTGTCGTGGTCCTCGATGCCGAAAGGACCGGGCAGTTCGGTAGCGAGATCCTCGGCGTTGCTGTCAGCCAGCACAAGCGTGTCGAACATGCGTTCCACTTCGTCTAGCTGCGAGGCTTTGAGCTTGGGCAGTCGCTGCGCTAGGTCGGCGGTTCGTGCGGCGAGGTGGGGAAGGTTGGTCTTCCCGTTCGCCTTAGCTTCGTTGATGTCCATTGCGATCTCCTTGCACAGCCCTAGAAGGGCGTTGAAACGAAAGAAGCCCGGAAGGGCGATGGGTCGCCGATCCGGGCTTGGAAGCGATCCTATGCGATTTCAGACGGTAGCGGGTTGGAACAGGGCGAGGAAGTTCTGGTAGTCGCCGTTGTCCGGGTCGGTCAGCTTGGTCGTCATGCGGTCGGTGTCGTTGGTCAGGGCGATGGCGTCTTGCCAGAGGTCGTTGTTGTTCTCGCTGGTCACGGTGGCGATGCGGATGTTCTCGCCGTGCTTCGCGAGGCGAACCCGGTACTTGTAGGTGTTCACCCGGCTGATTTCGATCTCCGGGGCGAGCGCCTTCCGAGCGAGTTCGGCCGTCAGCATCCCGGTGGCGGCGTAGTAGTTGATGTCCGTCTCACGCCACGGTTCGAGTTCGCAGGTATCGACGTTGCGGCCGTGGATCGGGCAGGCGTCGTTCTGGCCGTTGCACCGATGGTCCGGGCATTCCATCTTGTCGCCCGTCTTCGGGTCGATGTAGTGGAGTTTGGCGAGCTTGCGCCGGCCGTGTTCGATGAAGCCGATGACGACCGCGTAGCGGCTGCTGGCCGGGATGCTGACGATGTCGTTGAGGCTGACCATGATCACCTTCGGTTGAGAAGTAGAGGCGGGGCGGCGGGCGTACCTGCCGTTACCCCGACAGACCCTGCTGCCGGACCCCGCCTCTACACGTCGTTCGTCTTCTTGTCTCCAAAATTGTGCGGTGAATCCGCCGCACAACGCAAGGTTGGTTCCGTGGTCAGGCACCCCGTTCGGCGTGTCCACGGCTACGCTGAAGCCGCTGCGTCATATGAAGCCGGAAGTGTACATGTTCTGCTCCGTGCGGGTGGCGAGCCGGTTTAGCGACTGCGGCTCAGGTCGTGCTGGTCACGTCAGCATGGGCCGGGGCTATATGAAGCCTGTCGGGTATTCTCGCATCGGGGGCTATCTCCTCGCGCGGAAGTAGCTCGCAGCTACTCCTGCGCGGTTGTTGTTTCACTTGCTGTCGGTGACTTCGGCTTTGACCACTTCGACTTTCATCACGCCGCTGCCGAGCGTGTCGTTGATCGCCTCATCGACCGCTTCGCCCGCGTTCGCCTTAGCTTCGTTGATGTCCATTGCGATCTCCTTGCACAGCCCTAGAAGGGCGTTGAAACGAAAGAAGCCCGGAAGGGCGATGGGTCGCCGATCCGGGCTTGGAAGCGATCCTATGCGATTGTCGTGATCGGCCACAGCTTCGTTGCCGGCCTTGACGACCTCGAAGTTCTAGATGTTCTCTTCGAGCCACTTGAGGAAGTCCGCGCCGTTGCCCCACTGGGCTTCGATCATCGTGTAGACACGCACGCCCATGCGGAACGCTCGCGGCGTGTCCAACTCACGCAGCAAGTTCGCCATCAGGCTGTACTCGCCGTCCATCCAAGCCAGCGCGAGCTGTTCTGCCATCAGCATGACAACCTCCAATTCGGGTGGGGGAGACAACCCTAAACGCTCGGTTTAGGGTTGTCTCCGGTTTTGCGTCAGTTTTTGTTGAGGTCAAAGTTCCGTTCGATGGTGTAGCGGTCGTGACCGAACGGCTCGAACGCGGCCTTCAGGCGAGCTTCGGCAGCCTTGAACCCTTCGATGGCAGCCGCGAGTTCGTCAATGGAGGCTTGGTTGCTGAGGACGGCGGCGCGGGCGATGTTCCGCTTGACGGCCGCGTCGAGGTGAGCCGGGTTGTACTCCTCGAAGAACTTCGCGTCAACGACGATGTTCTTGAGGGCGTAGGCGATGATCATGTCCGTTTTCTGGTCGCCGTTCTGGAAGCTGACGTAGGTCATGCTGGCGCGGGCGTGCGTCGTGACCTCGAAGCCGAGCGTTTCCGACATCTTCTTGAGGTAGGGCGCGGTCAGCCGCTTGCCGTCGTTGGCCTTGAAGTAGTCGAGAACGGCCTGCGGGCGTTCGGTGTGTTCGGTCGCGTAGAACACCGTGTTGAAGATCGTTTCGGAGGTCGTCGGCATCGCAAGCTCCAGTTCGGGATGGGCGAGACAACCCTACACACTCGGCGTAGGGTTGTCTCCGGTTTTGCGTTCAGGAAATTGCGGGTTCGGGTGCGGCAACGGGCGAGGGCGCGGTGACCGAGTCGTACAGGTGCCGCAGGGCGATGCGGAGAACCTGACTGGCGTTCTTCTCGCCGTAGTGTTGTTTCATGTCCGCGAGCATCGCCTGCTCGTCGGTGGTGAGCCGCAGCCCGCGAGCTTGCCCATAGATGCCGTCGCCGGGCGTTGCGGCGGGACCGGAGGTGATGACGTTTTCCATAGTCCTGTGGGTTCGAGGTGGGGGTTCAGTAACCGAGGCACGCGAGCATCGTGTCTTCGTCGTTCAGCGCGGCGTCGAGGTCGGCCGGGTTGCACTTCAGGATGTGGCACATTTCCAGTCGAACGGCCGGGCCGAGGTTGCCGAAGAGTTGCAGGTTCGCCATCGCGTTCGCGGCGGCGTTAACGATGTCCGTCGTGGTCATTCTGCACCTCGAATGGTTGGGGGAGACAACCCTACAAGGGCGGTGTAGGGTTGTCTCCGGTTTTGCGCATCACCAACCGCGTTGTTTGCGGAGTTCGTCCGCTTCGGCCTTCCGCCGCTTCAGGTCGGTGACTTGCCGTGTGAGTACGAGTACGGTAATGCCGATGTTGCACTTGGTCACGATTGTTCCTTGTTGAAGGGTTTGCCTTTGATCTTGGTCACGTTGTCGTCGGTGGCGAGGCCGGGCGTGCCGTGAGCGCCACCCATGTTCAGCACCCACCCACCTTCGCCGCTCGGCATCACGGCCTTGCCCGTCTTCTCTTGGCCGAAGCGGTTCTTGATGGTGACGCGGTCGCCGGCCTTGATGAGCGTGCGAATCTTCATCGCGTTCTCCAGTAGCGGGTGATGGGCTGACAACCCTACAAGGGCGGTGTAGAGTTGTCTCCGGTTTTGCGCCTCAGTTCCCGACCCAAGTTCCGGGTTCCTTCATCGCCCGTTGCAGCATCGCCCACTCTTGCGGCATCAGGTCGGCCGCGAGATCCAACACCGCGCCGAGGGTGAGCGGGCGGTGAAACACCTTGCCGTCCTTGTCCTCGAACGCCCAGTACCAGAGTCGGCCGCTGCCGCCCGGCTCACACACGTCTTGCAGGTTGACCAAGCACTTCGTGAACATCGTGGCACCTTGAGGTTGTTGCGTCACACTTCCACGTCATCGAAGCTCAACACCGCCTCGAACCCATCGGGGAGCGAAACCGTGACCTCGCGTTCCGCTTGGTTGACCGACAGCACTTGTAGCCGGTGCCACCGGGGGAACTGCGTTTCGATCTCCGCGCCCGTGTCGGGGTTGGTCGCCTCAACGAAGAACATGATGTTCTTCGTGCGGACAGAGTCGCCGGCCTTCATGTCGTCCTCACTTCTGGATGTAGTAGGTGGGGTAATAGCCGCACTCGTAGCTCGCGTTGTAGTGCTTCCAGTTGTTGAACATCAAGTCCCACGCGGTCGCCTCGATGCTCCCCTTCCAGAGCGTTTCGTGCGTGCGGTACATCTCGGCCTTCTCCAAGTATTCCTTGCCGTAGACGAGGGCCGCGCTGCTGAAGGGGCCGTCCGGGGCGAGCTTGCAGGGGCAGAGGAAGATGGCTTCGTTCTTGGCGAACCGCTTCTTGGCCTCGGCCTTGCTGATCTTGACGAACGGCATCGCGTTGCTCCGAGTGCGAAATGGGCGAGACAACCCTACACGCACGGCATAGGGTTGTCTTCGGTTTTGCGTCAGTCTTTCTTTTGGCAACTGGCGACGGTCGCCAAGCCGCGCCGCTCTGCGATGTACTTTGCCGTTTCGCCGTGGCCCGCGAACTCAAAATGCACGTCTTCGTTGACCACAGACGCCACAACCAAATCGTAACCGCGAGAGGTGAAGAACATCACGATGGCGTCTAGGCTGTCGTATACGCCGTGAATGACCGTCGATTCGATCTTGTTTTTGTTCCACAACTTGAGAATCCAGACGTACATGGGTCACATGCTTTCGGTAATGGGTTGCTCTTTGCCGTCCTTCATCTTCTTGTAGAGGATGATGGGGTTCGCGGTGCCTTCCTTCCAGATGATGCGGCCGAGGCCGTCAACGCCGGTGTCCGGGGGAACGAGGTACACGCTGTAGTTCCCGAACTTCTCGCTGCTCGGCGCGTTCTTCTTGGCGTTGGCGATGGCTTGCTTCTCGGTGTCGGCCTTGCCGAAGCAGAACGGCCCGATCACCAAGAACTTGTAGTCCACGTTCGCACGCTTTACCATCTTCTTCGCGGGCATGTCGCTCTCCGGTTGGGGGACAACCCGGCGCGAACCGGGTTGTCGGGGTTGGGGTCAAGCTTTCGCGGCGTCGATTCGCTTCGTTACCCGGCTCACTTCGGCGGTCGCGTGCCGAATCTCGTTTTCGAGGTTCAGCTTCATCCGCTTCTCCAACTCCTCGAAGCTCGGCACGGTGTAGCCGGTCAGTTCGTAGTTGTGGCGGTAGTTGTCGCCCCGGTTCACCTTGACTTCGTAATGGGGTCCATGTTACTCCTTCGTGGCCGCGTTGAACCGCGCGGCCCGCGTGTTGAGGCGTTTGGTGCGGCGGTCGCCGTGTTTGCCGCCGCCGCTGCGGTGCTGCGTGTGGCCGGTCGGCACGTTCTTGGGGGTGGAAACCGTGAACTTGATTTCTTTGCTCTTGGGGGCGTGAACGACGTGCATGTTAAGCTCCAGTGGGTTACAAGCCTACACGCACGTCGTTCGCGAGTCTCCGAAATTGCGCTCATTTCAGCGGGGCTTCCACGATGGTCAGAACGTGGTCCGCGCCGTCGTTGCACTCCGAGACGAACAGGTTCCTGATCCGCCTTGTTGCGGTGACGGTCGGCCACCGCGATCAGGAGCTTCCCGTAATCGCCTTCTGCGGTCAGCCGGCCGCAGACGCTGCAACACGCCGCCTTCATCGCCTTCTCCCCGAACGTTGGCCAATCGGCCTGTCGGCGTGGTCGTACCAGCGCCAACAGAACTCGATCTCTTCTTGCTTGGTCCTCGGAAACCAGTCCCCGCGACTGGCCTCCAACCGCATTTCCCAGTCCTCACGAGCGTCTCGCCGCTCGCCTTCGTCCCAGTCGCGTTTGATCTCTTCCCACGTCATTCGAGATCCTCACAGTGCTGCGAAGAGTTGTGGAACCCGCTTGCCATCGATCTCCTTCGTACCCATGATCAGCAGCCGGCACTGGTGAACCGCTTCGCCTTCGTGACCCTCGTCTTTGCGGACGAAGTGTCCCGCCTTGTACGGGTTGTAGGTCACCGGGGTGACTGCGTCGAGGAACTCCAGACTCGGCTCGAAGCCGGCGATCTCGCCGCATGCGAAAGCGTGAACGTTCTTCCGCTTCTCGGCAATCACCCGCTGCCGCGCCCGCTCGTTGACCTTGAACGTTACACCCTTGAGGAGAACGAAGGTCTTGAGATCCTGCTTGTTCTCCACAAGCCCCGTCTGGGGGTTCTTGATGGACCAGCCGCGTTTGTGCAGGTTGAAGTAGATCAGTTTCATTTTCGCTTCGCCTTCCTTCTCATGTTGACGCAGGTCGGGCAACGCACCTTGTTTGTGACCAGCGAGGAAGCTCCAGCCGGCTTCCTCGAAGTGGGCTTGAGCTTCCGGGCCGAACATGCCCGGCTCTCGCGTGTCCTCGCGGTTGTAGTCGGCACACTCTGTACAGTGGCCGCAGACGACGTGCGCCCGCAGGGTGATTCTGATGCCGCCGTTTTCGAGCAGTTCGGGTGACATAGGTAGCTCCTAGTGCCACAAGACGCAATCTCGGTTGTCTCCGAGATTGCGTCTTGTTTTCGATCAGAAGGGGATGGCCGGGTCGAGGGGAATCCGCTTGCCGGCCGGGATGATACCCTTCGGGGCGGCTTCGACAACCGGCGCGTCTTCCGGTTCGCCCATCCAGCAGAGCAGCATGGCCCCGTTCATCGTCCGCTTCTTGCCCCAGTAGCAGAAGCACCCGCACGCCTGCGTGATGAACGAGCCGTCCGGCTTGACCGCGCCCTTGAGGTTCGCGGTGAGGGCGTCGGCCTGAGCCTTGCTCAACCACGTCATCGCGAACTCGTCGTCGTGCTTCTCGAACTGGACGCGGTTCTGTTCCATCGCCCGGCGGATGAGCGAGGCGGCGAAATCGTCGGCCTTCTGTTGGGCCGTCTCCGCGTCGGCGTGCATGTCCGCGACTTCGTCCCGCGTCATCGGGGCGGCTTCTTCGGGTTGCGGGACGAAGCCGCAGAAGGTGAGCAGGTAGTAGGTGCGGCCTTTCGACTCGCTGTAGATGTCCTTGACGAACGCGCCGAACTTCTGGTCGCCGGTGCCGTGGGTGATGACGCCCGCGTCACCGATCAGGTTGCCGAGGAACTCGGCCTGCTTCTCGGAGATGAAGATTTCGGCGGTGACGGCGCGGCCCATGAACCGGCGAACCGCTTCGGCCTTGTCGCCGCGCGGGGCGTACTTCACGCCCTGAATCTTGTCCTTGTTGCGGCCGATGATGTCGAAGGCCAGCGAAGCGGCGGTGTGTTGGGTGGCCATCGTCGTGTCTCCGAAGGGTGATGGGTTGACACCACTACACACCGCCGCGTTCGCAGTCTCCGAAATTGCGCTAACTTTTCTGGAGCGTGGCAATCCACTGCTCCAGAGCCTTCTTCCCGCTCGTCGCCCGGATGGAGTGGGCTTCGGTCGGGTCGCTCGACTTCGTGCCTCTGACGACGTACCAGAGGCGATTAAAGCTGTTCTCGAACGCCTTGTAAAGAACACCGTCAATCGTGACGGTGCCTTTGCTGATCTTGCCGATTGTCACTGCCCGTCTCCCTTGAGGGTTTGCTTGTCGAGGGCGAAGTCGGCCGCTTGCGCGGCGGTTGCCAACTGGTCGTTGGTGCGGCGGAACATCTCGGCGGCGTAGGCGAGCATTGCCGCCTTGATCGCGCTGCCGAAATCCTTGTACTCGTTGCCGTCATCCTCGCCGTTGTGGTCGTACACGAGGTAGACGTAGCCCGGAACGAACCGCTTGGAGATCACCTGTTGCGCCGGCCGAAGGTGCTTGCCGATGGACAAGCCGCACCCGTCGATGAGGATGTACGCTTCTTGGGCGGTGTTCTGCCCTACGTCGAGGATGACGGGCGGCGTGTTCTTGAACGCCGCGAAGTAGGTCGAAACCGTCGTTGCGTCGTCGCTCGTGAACATCACTTACCCTCGTACTGCTTGATGAGGTCGTCGGCCAGCAACACCAGAGACAGCAAGCTGTCCCACTTCAGGAAGATCGTCGCTTCGGTGTGGGTGTGTTCGGGCTTCTGGACGCCGAACACCCGCCACCCGCGCCGG